TATAACTATCTATAAATAAATGTAAATAAATGACTACTCACAAGATATTGTTATTTTTCAATGCTAAGTAAAGATTTGCATCTGTTTTTATTGACAAGAATGTATCGTTAAGTATTTCTATAATTCTTAATTTTTGATTTAAGTCTGGTTCACAAACCCAAGCGCGAGCAAGATCATAAAAATGATCGTAATTCATTGCGTAAATTATCAATTCAGATATAAACGACGCAGGAACATTTTGCTCGTTCATCATTTTAGCAATGAAATGCATTTGTTGCTCTTTGATTTGTTTTGGAATCATTTATTTTTTCCAAAAAGTGCCGCCAAACATCCTAACTGCAGCCCAATATGAATAAATAATTGGTGTATTTGCCACCCTTGAGTACCATTTATGCTGAGCCAAATTTTTTTTCATGAGTTCTAGAAAAATATTATCGGCATCATCACGCGAAAACTCTGATTCATCCGAATAAACACTATATAAATAGTCATGAACATTAGCGCCGAGCGTTACTGAAAATCCAAAAAACCACTTATCACGGACAAGACTACCAAATTTTTCTGGACCGGCACCATTTATATGTTTTTTGTACAAATCTGGATGATTTTGTTTGAATTCTAAATATTGCACAACTGCGTAGTCTATTTTATTGCCATCAATTTTCATTTAGATTCTTTCGCATCTCTCACAAGTTTAATAGTCTCTTCCACTTTTGCTGGACTTACTCCTTTTTGAATCAAAAGAAGAGACAAATGAGCAATAATTTTGTTTAAAACTTCAATTTCTTTTTTCTTTTTACCAAAAAAATCTAGCATTTGTGCCTCATGTAATTTTTGCGGGTGCGGTTGTCATACCAGTACCAGGACCAACAGTGACTTGACTAGCGGGAGAGCCTGCTGTTGGAATACCTGGATTAACTGTAACTGCAATACCGGGAAGAATTTCTGCATCTGTTTGCAACGCAAGAACAATATCTTCTGCAATTTCAGAAATAGCGGTGGCCATCTTTTCCCAAGATGCAGCAGCAGTTTTATTTTCTGCTTGGTCGCCTTGAAATTGTGATTGAAAAGACTGTAGCAGGCGTGCCTTCATGGCTGCTTTTAATTTTGCCGCAACTAATGGCATACTCACTCCTTTATATCTAAAATTTTGGCAGTTTTTTTGCCGATCATTTCATTATCGTAAACGACAACGCTTAGTGGGCCTAGTGCATATATCTTGAGGCATTCTCCACGACGAACATACCAATTCCAGTGAGTAAAACTCACAGAAATTTCATAATTTGTTTTTTGAGTATCAACGCATAGAGTGCAAAACATATGTATTCTCATGGACTCACTCGAAGAAATATAGTTCCGTTATTTTGTAAATCATAAATATTTATAATAGGCTTAAACCATTTATCGTCAACACGTTCAATCCTGTAATCGCTCGGGTCGGTGTAATACCTTAAATGAGGTTTAATTGCTTGAAAAATTTCGTCATTAGTTGGAAACTGACTCATTCCTACAGTTTCAAGATAGTCTTCTGATGCATATCTGATATTAAATATTTTGTAATAATGTTTATCTGCAAAAGACATATGAATCTCTAAAATTAATGAATGTCAGATGTTGCGTTATTGCATTCTTTCCAAATTTCTTCTACCATCTTAGACATTTTTTGAGCCCATTCGTTAAAATCCTGTCCTTCTTCTGGCGGCTCAATTCCCATGTCATATTTATCAAATGCTCGGATTTTTTGACTTATATCATATAGCGAAATATAAAGATTTCTGGCACGAGTTGTTAATATATATTCATCGTTGTCTTCCGGAAGATTAAACTCCAAAATAGCTTTCATAGCTTTGTTCCTCATATAAATATTTGCCATAAAAAACATGCAATTCGTTCAAGGAACAACCAATCATACTGGCACATTTGCCTCTGGTTATATATCCATGACGATACAAATATTTAATGATCGTGAATGATGTACATGCTCTGTATATGCGAAATAGTTCTTCCATTTGACTTTCGGGCAAGTCCGGATCGCCAAACATAGAAAACAACACACCACGTGCCATGTTTTGACGTAGCCTCACCGCTTTTCTCTTATAGAGATTCACGAAAAATCTCCCGCAATATTACCGCTATTACAAGAATCATAAATACGGCAAAAATATCTGTCATATTGACTCACATAAATTAAATAGGTACATGTTTAATCTAAACATAGCCTCATTCCAATTTTCTGACGAGGCGCATAGGTTTATACGTAAAAACCCTTTTTTATCGGCCCCACATTTTCGACCGTCCATGAAATTGATTTCAGAATACAAAAATGCATTGTGTTCATCGTTAATCCAACCGAACATACCATTATCAATCATAAAATTTTTATTACTGAATTCTATTCCATGAATATCGGAAAATTTTTTTAACACTTCGCGTAGCTCATCTTTTCTTGCATCTAAAAGTTTTTTATATTCACTTCCGATATCTTTTGCCATAAACACTTCTAATACCGTTGCGGCACGAGCCTGAGCCTCTACTGACACTCCGCTCGTATCATATTCAACATACGAATTTAAATAGTTAGCTAAATGATGATCGCTATTAATTAGCGCCCATCCAATTCGAGAGCCACAATGCCCTGTGCATTTTGAGAGGCTAAAGATAGCAATTTCTGGTATTGAAGGAAGCGGATTATTTTCCCAATCTGATTGACTTCTGAAATACCATGGCCAGTGATAAACAGCGTCATACCATACGTTTGGCCAACTTCCAAAATTACTTAAAATTTTTCCATCGGGATTATTTGGATATGTAATTAGTTGCACTTGACTTTCTGTTTGAATCTGATCTGTAATATTAGCATGCTGCATTTTTGCCATATCTGGAATTCTAAACCAATATGGTTTTGGCACATAAACAGAAGAATAAGAATCGGCGGCCAAGCCGAGTAGAGCCATTAACATATGTGTTGCGCCATTTGACACAACGATTTTAGTGCTTGGCGTGATTATATTCGGATGATACTTCTTATGGAGTTGCCTAATCTGTAGCTCTAGTTCTGGTAAAATCCCAGTTTTGTTATACGGCATGAGTTCGTGCATTTTAATAGATTTACTAGCCCCCGCCTCAAATAAATAGGGGTTAGACTGAAGATATTCTTTAAATAAGTCTGGGGCTCCAATCAGTAAATCTGCACTCATTCTTTCCACCTTACTTATTCTTTTCACTTTAAATTTCTTTTTCGTCTATAATCTGCAATGTACCATCAAAAAGAAAACCCGCGCCACGCAATGTTTGTTCAAAACAACGAATGAGTTCGTGAAGAGATTCGTTATAGTTTTCTGCAGTGTATTTTTCAGTAGTTTGATTATTTAAATTTCGGTGTTCAATTATGATTGTTGTTTTCATCATAAATGTGTCCTCTTGATTATTTTCATATCTTTTATTATTTTTCATAATAGCTCCATGCAAAATTTAATAAATAATTTAACCGAATACCGATTTTTTGTTGGCGTATTCCAATTTTGAAAATACACCGCATCTTCCATTTTTGCTAGTAAAGAAATTCCTTCTTCTATAGACAATGTTGTATCTTTTGTAAAAAGATATGCATACTCTGGAGCTTTTTGTGCAAAACATACTCTTTTAGTAAGAGTTTCTCGAACATCATCGTCGTTCCGGCCCTTTGGATAGTTTTTAACCAAAAGTATTTGATTGTAATTTAAATTTAGAGAGTCTTGCAAAAAGACTATATTATATTTATCCACAGCTGCCGTCCTTGGGCAGCCGAATTATTTCAGACTGAACAATCCACACGCTATATTTATATACTTCGTTTATTCCCAACATTTCATAATTTGAAATGCATTCTTCGATTGAGGCGTAGATGTGATTATAATTTAGATCATCCCCATTTTTTATGGGGTCTGGAGAATAAATAGTTAGTTCAACCAACTCGTTTTCGTTTTGATTTGTGGCCATTTGTACGCGACTCCTTAGCTCGCAGGTCAACGTACTCGTTATGGTACACGCCACTGTGGCCTTTGACCCATTCCCAGCTTACATTTTGGGATTTAACAAGAGGTAAGAGTTGTTGCCATAAATCTTTATTACGCGCCGGTTTGCCATTGCAAGTCTTCCACTCGTTCTTTTCCCAACGTTCTACCCATTTATTTGTAAATGCTCTTATAAGATATTGACTATCTGTTTTAATAACGACAGAGCTATTTTTAGGTAGACATTTAAGAGCTTCAAGGACCGCGACTATTTCCATACGGTTGTTCGTAGCGTGCTCATGATGACCCGTACCCTCCGTGAGGGTACTGCCATCTTCTTTTAATATGATAAATGCGTACCCGCCCGTCCAAGAGTTATGATGCCCTTGAGAAGATGATCCATCCGTATATATAATGAACATTAAATCCCCGCAAACTCGCAGGTAATCTGTTTTCCGTAGTAGCCGGCAATCAGCTGTTTGTTCTTTTCGATTCGCATAAGTAGCGAATTTAACCGAGCCTCAAAGATTCGAGGACCAGGTAGCTGACCAGATTGCGAAAGGCTATCCATACTTACAGTAATTCCTGTTGTTGGAAACAACAGCGGCCCTAGTTCGGACAACATATTGTATGTTGTTAGATCCAAAATAAGCTGCCACACAACTATAGGCAGTTTATCTTGATCAAAGCCTGCTTGATAAGCCATGCGGATGCCAGAAGGCCGATAGGATGTGAGCGAGAGATTAAACATTGGAATGTTTGCGCTTCCCTGTACGACAGTTGGTGCTAAAACACCCGTAGTAGCGATCACATTTACTTTGCTGATATTAGGTTCCCAACTAATCCAAGAGTCTGGAATCCTATAAACAAGAGTAGAAGGATCGCGTGTGCCGTTAGGGAACCGCAATTCAATATATTCAATTTTTCTTAGTGGGTACTTCTTAGGCAACATTGGGAAGAAACGAGTTCCTCCTAAACCTTCGTCATTGAAGTCTTCAATCATATAAGTAATGATTGGGCTAAGAATCATGCCCTGCATTTCTAATTGAGAAATCGCAGCCTGCAAATGAAAACCAACGTATTCTTCAGTAATTTGTTCATTAGTCATTGGAAATACTTTTGGTATTCCCACAAGACCAAACTGTAAAACATCGCTAGGCGTGACCATTTCTTTAAAACGTTTAAAACTACCTTCGATTTCTACAAACTGATTATCATCAGTATTAGAGTAATGAGGAAATGTAGAATCTATGGTGATAGTCATTTAAACACCGAAAAAGAATTTTATAACAAGGGCCACACCGCCTGAAACAAGAATGCCGACACCCCATTTGATAAATCCAATTACTGATTTAAATTGAAGAGTATCTCTCTCTAACAAATCAGTACGGCGCATATGTTCTTTTAACGACTCGGTATTCTGTTCTAGAATTTTTTCTTGTTGCTCAAGAATAGTATTTTGTTTTACGCCAAGAATTGCTAATGTATTTATTGTTTCATTAATTTTAAATAATTGTTCATCAATGTTATTGATTTTTCCGGAAATATTAGAAATTTTTTCTGCAAGAACCAAGTTGTTAACAGAATTGTTTTCCATATTATTAGCCCACATGCAATTAATTATTAGTTATAATATCATAATAATTAATTGTGATTAATCTTTTACAACTATGGTAATAACTTCTCCAGGTTCTACCGCTTGATTTCCGCTCTGAGCAAGATCATTTATAAAATAAAGGTACTTTCTAGAACCTAGAATCTGTAATTCATAGTCTATATTTTGTGCCAAACAAACTCTATCTAGAGCTAACATCAAAATAGAAAAATTCCCATCTTGGGTGACATCAATTCTATTTTCGGCACATTGCTCAGGCGTAAGAATATATTGCAGCTGCCGTGTATTGGATTCTGTTGCCACAGAATTATATACGAAGGTAAGAACTTCTCCAGCTTCTAATGCGGAGATACCGGAAGGCGCTACCTCATTCATAAATTGAATGAATGTCGAAGAATTTTCTTTAATTATTTCATAATCAATGCCTTGAACTAGGCATAACCTATCTAGAGTCAAAAATAACGGAGTGATATCATTAAAATAAGTGATATCAATTCTTCCAGAATTTGCATCTTCTTCTGTTATATAGATAAGCGATTGCTCAGTTGTATTAAACAAACTGGGATTTATCGCATATGTTATAAACGGAGCTGGCATTAGCTAAGTTCTCCAACAGAAATCTGTCCCGTTCCTGTTATAACTTTAGCGTAAAGAGTAATGTTTGACCCGCAGGGCAACATTACAAATTGGTTTTTAAAGATATCAAACGGCTGACTTGATTCTGAAAAACCCCAGACAACAGAATTAGTTAACCCCTGAAGAATTATATATTTTCTGTTTTCTAAATTAGAAATATTGATGCGCAGCGGTACGGGGGTAGACGTGAGGGAAATAACACCGCCAACTGCAGCGGTATTCATAATATCTGTGGTTTGTAAATCGCCATTTGGAGAAGCATTAACAAAATTAGTTTCTTGGCCGGAGGCGGCGGCGCCGGCAATTTTTATGGTATCGGAAGATTCTAGAGAATTTAAATCACCCATCGAATTAAAACCCTTCAATAAAGTTATAGCCGAGTGATTTCTCCTCGGCTACTACTTTTTGCATTAATTGAAAATTAATGACTATTAAATTTCGTGGCCACAGATTGTGCAGTACAAATCCATAGGAGAAGTATCTCTATTAGTAATTGTAACGCGAACTTTGGCGCCGGCGGCAACTGAAACGTTTTCAAAAACGCTAGCAAGAATATTAGGATTTGCAGATGAATTGAACATTACAAATTTCGTTGCAAACGTTCCTGAGCCAGCAGCAGATTCTACTTTAATTTCTGCCTTAACTTTTCCAGATGCCGAAACATGAATTTGTGATAATTTAAGTAGTTTACCAGCAGAGACTACATATTCGATATCTGCAGAAGAACCAGCTGCAACAGAAGCTGCGCTATCAAATGCATTTACTTCATCACCTTCAGAATCTACTGAGGTAACAGGAAGAGGGTTGGATGCTGAGAAAACCTGTCCGTTTTCGTCATGGATAGAAACGTCAAGAAGGCGTTTAGATCCATTAGTTACAGATGTTAGTCTTTCTGTTTGCGTAGAATCACTAGGAGAAGCGTCTCGTTGGCTAGCAATAAGACCAACGTTACCAGGTTTGCTATTATCAGCAGCATGATAAACGCCGTCCGGTGTAAGAGCGCCAAGCTCACTTAGTCTAAGAACTTGATCTGTTGATGATGGATCATTGCCGTGCATTTCTACATGAGCATTGCCATCTGTATCAACAATCTGGCCTTTTGAGGGGTCAGTAAAGTCTACAATCTTAGACTGCACTTTCTCCTGAGGATCGCCTTCGGTTCTAATAGGTAAACTGGAATTGTAATCAGCCATTTAAATTAATCTCCTAAGTGAAAAAATATCTAGAGCATCATAACATATGATGAATTAAGAATTCATTTTTTGTTTTAATTCTTCTTCTTTTTGGCTTTGAATATTAATTTCTTTTTTAATTCTTTCGATAGCTTCTTCTAATTCACAAAGCTTAACTTCCATTTCTAGTCGTGCGGCAACTACCCTAGCAAGTTCTGCTGAAGCTTTCTTTTTTTGAATTTCTACAGACATATTTTTTTATCCTATACAACTTGAATTTGTTCAACGACTTGGATTCTAGCATCAAACTGGCCAAGCCCAGGTCTATTATGTATTACTGCAATTTTTATTGTCGACCCAGGTGGGGCAATCATACCGGAAGAAATCGCATCCGTAAAGTCAAATTGTCCAGTTAATCCAATGCCATGATGAGTTCTTCGCGCCGCTTGTTGAATATTATCAATATACACTTTATACAAAGCAATTTGTTCGCCAGAATATTCGGCCCGCACAACAACAGCTCTTTTACCGAGTGGTACTGTGTATTGTACTATTTGAGTTTCAATATTTGCTGGAACACCAGTTACTGATCCAAAAAAATTTCGTGAAATGTCAGAATCTTCTACAGATGTTGCAGAAATATTGACGTTAAACGAACCATCTTGGTTGATTTTTGGCGATGGGTTAGTTGCGTCACCCTTCCAATAGATTTTATATGGCGTACCAGAAAAGTTATCTGGTTTAATTTTGGCATAAACCCAGTTATGTACGCTACAAAAAAATGGAGTATCACCCAAGGCAGTTTGTACTGCCATAAAATTAATTCCATCCATTGAAACTAAAACAGAAACGCTATCTGTAGCTTGTGCACCAACTGCTTGTATGCGTAATGCATTTAAGCCAGTACAATTAAATACTATTTGGTCTGATGACCCGCCTATCGTGGAGCTGTTAGCTTGGGTAAGCTCAAAGCTTGGCGGAATATTTATAGCATAACCGCCCATTTTTTAACCCCATGTAAAAAGACGGAGACGAGTATTAGGAAAAGAAATGGCAGAACCGCCACCACTGTAACTGACATAAATTTCTGTTCCGGCTTCCAGTAGGAGGTTATTTGACGCTAAATCAAAATTAAACGCTTGACCAGGACCAATAGAAAGCCATCTTTGTTTTGTTCTATCGGGATCTGCCGCAACCACCCAAATATCTAATTCGACATTCATACCATTGTGAATATACAGAATTTTAGATTCTTGAGAAGTTTTTAATAGACGTTTTGCCGTAGCTGCATCGACTGATGTAAGAGGTAAAAGAGCTGCTGAGGGCGGAACGGAAGAGGCGCCTGGAGCCCATAACTCTGCATATTCACTTCTGATTTGCGAGTTGTCCTTAATAAATAATCCTGAAGACATTTTTTTAATCCTCTTAATCAGCTTTTTGGCACATAGCTTTATAAATATCAGACATGGTAAATCGTTCATTACACGCAGAACACCTATTAGGGAGTCTGCTTTTCATGAACATCTTTCCTTCTCCACAGTTCCAACACTTCATTACAGTAGCACCAAAAATTTCTGGTTCATTATTTGATTTAGCGAGATCTGTTAATTCTTTTAATAACTCGCTTTTTGCCAATAGTCTTTTTTCTTTAGACGGCAATTCACGGAACTGTTTACGACCATCATGAACATTTTTATATTTTTCTGGAAGATCAATTTTTTCAAAATTTTTAGTCAAATCGGTCTTAGCAAAGATTTTACACTCTGGATTTGCGGGCTTAATAGTTAAAGAAACATTTTTTACTTTTGTTTTTAAAAGCTTGTTCCCTTGCCTTTCAACCGTCATCCCTTCTACCGATAAACCGACTGGATAATTAGGATTTTGAATGCTATATTTGATAAGCGCTGATGCGCTTTGAGCATTTGGGTGGTCGTCCATGAGCTTACCAGCAATATACAAAAAAGGTTTTTTTAATGAATTCCAACATCTAAGTTGATATTCATCTTCACAATCTTTTTCTGAGAAAATCTTTTTTGATTCGCTAATATATCCTAGGATTTCAAAAAATCTATCAGAGCTATGTTCATCGTTTAAAAGACGAACGTCTGAAATATCCATTCCATTCAAATCAATAGATTCACCGGTGCGATCTTTTGTTTCAGTGGCGGCAATACCATAAATATGCACGGCTTCTCCTTGATTATTCCCAATAATATTATATCAGGAATTATTGCAGATTAATATGCCCTGAAGTATTTTTATCAATAAATACTAATTCATCATTAAAATATACCACTTTATCTGAATGCGTTGCAATATGATTGTTAAGATCGGCAACGTTACTCATTTTTTTTATTGTCAAAATTTCTCCATTATCAGATTTCACATACATGTTTTCTGTATTTCGACTATAATTTATTCCTAAATAAATTTTTACGGGTTGATTCAACAATCTTAATTCTTCTTCAATACATTTATCGGTTTTTCCGAGAAGAATTTTGCGTTTTAGAGAAGAAATATTATTTTTTGCAATATCCGTTGCATAATCAGGAACGCCCGATTCATAAATTAAATTGCATCTGTCTAAAAGATGAACAATTTCTTGCAAAAGATCGTTATCCACCCCGGATGCTTGCAACTCTTCAAGTACAGGTGCCGAATCAATGCCTTTCGTTTTTTGAATTATAGACGCCGCGACTGCCTTTGCGATTTTTGAGTACATATTCTTCTACCTCATCTTCATCTATGAACATATCTTCGTGGCGTTGTTTTTTATTAGTTTTGTTCTTAAATTCCAGCTTTTCTATTTTTGATTTAATTTCATTTTGTTCGGCTTGGTCGATTTCCGGTGTTCTTTGAGCTTTTTTTGGCCTTGCGGCATAAACTACACTACCCATCTTTGCAATTAGATGATCACCCATAAGTGTCTCAACTGTCCATAGAATTTTCTTAGTGAGCTCTACTGAAAAAAGTTCTTTTCTTTCTGGTGTAGATAGATTTACAGATTCAGTTTCTTGGTTTAAACTTTGTATTGTTCCTAATAATTCAGCTTCTTCTAAACAAAATTCATTATCAAAAAGAGCTTCTTGGATTTCGTCAATTTCATACGCCCATATTATTTTTTCGTTTTTTGTTTTTGTGATAAAAACCCTCGGTAAATTTTCATAGAGTGGATTTGAGCGAATAAGATAAATTTCGAAAGAAGGCTTTGAGGACAATTCGGTACCCCCAGTTAGAGAGTTGATTTCTAATAGTATGTATCATTCTCAACAAAAATAAATACCGGCCCCCTGATAAATTGTGTGTGATAATAGAAAATAAGAGGTAATTCATGGTCGATAAAAAACCGCCAAATTTTTTGACTGGATCAAAGACTTCGAGTGAATACAAAGGTCTGCCGGGAGGTATCCATCCATATGGCCCTGCAGTTCCGGGTGGTATCTTCAGTGACGAAGCACATGATAACTTAGTTAGATCTAAGGGATTCAAGGCTATGCACTGGAGGCATGCGCTAGTAGCCAGTAGAGAAACCCCCGCAGCCGGGGTATTTTTGGATGAAAAAACAGACATTCCTGGCTACAACCTCTATGATCCTAAACCTTTTTATATTGCCATCCAGCAACTTAACTGGCAAGACCAATACATTATTCAAGGCGTTCACGGAACCCATGCCATTTCGTCCGTTAATTACACTTCTTATTATGAAGAAGATCGCTCTGACAAAGAACGCGTCTATTTAAGAAAAAATGATATTGTTACTATCGACAATGGCGTTACTGTTTTAACACAAGAGCTGTTTGAATATAAACCAAATGGTTTACAACGTTTAAAATTTCCTATTTTAGATATTGATTATTTAGTCGATGGTCGCAATAATCGTTATGAAAATGGCGTTGATTTTATTATCACAGAACATATGATTGAATGGATCGGAAAAAGACCGCTATGGGATTCCGGAAAAGGCCGCGGTGAAACTTTATCAATAGTGTATTGGACCAAACCTTATTTTTCTGTGTTATCTACGCCCAGAGTCTTCAGAACTGTATTTTCAAATGAAACAGGAAATGACTCAAAACCCAGCTTTCCTACTTACATTGCGGGATCAGCTGTGTTAAAAATGTTATGGATAGATTCGTCTGGTATTGATTTGCCCGAATGGCCAAAAAACATAGAACCTGAGAGAACAAAGAATTCGAGGAGCTAAAAAAAAATGAAAGAGCCTAAAATCCTTTCTATGAAAATTTACACCATGCACGACAAGCCGGTTTATTATGGTCATGGCGAAAACGAAGATGGCCTTTACAGTCTTTTAGAAAAGAAACATGTTCCAATTCCTATGTTTTTCAACTTGCTGCAATCTCGTGACGTTATGCCAGAGGATTTAGGCGATTTAATCCTTCACGATCAACTAAATTATCACGATTTCAAGGCATTAAGAGATAGCGAACTGATGCCAAAAGATTTAGAAATTCTTTTCAATAAAATTCAAGATTTAAAACGCGAAGTTAATATGCTCAAGCGAACGATGTCTAAAGAAAAGAAGGCCCACGAGCAAGCCATGGCTGAAATTTCAGCCCCAAAACCGGAAGAGCTAGCACAATCTACGACCGCTGAACCAATGGTAAAAAACGTAGAAGAAATAAAACCACAGTCTCTTCTCGAGGCTGTTTCAGCAATGATTGGAGTCGAAGCTTCTGCTGATGCCGGTGATAATATTTATCAAAAAATTATTGACAGCTGTTCTGGATTATCGGACCAAGAGAAGCAAGTTCTAGATCTAGTTAAGAACAATCTTTTGAGTATGTCTTGATAAGTTTTCCCTTTCTTTAGTCTTTCTTCACAGTTGGCTTTAAGTAATATGGGGTATATATATAAGGAAAGGGACATGGGAAGGGATAAGCTAGACGAGCTCTACGAGGACATGTCTTTCTATGACGAGTATATTGAATATATCGAATCATTCGAGCAGGCAGAAATACGAAAGAATCTAGAAAAAATTACAAGAGAAATTGTAAAAACGCGTCTAGAACAGGCGGTTTTTGCGATTGTTCTACAAAGCGTTGATGATCCAGATGTCATAGATGCTTACATCACCTCATTCAAAATTTTTCCCGTCGGAAATACAAACAATATATATTTTTCTCCATCTTCTCCCGCTATTGGAATCATTGAAGCTGGAGCAAAGCCTTTTAATATGAAAGAAAAAATTCTTGGATCAGGAAATGTAAAAATTTCTAAGAAAGGATTTCCGTATAAAACGATCCCATTGTCACGAGAAATGCCTGGTAAAAATGTAAAACTAGACACTCTTAGGACACTACAGAAAAGAGCTGTGCCATTTTCTGCACAGCAGACAGTTCTTACGTCTAAAGAAATTGAAGTGCAAGCTAAATTAAATTCTGTTTTGCAGGAAGCCAAATTTTCTTTCTTGAAAGAAGCAAGAGACGCCGAAGGTCGAACCATACAAAAATCTATAACGAGAAGCGACGAGGTCGGGACACTAATAAGAGAACAAACTTTTGAAACAACTGGGCGAAAAACTAAGGTTGTTAAAACAAAGTATGTTATTTTTCGAACTATGAGCGCAAAACCAGGAACATCTGAGTGGATGCACCCTGGCTTTTCAGGAAAAGAAATCTATTCTAAAGTTTTAGATTGGCAGAACGAAAACGAAAAGGCTATTTTTGAAAGCACTCTTGAAAATTTGTTAGAAAGAGCGTTTAGCGCCGTGCCGGAATAGGAAACCACTATGATTCTTCTTCCTCATCTATATGTTCTTCAATATCTTAAAAAGCAATTCGCGTTTTTACGAGAAAAACCAGAACATTTAGAGTTTCTTCTTGGTGGATTTGATATTAACAGCGAAATGACAGATATATATGGTGCGCAATATATTGATAAAGCTATCAAATGGTTTTCAGAAAACGACTTTAATTTTGTTTTAGGCTATCGTCTTGATTTAGATAAATTGCCGAATATATGCGTTACCTATGAGGGCGGTTCTGAGGAACAGCAATTTATTGGAGACTATGCAGGAATCGAAAAAGTTGCCATAAATCCAAAAACTTATGCGTCTTTTGACATTAAAAATATTAATAATGACGGAAATATTGTTGTTAGCAAAGATTTAAATCTAAGAAATAAAATTTGGAGAAGACTTTTAGTCAAAAATAAAAAGTTTGAATCACAAATAATCGATTTTCAAGCAGATGAAAACGATGATTTAGTTTTAGTTTTGAGTATAAAAGCGGATAAAACTCTACCTTTGGCGAATTGGAAAGCTGTAAGTCCATTAAAATCAAAAAATCGGCTAATAGGGTCTTCATTTGATCGAGTAAAAATTTCTGTTTACCTCAATATTGCGGGAGATCCAGAACTTGCAGAAACAATCTCCTGTGTTCTTAGATATTTATTAAAGCAAAGTAGAATGTATTTGATGAATAACGGCATGGAAGAAGTTACATTTTCTCATTCTGCATTAAGCCGCAGTGTAGATTTTCCTGAATCTAACGTTTGGATTACACAACATTCTATAAATGGTTCTTTACAAGAACAGTGGATTATAACAGAATCAAATGGTGTAGATTGTGTCGAATTAACAGTTAAAGCTGAACAGAAAGTCGATACAGATAGCATTTTTGTTTTAAATCGGGAAACTATCTAATGGCAAAAGTGGTTATAAAAAATAACATACTTTGGATTCCAGAAGATATTGAGACTTATAAAGATCTTCAATCTGTCTATAATCGTTTTTATGAGCTACAAAACGATCCAAAGATTCCATGGATACTCATGAACATTAATTGTTCGGGATCTTCAAACGTAGAATTTGCCAAACCTGTTTATCATTTGCTCAGCAGCAGCAAAAAGCCTATTAAAACACAAGTTATGTCAGTTGCTCAAAGTTACGGCCTTGTCCTCGCCTGTATTGGCGAAGAGCGTGTTGCATGGCCCGAAGCTCAATTCATGCATCATAATTACATTGTGAGTTACGAAGACGCTAATTTTGAAAAGGTCAAAAAAGATATACAAAATCTTGAAAACGAAGAAAAAGTATTTTTAAAATACGTTGAAAAATACATTGGCGTTAAAAATTATAAAAAATTTATTCAGGATTTTAAAAAGAATGGATCTGTGGATATGTTTTTTGACGCTAAAAAAGCAGTGGATTATAATATAGTTAATCGAATTGGTATTATTGAACCTTTTTATTACGAGGAAAAGACCGATGGCTAAAGAAAAGAAATCTAAAAAAGTTGCCGAGGAGTTAGTCGAGGTACCAGAAAATAAAGCCAGTGAAGCAGAAGCCTCACTGCCGCAACTTCTTTCATTAGAGCAAGTTGCTAGTATGTTTGCTGATAAACTTGTTCCTAAATATAAACCAAGTCATCTTAGCGGATTAATCGCATTTTGTAATAACAAGGGTTATGCAACAAGCGGAACATCTGAACAAATGCTTGATGTTATGAAACAGTATGGATATATTCTTAAGTAATTAAGAATAAAAGCATCATTATATTATTGAATATAATATTTTAGATACTAATCTTAACCTTAAATGAGGTTTTTTCAATGACTTTATCTGCTGTGATTAACGGAACCAGAGTTGTAGTTCCTGGTGTTTATTCTTCTGTAAAGGTAGAAGATAACCTAGCGAATGTTGCTCCTGGCCCGCGCAATATTTTAATTATCGGTGAAGCCTCAAAAGGTGTTCCTGGGTCTCTTCTTGACCTCGGCCGTACTTTTTTCACGGATTATCAATCAGTTAAAAACTATTACGGTTCTGGTCCAATTGTTGATGCGGCAAGAATGCTGTTTTCAAATCAAGCTAGTCCAGCATTCACCGGATCTCTTAACAGCCTTTTTGTTTACAAAACAAATGAATCCGGCCTAGCTTCTATGAATATCATGCGTGGAGCTAGCCTTTATGCGACGATTGCTGCCGCTGAATACGGTGAAGATGGCAATGCAATTTCTGCAAAAATCGAACAAGCTTCTGCCGAGATTAAACCTAAATCAACCGCTAGAGCTCTAATGGGTACAAGTGGTGGTGCATATAAAGTTCGTGTATCCGGCGGCGCTGAGCAAGAATTTCTGGCTCCCCCAGAAGCGACTGTTGCAGAAGTAGTAGCAATTTTTAATGCTTCCGCAGTTGGGTTTTCTGCTTCTGGTGGTGAATTAAAATCATTAGCTCTTGTTGACGGACAAACCTTGTCCCTTTCTCCAGACGTAGACCACCCAACAAAAATTACAATTTCAAGATCTGCTGGAGCCTTCCCATCTTCTATTGTTGCTGGAGACATTGTCTATATTCCAGTAGCATCTGTTCTTTCCGGCGCTGGCGAAGAAAATTGTGGTAACTACGAAATCCAAACAATTACTTCTTCTTCAATGGTTCTAGATCGTTTAGACGCCTGCGTTTCAGCGGGACAAAGAACAATTCAAGAGTGTGTTGCAGTTTCTGGTGCGGTTTCTGGAGACCAATCTGCAACAGCTACCGCAGAAATGATGGTTTTTGCCCCTGTTTCTTTTGAAGTTACAGAAACTACAAAAAATGGTGCAGCCGCGTGTGCAGAGATCTATGCTCCGGGCGGAGAAATTTGGGCTCCTTCTAAATTCATGGCGACGTCTGCTAAAAAGGCAGCCGTTTCTTCCAACGTATCACTCTCCGCTTCTGTTTCATTAACTGTAGATGGATCTGAAGGAACGTTCGCTCTTAGCAGTGGTGCATTTGCGGTAGCACCAAAGATTGGTGAATTGCTTGTTGTCCCTTCTGATAGTGTTTTAAAAGGCGCAGGTTCTAAAAACGTCGGTGCGTGGCTTGTGACTTCTGCCGGCGCGGCGGTTATCAAAGCCGTAAAATGCATTACCGGTTCTTCAGTAAATAATCCTGTATCTGTTGCAGCAACTGCTCTTGATAGTCAAACTATGCCCTTTTATATCAGAGAAAACGGCATTAGTTCTGTTGTAGGACCAGTAATCTTGCGATCTGCATCTGAAAAACGAGTAAGAATTTTAGCATCTCGTTTGTCAGATGGGGCGCAATTTCCTAACACACCTGTTGGTGGTCGTATTGTTCTTGAACTAGGTTATGCGGGTACAACAGCTTCAGTTACTATCACAAAAGACAAAAAGCTCAAAACTTCTGTTACAGGTGGTTCTGGTGTTAATCTTGATGTAATGTTATCAAAATACAACACCATCGGTGATTTGATTGCATTCATCAGTACAAAAACTGGTTATTCAGCAAGAGTTCCAGATGCGAGATGGCGCAGTCTTAGCCCATCTGTTCTTGATCAGGTTGAGGCAGTTGGTATTTGTACCGGCCATGAAGTTAATTCATTTCCCGGTCTTTTAAAATCAGACTATTTTGACTTTAAATCTTTGATTGATAATAACTTTGGACTTATTAGCTTTGTTGAGAATTCAGCATCTCCATCTCTTGTTGGCCTACCAGATGTGACTTCTTCTCCTAAATTCTTGGAAGGGGGTTCAATCGGCGCAACATCCGGAGTTTCTATTCAATCAGCACTCGACGCTGCGCTGAAAATTGATGTATCACAGGTCATTCCTCTCTTTAGTCGTGATTCTACTAAAGATATTGAAGATGGCTTAACCGATCAAGCAAGTCAATATTCAATCGACGCAGTTAATTCTGCCGTTAGAGGCCATGTTCAAACTGCTAGCAGCATTCAATTTCAACGTGAACGGTTTGCGTTGTGCAGTATCCATAGCTCATTTTCAGTAGCTAAACAAAAAGCCGCGGAACTTAGTAGCGAACGTGTTCAAATGGCATTTCAACAGGTTCGTTCAATTAACTCTAATGGCGATGCTCAGTGGTTTTTACCATGGATGCTTGCTTGTGCTCTTGCTGCGGGCCGCGCTCAGGCAATCCTTGGAACTTCCCTTCTTAGAAAAAGTTTCCAAGTTTCAAATGTAAAACATATTGGAGATCTAAGCCTCTATTCTGACGTATTTGTGCCAGACTTTGATGCAGATACAAAAGAATTAGACGAAGCAATCGAAGCTGGACTGATTGTTCTTAAATCAGTTACAGGTTTTGGTGTTCGTATGGAATCTCCAGATTTATCAACCCGTTCAAGGCAAAATGATCCAAAAGGATGGTACTACGAACGTGTAAATGTTCAGTTTGTAGTCGATGAAGTCGTAAAAACACTACGCTCAACTCTAGATAATTTTATTGGCGAAAGAACGACAGACGTTTCTCCTTCTGTAGTATCTAAGTCAGTGCAAGATATCTTATTGAGTTTTGTTGGCCAAGGAGCATTGCGCCAGTTCAGCGTTGATTCAATTATTCTTGATGGCAATACGTACAAAGTTACAATTAGCGTATTTCCTGTGGAAGCAGTTGAATTTATTACGGTTGATGTTCTCGCTCGTCGAGCAACCGGCGTAACTGCCTAATTGTTTTAGTAAGTTGTTGAAAAAAACAATGGCTCTGGGGACAAAAAGTCTTCAGAGCCATTTTATTTTCTTTAAAAATACTATATATTTAAACAAATTCGAGGTTCAGCCGTGAAAAAGAATAATAAAAATGCAATCACACCAAACTATTCTGAATCTTCATTTATTAAACGAGAAGACCCATTAAGTTGTTTTGATGAACGACCAGTAGATATGACTGTAGAGGAGTTTGAACTTGCAAAAACAACAGCTAAAAATATTGGTAGTCGATTACCCTCGCAGGTAGAGCAATCCGCTTTTTATTTTTACTATATGGGAGCAAGTTGGGAAGAAATTGCTAACAAACTAAACATTCCCTTGGGGATTTTGCTATACACCGGTATTTTTTATAAATGGCAAGATCGAAAAAAATTGGTCACGAGTGTTCGTGCAGGCGAAAAGGTTACAAGGGCGGACGCTGCCGCCATCGATTTGGTGACCGACGCAATTGTTGCAACAGCCGCACTATACAAGCAGCAACTAGCCGAAGTTATTAAAGATCCAACACAGGCAAAAAACTGTCCGCTCATACCAAAAAACTATAGAGATTTTATGACTCTACTCGATATGTTGCAATCTTTACAAACTAAAGAAGCTGAAGGTAAGTCGGCAAGTGGCACCGTGGTTAATGTGAACGTTGCGAATTTAAATAATCCTGCAAAAAATAAAGTTGAAACGATTGAAGCACAACCAATAGATCCCATTTTAATTGAAGAAAAATCTGATAAAGATAGATTAGAGCTGTTAGAATTGTTGGAAAAGGTTAAAACTAGATGAGTGCAAAAGCTAAAGCTTTAAATTTATATAAACATTTTGACCAATACCAAGAATTTGGATGGATGAACGGTCGAGAAGTTGCAATAGATTCAGCGATTGAGCAAAGGTACTGGGATTTTGCAATCGAAAGAATGAAAATCTTTCATCTTAAGGATAGTGGACAACCTAGACCATGGACTGAAGATGTAATTTTAAACAGAAATTATTTCACTAATTGTTATAGAGAACTTGATAAGGTTTCATTGTGGATTCACGAGTGGCTACAACCGTGCCTTCACGATAAAAAACTAGCATTACTTAATATAATGTTTGCTAGATATATTAATATGCCTAGCACTCTTCAAATTACTGGTAATATTTCCCTAGATAAATCTGAAAATTTAGAATCCAGAACTAGGTTTTCTTCAATAGAAGGTCCTAAATTTAATACAGCCTATTTGTTTCCGCAAGCAGGATTGTCAATTATTGGGGCTAAAAATCGCGAAGAATTTTTGTATGAAAAATTACCAGAACTTGTTCATCCTATTTATGATTTGTTGATGTCAAACAAAAAACACAGCATACAGTATCTTACAAATAGCATTCATAGTATTCTAGGGTTTAAAAATCCATTCCATATGACAGAAATTATGATGGATTTTGGTTATCAATTTCCCGAATATATTGATGAGTTTAAATATTTAGAAATGGGTCGCGGAGCAGCCCCTACTTGTAAGATACTCAATCCTAAAGCTAAACCTGAAGACGTTGCCTTCACTCTGATGAAACACCAACCAGTTGATAGTTTTCCTTATTTAGCTAAGGATGATAAAAAAATACTAATCACAACTTGTAATATTGAAGGAATTGCTTGCGAGTTTAGAAAATATTGCAGTCTCCTTGAAGGAAAAGGAAGAAACCGCAAGTATTATGGGCTATGAATAAAAAACAGCAATTAACAAATGAAAATCAGCTTAATGCAGCGTTAAATCAGCTGTATGAAGAGCAATTTTTTGCTGTTTGTGAAAGTAAAGCTCAGCTTAAGCAGTGGATTAAGACATTTTTAGATATTGATTTACCGGACTGCACCGTAGATGATAATAGTAATTCTAATCCAATGGATTTTATCTGGGACGTTTATTCTGCCGCTAAAGACGGCGATCCCAACAGAACAACGTTCGTTGTAGCTGCAAGCCGTAACTCAGCAAAAACATTAGCATCTTCTATTATTGAATTCTTACTTATGGTTCATTTTGCCAGAGATATAGTCCACATGGCAGCAATTTTAGACCAATCTTTGGCCGCAATTCGTTATTTGGACAAGCACCTCGCTTTGCCGATTATTTCTAATTTCGCAAAAACTGATAGTAAACGAATAAAAGAGCTTAATAGATTACCACCATCACCTCATCGTCCCGTTGGATATAGCAAACTACAAGTCGTTGTATCAACTAAAAAGTCTGCAAACGCCCAACGTGCATCATGCCTCATTTTCGATGAGCTAGACCTCATTGATAAAGATATTCTTTCTGAGGCAACTTTCATTGCTGACCCTGACCGCTCTGGTAAACCGCCAATCTTTATTTACTTGTCGTCCAGAAAATCTGGTTCTGGACCAATCCAGCAAAAAATTGACGAAGCAGATATGCCAAATTCAGGCATCAGACTACACAAATGGTCTATTGTAGATTGGATGCAAACATGTCCACCCGAGCGCCATAAGCCCGATTTACCGCAAAGTATGCTCCATGTCCATCCCGAGACGCTAGAAGTATTGCCAAATAATGCATTTAATGCTCTTAATCCGGAATCTAAGGCTGTATATTCATCTATATTGGCATATGAAGGCTGCAAAACATGTCCTGTATTTTCTATTTGTCGAACAAAATCAGTTAAACAACAATCTAAATCAAAAATGCTACGCGACTTAGGCTTTGTTAAGAATACTCTGCTCAATGCCGGCGATCCAGATAAGATTAACGCACAGATTCTTAACTTAAAACCTGAGTCTTCGGGTATTGTGTTCAATAAATTCAATCGTAATATTCATGTAAAGACAGTCCAAGAATGTTGGAACTTTGCCTTCAGTACCTTTCCTACAGATCGATTTGGCAACATACGTGATATTTCAAAAGATGAATTAATTAGAGAACTAAGAGCAAATGGCTGGCGATTGCATTGTGGTGTTGACTTTGGATTCATTGACCCAGCAGTAGCTATTTTGATAGCATATAAAAAATCAGACGATAAAATGCTTGTTCTCCATACAGAACATTCAACCGGTTACGCAAATCCGGACTGGCTTGCTTTTGTGAAAGAAAACATTTATCTTAAGTACGGATTTGACCTCCTGTGTCCAGACACAGCCGACAAATCTTCAACTTCTGTAGCGGGGAGCATGAATATGCCTGCTAGGGGAGAAAAACCATTAACTATTGATACTGGCGTATCATGGATTCGTTCAAAATTATGGAACGCAATGAGACAACAGGCGCATTTCATCATATTAGATGACCCCAAAAATTTGTTTTTAATTAAATGCATGGAAAACTGGACATACGCTAAGGGGGCAATGGGGTATGATTACTCGCGATTTGCTGATGACGATTTCACCCATGGTCCTGACGCTCTTCGATATGCAATCGATCCATTTATAACCAGCAATGCATCGGTAATTCAGGCTTCGCAGGCTGATCAGTTTGATTATACTAAAAAGCCTAGTTTTACTACAGTAGAAGGCATGCAAGAAGCATTGCGTATTCATTATGCTTCTGAATACAATATAGATATTAAGAAAAAGAACGAAGAAGACGCAGAAAAAATGTTAAAATCGGGTAGTGCAACTATTTTATTCTAGGGGCAATCATGGCTCTTTTAAACTTTTATATTTCAAGGCTTTGTTATAACGACGCTAATGCGTCACAAAGTCCAAAACAACGCAATTTTGATCTTCTTTCCTCGTCGGAAGGACTTTCTGTTACTAATCCGATTAGTGAAACACGATCTATTTTACCTGGCCAGACTGTTCTATTACAATCAACAGCTAGATCAGTGGCCACTAATTTGAATTCATCAGAATTTGAAATTTCTCTACCAAAAATTGGTGTAGATCTTAGTAGGCTGCGTTGGACTGGTATTGGGAATCCTCCAAATTTTAGGATAGGCCGTTCTATTTTGTGTTCTGCCACAACCCTGTATTCCGCTCAAAGAATGAGCCCCACGGCAATTAAAATTACATTATCTGGTGGTGGCGTAAATTTGAGTTCTGTTCTAAATGGAGATATTATTTATTTACAAGAGAATGACGCCAGCTTTGCATCTCCTCTTAATCCATCATCAACTGGTCACGGCTATACAGTATTATCAATAGAAGGAAATTCGGTAATAGTTCGTGATAATGGCATGATTTCTGAGGAAGTTAATATTTCTTTAGGATCTAATTTTGATTCAGTAATTAGATTTTTTTCTTCTGAAGGCGTACAAATTGGCGATAAAATCCGAATTGCAGCAAACTCTGCATTCAACTCCGAAAATAAATCAAAGGATTTTCAGGTAATTGATGTTACAGATAGAGATATTATTTTTTATAATCCACAAGTTATTCCAGAAACAAAAATTAGCGGAGTCAATACGCCATTTTTGTTCTATTCAAGATTAATAAATTTTGTCTGTATTGAGGCAGATAGTACGATATATTTAGATTTTGATGCATCAGGGAATCAATTTCCAGTTATTAATGGAAATACGGGTTCTGCATTGTTTTCAGCAACAACTAACTTAATTAGCGTTGCCGCAACGAATAAAAATTCTGAGCCAATTACAGTCTCGGTACAAAGCTGTACTATTGAATGATAGGTGTTTGAATGGGACTTTTCGATTTCTTCAAAAAAGATAAACAGGGACAAGTCTCTTTTTACGTAGACGATTTATCCAAATCAGTTAAACCGTTAGAAAATAACGAATTGATTAAAGATAAAATTGAACAGAGTAAAGCTGTTTTTAGTCTTGAATCTAGAAATGCAAGTTCTAACAGCCTCTTTGAGAAAAAGGGGCGAATGTCTGATAAAGAGTTGCGGGAATTAGCCTACTATGATTCAATTATTTCTTTAATTATCGACACTCGTGCCAATCAATCTATGGCATTTGGCAGAAAATCTGCCAATAAATATGATAGAGGGTTTGTTTTAAGAGAAGTTATTCCAGTACAAATTGATAATTTAATAAATGAAACAGAAAAAGCTGAAGAAATTAAATTTCGCACAGAACTTTCTAATATTATTTTCAAATATATTTTGAATTGTGGAACCACCAATCGCACAATTCTTGATCATGTGTTTCAAGGTTCAGATACTACGTTTAAAACATGTAATTTAGCAGAATTTTTAGGGGCTCAGGCTAGAAATCTTTTAGTTTATGGAAGATGTGCAACTCAAATAATTAGATCAAAAGAAGGTGTGCCCGTTCTGTTCAGACCAGTCCCCGTAGAAACAGTTTTTAGAGTTTTAGACCAAGCAGATGTAACTTTATCTGGAAATGATAAAGACGTCGCAGATCAATCTGAAGACGATTTAAAAGATTATAAAAATATTGAAAAAGGTCGTCGTCCGATTGCATATGTTCAAAGAATTGACGGAAAAAATGTTGCATTCTTCACTGAAGACGATTTAATCGTGACTTATCTTCAAAAACAGGCTCACGAAAACTTAGACGGCTATCCAATGGCCCCCATTGAAAAAGCGTTTTATGCAGTGTCAATGCATTTTTATGCTCAACAATATCTACAAAACTCATTTACTAAAGGCTTGGCAACCAAAGGTATTATTAATTTAAAAACCCAAGAAACTGGTGTGGTAAGTCCAGAACAAGCAGAAGCTTTTAGAAAACTTTTCAGCAACTATGTTGCTAGAAATGATAATTCCGCAACAATTCCAATTGTTGCAGGCCCAATTGATGTAGAGTTTGTTCCTCTTAACATTACCGCAAAAGATCTAGAATTTAATAATTTATACCAACGCGTTCTCATGATTGTTTGTGGCGCTTTTCAGATTTCACCCCAAGAAATTGGCTTTGGTGCCTTAGATTCCGCTAAACCAACTATGGGAGACACAGGTAAACAAGAACAAATTGTACAAGGCGAAGAACGCGGGCTTCGACAATTAACCGAAACATTATTTGATTTATTAAATGATCTAATAGCAGATTCATTTCCTCAAGCTAAAGATATTTTGAGAATTGAGCCTATTGGATTAGGGCAAAATACAAAAGAAGCCGATTTAGCTATTTATAAGGAAGAATTACAAACTTCTGGTACATTTGGCAAAATTTGGTCTGACAGCGAAAGACTTGATGTATTCCCGTTCGGAGGTGACGTCCCCACATCTCCAATTTTTCATCAATCAGTTGCTAAATACATGAAGATGTCCGAAATAAGGCATTATTTCTTTAAAGAAAAAGATGCATTAAAAAACCAATCACTCGATTTTTTTATCGATCCAGCCATCAACGATGCTTATCAAAAGCAAAAGGGAAAAATCCCGGCAATGCAAGCAGAACAAATGAAGTTACAAACAGCACAACTAGAGCTACAAGCGCATCAAATGGAATCACAAATGCAGGCTCAACAACAACAAGCTGAACAGCAGCAGCAAGGCGAGCAGCAAGGAGAACAAGATCTTGCTGAGAATGAACAAAACATGAATGAAGAAGAATTAAAACAAATGCAAGAAAAGCATCAACAGATGATGGAAATAAAAAAAGAGCAACATGAGCAAAAACTCAAACATGCCGAAGAAAAACACGCCGTTAGTTTAGAATCAAAAAATAAAAAATCAATGGGTAAATCCTTAAAACAATTACTAGAAGAAGCTTCTAAGCCTAAATAACCTTGCTTTATTTCCTTTTATAAATAAATAATTTTTAAGAGGAAAAAAAACATGTCCAATATTTTTGAATTTAAACAAAAAGATAAATCAAAAAAAGAAGACGACTCAAGCTACGAATTAAGTTTAGCAAAACAAATGATTCAATCTGACAAAGAATTATCAGGAAATATTGATAAACTAGGCATAGATAAGACCCAAGCCGCTAAATGGATTGTTTGGCTCTCGGATATGATTCGAGAAATTGATGGGATTGTATTAAAATACACTGACAAAGCAGAAGATGATAAAAAATTCAGTGTTTTAGCAGTAAAAGCATTAACCGCATCTCTTGTTTCCCAGATATCATTTATAGGCTCTCTTCAAGATATTGAATTAGAACAATTTGAAACAATGAAACAAGATATTATTGCAGATATTTTTCTTACCACGTATGCTGGTATGGATATTCAAGATTATCTAGATAAAATTGATATAGAAAACGTTTCTGATGATAAAAAAGGAGAAAACAATGACTGATCAAACACAAGAAACACAAGAACAACTTTCAGAACAATTTGCAAAAACGTTAAATGAGTTTATTGCAAACTCATACCAACTGTTTGCTCGATTGGAGGAACTGGAGAAGGCTGTTGCCTATCTTTTATCCAAAGATAAAGAGTGGATGGCGGCGTTTAATGCTAGTTTAGCGCAACAGGAAGCTAAGGTAGGAGAAAATGGACAACAACAAGAAATTATCATGCCAGTCTCAGACTGAGGATGATAATAAGTCTCGATTTAAAAAATGTTGTCCGCTTAAGCTAGATGGTTATCCCACTAGCATTTGTAATCTCGGTCTACAAAAAGCTCAATGGTACAAAGATAACCCAGGGCATATGATGTCAGAAGATATTAATTCTGGTGGGTGTATTTGGGGTATTATTTCTGAAGATGAAGCTAGTTATTGTTTTTTTAAATTCATGTCTATTCATGAAAATGAACAGTTTACAGAAAATGATATTGCAAAAAGACTTGGAATCACTAAAGAACAAGTGAAAACTGCCTACGAGGCTGGCCTAGAAAAACTTAGAAAACAAAAAAACATCCAAGAAATAATGGATATACATAAAAAACAAGGCGGAATCTTAACAGAAGATGTTGACGATGATTATATTTATTTTCCAATTAATTCTGTAACAGAAGGTTTTATGCCCTCGACGGCTGAAGAAGAAATTGACGAAAATTTAATTAGCAGCATCACTGCAAAAAAGAAAAAGGGGCGCAAGAAAAAGCACCCCTAAAGATTGAGTATTTTTTGTATACTATAATTTGTAGGCCAAGTCCGAAATACTTTGATTTCTGAAGCATTTGTATCAAGCGTTTTTATTGTATTTAAAATTGACTTTTTCCATGAAAAAATACCCAAAAATTCTGCCATTTTTATTTTCAGGTATGCCCAAATACTAATATTTAGTACAAACACATACATTGTTTTGTGATACAAAACACGTACTAATGGATAGCCATTTAATCTGAGCAAAGATTCAATCTGAAAACACAGCGCCGACCTAAACATTTCTTCGTTTTTTTCAAAAGGCGCGTGTGCAATAGATTTTTTATTCTTCACATATTCATTAAAATCAATAACCGTCATTTACTCTCCACGCAGGGAAGAAAAATTTCATCTAAAGTACTTACAAAACCTTCGTTTTGAAGAATATTGGTTGCAGGCAGAGGCAGTACTCGTACAGTTCCATCCTCGGCTGTGTACTCAAACGGAACTTCTAGTTTAGAAAATTCTTCAGGATCTTCAACCATATGTATTACTTGCTTTAAATCCGCAGTTTCTAGTTTTGGAATTTCTTCGCTTTCCAGAGTTGCCTTCAAACTTTCTGCGACTCTTCCTAGAAAACGTTCGTGTGCTTTAAGTCGAAGAGGGCTTTCTGGTACTTTTACGTTTTCAAATAGTTTCCAAAGCATATTCTCTAGAGAAAGTTTTAGGCTGATGACAGAGTCCACCTCCCTCACCTTAAAAAAATCCCTCACTGCAGATAGTTCTTTTTCAAGAGTTTCGTCAGAAACACCAGAAGCTAATTTTTCTTTTGCATTAGAAGATAAAAAAGATTTCACAGATGCGCGTAATTCTAGACTTTTTGCCATTGCGAACAGACCTCCTTTAGGTATTTAATACATAATAATCGTTTATGCTAACTGAGCAATAGTTGACAATATGAAAATCGAAATATTCCATTTAACACAACTTTCCGATTGGTCTAATTATCGGAATCATATTGTTATTATGTATAATAGGCAAACTATTATTAGCGAGCCTATTTCCTATCTGAAATTTAGAGATCGGTACAAGCTATGTAAGTTATTAAAACTGTCTTTTTTAGACAGCGTTAAATTTATTTCAAATTATTACACAAGATATCCAGAATATAAACACTATGCATTATTGTGGTCTAGCGTCGATATACCAGACTTGATACCATTTCTTAAAATTATCTGCAAAGATGCGACTCGTTTTAGAGATAAAGAATATGATTTAATTATCAATTCTTTAGTAGAACGTATATGAATTATATTCAATTAATATAAAACTGTTTATTGTAAATAAACTTATCGAGGATAAAACATGACTATTTACATAGCATTTGATTGTGAAACTACGTCACTCAACCACAGATCACCTGAGGCTCTAATTAATGCATCTTGGGTTGTTTTTGATTCTGCAAAACCTACGGCGGCAATTTCAGAATTGCCTCATTATTCTGCTTATGTTAAGCAGGATAAGTATCTAGTGGAGTTAGATACTCTTCTAACGGAAAAACTGCAGACCATTGAGCTGCTTAAAAAAATACGTTCCGGTTCTGCAGAATTTCCAGTCGTATCGTTAGATGAATGGACTAAATATAGTATTGCGTTTATCAAAGATCACACAAAAACTGCCAAAGATTGGAAGTTTTTAATTCGCAACCCCTCTTTTGATTGGCATTTTATACCCCGTGAAATCAAAGAAGCTTTATGCGTAAGCCCCTTTCAGGTAGTTGACCCTGCGGTCATGTTTTCGACCCCTTCTGATAAATACGGAACTCCGTCTATGCAAGTATGTGCCGAGCGTAGCGGAATTAATGAGATCGTTCCTCATAATGCCTATGAGGATAATATTTTGATGCTTAGAACGTTTTCCTTTGCTCTACAAAGAAATCAAAAAGAATTTTCTTCCGCCAAACTCCTGCCCGCGGCTAAGCTAACAGCTGAAAAGACAGAACCTAAAAAGACCACAGTTATTTCTAAAAAGCCCGCAGCATTTTCTCAGACAGAAGTTATTAAAATAACTGCAGAAAAACTGAAACTAAACGTTGTGGAAATTAATAAAACTGCCGAACAGCTTAAAAAAACAGAATCGAAAAAAGAAAAATATGCATTGGCTAATAAACTAGAAACTCTTTTATTGCCAGTTTTTGCTGACGGTGCATTTGCAAGAGGAAACGAGCGCAGGGTTTCTATGGACATTGGTTTACCAAATGGTGGTCGTGTAGAAATAAAAAGCGATGGTATTTTTAATGCAGTTTGCCAAGATAAGGTCTATAACGAAGAAGGCAAAGTGACAGATTCTCCTAATGTATTCATCGAAATGCATAAAGGGGCATCGTCCAGTGGACAGTCCAAAGCAGGAGGATTTAGACAGGCCGGACATCAAAACACTGAAATTTACGCGATTTATGGGTATAAATCGAGCTATTTATTCATTCTTGATACCGATAATGAAGAATTGAGATCAGCATTGTCTAAAGGATATTATGGTAACGGTTATCATAACGCTAAAAACATCACTGCGAATAGGGGATATGGAGTAGATTTCCGAACTTTGCTCCAACTTCCAGGAGTTGCAGCAATTGATGTTAAAAATATGGTCTGGCTTAAAAAACCAGAAAGCGAAATCGTTAAATCGAGTTTAAATAAAAAGCTCTTTTGAATAAAAAACATGTATAATTCATGTTATGGATGCAAATAAATTTCAAAAAATAGAAAAAGAATTGATAGATTTAAAAAAATCTATCAATGAAATGTTAGAAAAAAGTTCTTTTTCTGATAAAATAAAAGCTGGACTGGTTGGAGCGTCTACTCTTTTAAACAATCAATCCCCCAGACCACAGGCGCCCAATACCCCAGCTCCAAAAGCTGAACAAATTGCGCCTAAAACAGAAACACAACAACAAAAATTTGCATTTCCAGAGACTTCCCCCTATTCTGTCTTTGAACAAAACATACCGTTAAAAATATTGACTCCTCAAGATAAAAAAATTATGGAAAACCACCCTCTTAAACCAGGGCAGATTTTGCATAATTATCGAGATCCGCGGCATATTCCCGAAGAAGAAGCCGCTGAGAAAAAGTTTGGTATTCCACACCGAATGATCACGGCCATCCGAGTTGCCGGAGAGCTGTCTAACTGGAATGATAGGTCTAAATTTAATACATTAACTCCCTATCAATTTAGAGAATCTACCAGAAATGCGTTTTTAAAACGCGATAAAGTTGACGCATATAAAGACACAAAAAGCGCAATTCACGCCACAGCTCTTCATTTAAAAGATAATATTAATCGTATTAATAATTGGAAAAAGAATAACGATCCGAGAGTAGTTGGCATGGCAAATACTGAAGAAGAAAAATGGTTATTAGCCGCACAATTATTTAATGGTAGCTTGGAAGCAGTAAGATCTGGAAATAAAGAAAACAGTGATTATGGACATCGAATTAAATATGGTTTAAAGATATTACAAGAAAATCCAGATGTTCATCATCTAGACAGTATTATTCAAGAGAAACGAAAACAAAAACAGTGATTAGAGCGTTCCCTCATACCACATTTTTCCCTTGTAGCTACGTCGCTCCCCATTTAAACACCGATCTATACGATACCGTTTATAGCCCGCCTTTTCTGCGTCATATTTACTTTCAAATGATTCAATCTCTCCGGTAATCATATCTATACAATAAACAGGCTTTCGTGCGTCTTCATTATACTTACGCAATGCAGTTCGAACTCTTTTTTTATGTTCTTTGCCCTGAAATTCCATGCGTTGTCTACCATTTTTAATGCAAATATAACATTGTTATGGAAACACAACAAACAAAAAATAACGAAAATAATTACTTATTGTTATCTCTTGACAGAGATATTCGTATATACAAGAAAGTAATTCCAAAATTCCACACAACACAAACCTATTACGCACCATTGTCTTTCGATAAGTTTTTACAAAAATGTCGTTGGGACGATTTCATTCTAAGCGAAGCGGAAATATCTAACTGGGTTGTTATGCATGCAGCCGAAACAAACGGCTACTATAGAACAAAAACTGTTGATAGCCTCGATGATTTAATTAAATTATTGTCTTCATCTAAAGATAAAAGAAAAAAGTATAAGTTTATTGTTGATTATTTGATTGGAGAACTTTGATGGCGTGCATAACGAGGACAAAATGGCATTTTTAAGTCAAAAAATAGGATATACGTTTGATGATGTTTTAATTGTCCCAAAGTTTTCGACAATTACTTCTAGGTCAGAAGTTGATTTATCAACCAAGATTGGCCGTTATACTAATCTTACACTCCCAGTTATTTCTGCAAACATGGACACAATTACTGGCCATAATATGTGTATAGCAATGCACCAAGCGGGTGGAATCGGCTGTCTCCATCGATTTATGAGTGTCGAAGAAAACTGTATTATTGCCGAAAGTTTACTTAAACAGGGTATAAATTTTTGGGCATCTATCGGTATTGATAAAAAAAGTAGAGAGCGGCACGATGAGCTAGAAAAATTAGGAGTCAAAACGTTTGTTATTGATGTTGCACACGCCGCTCAATCGCAAGTTGCAGAGTTTCTTGCAGATATTGCAGAAGATCATCCTCACATTGATTATGTAATTGGTAATTTTATTGATATTTTTCCATTTTTAAAATCGGTAACAGACAATGGATCAGTTTTACACAGAAAACCAAGTAATATTATTGGTTACAAAATTGGAATCGGCCCAGGTTCTGTCTGCGAAACTCGAACTGTGACCGGATGCGGATTTCCTCAGCTGTCAGCCATAATGAATAATTCTCCAGATAAATATCCATTAATTGCCGATGGTGGTTGTAAAACAAGCGGAGATATTGCTAAGGCATTAGCAGCTGGTGCAAAAGCAGTTATGATTGGCGGAATGTTAGCCGGCTCAACAGCTTGTGAGCGTCCTAATGAATTTAGAGGTTCTGCAAGCCTCAGCTCTTATAAAGACCAAAATAAAGAAGCTAGTCACAGAGCGCCAGAGGGCTCTTCTCATATAATTTCTTCAATTACAGAAACACAAACTATATTGCAACAAATTAATGGTGGTCTTAGATCAGCATTTTCTTATTGCGGCGCGGCTAATTTAGAGCAATTCCATAGCATTGCTGAGTTTGTTTTAGTTACTGCAAATGGCGTAAAAGAAAACGGATCACATTTTAGGAAATAAAAAAAAAGGCTGGGGAAACCCAGCCTTCTTCTTTTTAGCGTCTTATCAGACGCTTCCGTAGGTCTCGTCATTGAGCTCATGGTAGACGTTATCAAGGAGGCCGTGATGACGTACATGTTCAAGAACAACTGCGAGGTAACTTACATAAAGAGTTTCTTCAACAAGACCGCGAAGGCCGAGTTTCATCTTTGAAAGCATTTCGCCAAGAACCGCAAGCTTAGCACGGAACTGAGCTTTTGGTAGGAACACAACGCTGTCAAGGCCAGGAAGGATAGCTTGTGCATCAACCGCAGTAGTTGCACCAGCGCGAGCAGCGATTACACGACCGCAAGCTTTCCATGTACCAGAAGCGCCGCCAACCGCAGTGCGGAATAGAGCGAACTCTTCAGCGCCAGGAACAGCACCGATTGTAAGCTGAACTTTGTTACCATCAGCAGCAATAGTTACAGAAACTTCAGCTGAAGGCATTGAAATGCCGTGGATGTTAACAGCTTGAACAACATATTTAACAACATCGCCAGCCTTGAATGATGTATTACCAGCAACTTGAGCAGTTCCTGAGATAACAGGAGTTGCAATTGTTCCGCTGGAACTCATGACAGGCTCTGGATAAGCGCGAGTATATTTGAATACAGAAGGAATGAAATCAACTGTACCAACAACTGTTTGAAGTGGGAAACCAGACTTAGCTTCAGCTTCAACGTTTGCACCACGAATAGCGTAAGCTGCGCCAAGATCACCGCGCTCAAATGGGAAGAATGTAGCACGGAAGTGAACAAGTTGGTCAACAGTACAGTGAGCTTCTACGATACGACCGCGGTTTTCGCGAACTGCAGAAACAAGCTTGTCAACTTGGCCCCTAGTAAGAACTTGGCCCTTAGCATCAGCGAAAGTTACACGGTTGTTACCGTAGCCAACGAAGTCGCCGATGATACCGCGAGCAGACTTGTTACCTTCACGGATTTGAGCTTGGATACCGCGTGGCATACGCATAGGAGCGTTGGGATTAGCAGCAAGAGTGCTGTCGATCTCACCGTTTTGGTCAAGATACATGTCGCCACCGATGTACATTGCACGCTCAAGACCTTCAGCCATTGACATAGCTGCGTTCTTGTCGTTCTCTGCTTCGAGGTCAAGCATATAGCCGCCAGCAGAGTTAACGGTTTGTGCAAGGTGAGTAATTGTTTTACGAATACCTTGAACGCGAAGGACTTCAGCAACGCGCATGTATTGTGAAACATCTTCTTGTGGAAGGAATGTTTCGACGCCCCATGTGTCGATACCGCTACGAACTGCTGTCTTAACTACATAGCTATATGTAGTTTGTGTAGCTTTGAGAGTTTGAACGTTTTTGGTCAAGAGGAAGTCTTCGTCCTCAAGAGTCAATGAACGCACGGTAGGCTCAAGGCTATCAATAGCAATTGCAGAAGTACCAGTTCTTCCTGCGTTGTTGAGACCAGGGAAGCCAGCAGCGAAAGACTTGTTGAGGCTTTCTAGCTTCTGAGCGATCATTTGAAGCTCTTGCTGATTAAGTGGACTAAAACCTGACATACATAACACCTCTTAAAGAGTTAAACAAATTTCTTATACAATTCTACACCAAAAAGCTTAAACTCATGGAGTTAAAGTAATTATACACACAGATTCATAAACAAAAAAAGTGACAATTTAATTAAATGTCCAGTTTTTTTAAATAAAATGACATTCAAAGTTAAATATCTAATATAATTAGATTTTATTCATATCAATATTATAAAATGAGATTGTTTTGCATTAACAACAAATGGTTCATGAGTAATATTTATTGTTGATAGATAAGCTTTAAATATGATTCATGAGCTTAGCGGACAGCTTTTTTTGCTCATTTTTCTCTAAAAAATAAATAGTATCTTCTATTGAAAGAAAGTCTTCCGTCATAGCGGCTAGATTGATTAGCATGGAAGGATACACAGGGAGCCAAAGGTCAAAACGACCTATTGTACTTGTTAAACCTGATAAATAAAAAATTTCAAGTGTCTCGGGATTTAATCTATGTACCTCCCAAGACTCTACCTCATAGGCGTTTGTGTTTTTGTTAAAATTTAATTTTTGATAAACTTTATACAAATAATTCATAATATTGAGTTTGAAAGCCCGTTGTTGTAAAGAAAATTTTTTATTTCATTTTGTCCAAGCCAGTCGCTAATAGGCTTAGTTTTATTTGATAGTTCATCCCAAGGGGACACAACAAACCATTCTAATTCGCCAATTTTTCGCATTTGTAGCTCAGAATTAGCATTTAAGTCCATTCTTGCAATATAGTGTTCAGTATCGTTTTTACGGACTTGATAAATAAAACGTTGTGGGTTCATTTTTTGTTCTGTTCTCCTAAGTCTTTTAGCATTTTGTTCATTTTCTGCACTTTTTGTTGTTCAAAAATATCATCTATTCTTAATACATTTGGAGTCCACCAATATTTTGATTCTACCAGATTTGTAATTTTTAGCAATTTATCTTGTGTTTCAAGATCTAATCCTGAATATTTGACTAGCATAGAGTTGAAATCCTCGGTCTCAATTCTAGGAACAACGCGTTCATACTTCACACCATAAAAATCTAAGAACCTGGCGAGTTTGCAAGAGCCATTTTCCCCGGCTTCATCAGGATCTAGACCTATATATACCTTTGGGTTATCTGGATTCTGTTCCATGGCCATCATTGCAATTTGCCTTGCCTGAGATGCAGATATCTGCGCTCCCATTGTAGCTATCCCATAATACCCAAACCATACTGCTGAAATAGCATCGAACGGTCCCTCTACTACGCATATTGGATCTTGTATTTCGCCAAATTTTACAAATGCATGAGCTTTAGGCAGATTTGCGTCAGTATGAACTTTTATTCTTGCGTCTGGTGAAATGAAACGTTTTTGAAAACCAACTAAAGTATCAAAACAGTAAATAGGAAATGCAACAGCTCTTGCAAATGGATCAATAAATACTTCATGTGTTAAATCACCAACAACACCGCGCCGTCTTGCGTAAACAGATACAGGATTACTTGGCCAATCATATACTTTATGAAATGTTCCAGGAATAGGACAATGCTGCAGTTTTAAAGTTTCATGAGGTTGATTAATCGGTGTATGCGGCATAGGTTCATCAAGATCAAACATGCCCGCATTTGGTTTAGATATTTGTCGTCCAAATAACTCTGAACGAATTTTTTTATAACTATCGGCACCGCAATCAACAAGATATTTAAGTAGTGAGAACTTTGCACCGCAAACCCAGCATTGACCAAATACTTTAGTTTCATCGTCTTCAGGTTTTAATAGCCAAACAGAATACTTACTTTTGCCGCAGCTAGGACAAAACTTCAAAATCAAAGATCTGCGATTGGCTTTATAATCAATCGCATATTTATCTAGGATGTTTATAATTGCTGTTTCAGCATGATGTGAGCTCAAAGTTTGGTCGCCCCCGCTTTGTCCACCGTGGAATGGTTTTAGTAGAAAGTTCTCCTTTTTTCCACTTGTCCACTAGTGTTTTCTTATAGGCAACTAGAGTATCTTCGATATCTTGGTGTAATGAACAGTTTGCAAAAGGTGTGAGTTGACCGACTGGCCACAAGCCTCTAGCAGATTGGATGCGCTCTAAGTTAATTGGGTCAACGAATGACGGCTTATTAAAGCGATGCTCGTATTCTGCCATCATTTCTTGCAGATAAATAAACATCCAGTCAAAGTTTCCAACAGATTTTTGTAGCCACAAGGTTACCGGATGTTTAGTGTGGGAGTTTTTTGACTTATATGGCAGGCCAGTTTCTTTTGAAATTGGATAAAACGAGTCGGAAATTTCCAAGTTGTTCATAGCGTATGCAAACAACTGTAAAGTTTCAACTGTCATTTTTACCAAACGACGGTCATCAAGAGCTTGAGCGCTTTCTTTTTGGTTCCCAATAACAAATAAATTCATAACACCCTCCGCGACAATAATGCCAAATCGAGGGTATTATGACTAACCCTCGCAGCTTTTGCAAGCCTCAGCTTTTTCAGCTTTAATACCAGCCATCGATCTTACGTAATATAAAGATTTAATGTTTGGCATTAACGCAGCCTCTTTGTGGATTTTATGAATCCACTCAGGACTTTCATTAGCATCAAAGAATAAATTTAAGGACTGTGCCTGGCAAATATACTTCTGCCTTTGATTAGCCTGAAAAATAATTTCTTTTTGGTTAATTTCATAAGCAGTTTTAAATACTTCTTTAGCTTCTTCGCTAATACCAATGATATCTGAAATACTACCGTTATTATCGATAATTTTTTCCCAAATATCATCAGTGTTTAGACTTAATTTATCTAGATATTGCACCAGAGTAGGGTTTTTTCTAATGAAAGTCCCTTTTGCGGTTTTTTGTACATACGCATTAGCCACGATTGGCTCAATTCCTTGAGAAACACCTCCTGAAATAATTGCATTGGATGTTGTAGGTGCAATTGCAAGCAAATGTGTGTTGCGAACTCCAAACCCTTTACACCATTCTGGTTCGCCAAGTTCTTGCGCCATCCATTCAGTAGCTTTTTGCGCTTCAGTTTTGATATATTTAGCCCAAGTGTGGTTGAATATTCTTGCCTGCAAGCTATCGAACGAAATCATATTGTGCTGTAAATATGTGTGATAGCCCAATACACCCAAACCAAGCGCTCTTGATTTTTGCGCAAAGCGCACCGCCGCTTCGATTCCTCGAATTTTAGAAGCCTTTCGAATAAATTCTTCCATTACACAATCTAAAAATACGGTCGCCACAAACACTGCATTGGTATCTTTCCATTCATCCCATTTTGCTAGATTCATAGAAGACAAACAACAAACAAAAGAGTGTTCTGCATCGGAGTGCAAAACAATTTCTGAGCAAAGATTGCTTGCTTTGACGCTTAGATTATTTTTTGCGTACATAGGGGGGTTTTGTTTATTAACACGATCAATAAAAAGAATGTAAGGCTCGCCAGTTTCCATTCTTGCCTTTAATAGTTTGAACCAACGACGAAGCGCTTCTTGGTCTCCGTTTTCGCATTTTTGCAAAAATTCATCAGTAATACTTACGCCAAGATGGATACCATCTAAGTGTTTTCTTACATCAACAAATTCATCAAAATCATCATGATCGATTGGAATGTATGTAGCATGTTGACCACGGCGAATGCCGTTTTGTGATACTTGGTTAACGGTTGTGCGTAATACTTCGACCCAACTAGTGGTTCCGTTACTAGAACCACCGCCATTAATCAAAGAACCGCGCCCACGCACGTCACCAAGAAAACTAGAAGTGCCACCACCATGCTTACTAAGAACTGCAACTTCAAGATTTTTATCGAAGATAGAATAAATACTGTCGTCAACATAACTACCAAAACAACTGATTGGTAGTCCGCGCTCAGCGCCAAAGTTAGATGCAACCGGAGTGGCGAGGCAAAGCCAATTATTCCAAATAACGTTAAAGAAATCTTCTTCCCATTTTTTTTGATTATTCGGCAAATAAGAGGCAGCTGCCTTAGCAACACGCCTGTACATACCCTTTGGCGTTTCTTCTGGTAGTAAATATCCCTTAGAAAGAGTAATGAATCCTTCTTCAGTAAGCCATTGGGGAGCTTCGAGGGAAGACTTTAGGTCTTTTAGTTTCATAATTTATATTCTCTTGTAGGAGGGTGATGCTTACCAGCTAATGTTGCCGAAATTCCAACCTTTGACATAATTTGTAGACCTAGCTTCAAAGAAGTCTACAAATTCTACGGCTTGGTTCAGAGGATTAAACCACGAACCGACTTTATCTGTTGGAAGATTAGTATAAATGTCATTAAATCCAAGATCGCGCATTTTTTGATTGATACGATGTTTGATAAAGTTTTTCATATCGTCTTTTTTCAATCCTTCAAGTTCGTCTTCCAAGAAGATTTTATCGATATAAATCATTTCCATATCGTGAATATGCTCTGCTGCAGTTTTTACTTCTTCTTCAAGAACAGCTATCTGTTCTTTAGAATAGTTGATTTCAGCGACAAGTGTTTTAAATAGCCAGCATCCGGCAGAAGAATGAAGGCTCTCATCTCGAATAGACCAACTAATAATATTTGCTACGTCTTTTAGTTTATTAAAACGTTGAAAATTTAATAGAATTGCAAATGAGCTAAATAACGATACGCCTTCAGTAAAGCCGGAAAAAACGGCAAGGGATAACGGCAGGTCAGTTACGTCGTTGATCTTCATTTTAGATTCAATAAATTCTGTTTTATGTTTTAAATCTTCATCATCAAGAAACGACAAATAAAATTCTTTTGTATCAAGACCAAGAGCAGTATTAAGCTTGTCATATGCCTGTGCATGAATTGCTTCGAATGAAGCAAATGTGTTTGCCATCATACAAATTTCCGGCTGGACAAACCATTTGGCAACAACATTTGTCCAATAATCAGCTACAATATTTTCTGTTTGCGTGAAAATTTTTAAGATAGTTGTAATTGCATGTTTTTCTTTTTCAGAAAATTCAGTGTGGTACTGGTGGACATCAGCATCCATTTCAACTTCTGAAGGATTCCAATGTGCTTTTTGCTGTTTTTCAAAAATATCGAAGGCTGTTGGGTATATAAATGGTCTAAAATTCGTCCGCTTCTGCAAAATTTTTGGCAAAGCTTGCATCGAAAAAATGCTCCCATTAGAAATCTAGACTAGAGTTCTATTGTCGCTCGGGTATTTAAAAATTTAATACTAAAATATTTAAAACATTGTTTTGATTATGCAAATACACTTCAGAGAACATCTTCCAGTTTTTCAGCAGTTTCCATACGATAAATACCGTAGGCAAAGTCTGTTTTAACTTTATATTTATTTTCATTACATCCTTCCCGCCCTTTGATAACGTACAGGACTGCTTCATTATCGATACGCATTTGTGGGGTTCTATTAATAGAAATAATATTATCGGCCACAAAGCAAGCATTATATGAACCCGAAATCATACTCATGTCAATTAATTGATTTTCGTCGTTATTGCGCAGCATTGCAGCGCCAGAACGATTTACTTGGAAGTGCGTAAACCCAATCATATGATGTTTTAAACAAAAATCCTTAAAATCTGCCATAGCACGATGGAGTTTTTCATGCATGCTATCGCCCGGGGCCATATGTCCAATATGTTGAATGTAGTCAATGATTACAACTTTATTTTCTGGTAATCCTTGATTTCTGCGTTCACGATTTTTTTCAGATATTTTTTGCAAAATAGAAGATGGTGGATTTTGATATACAAAATCAATCGTTACATATTTTTGTAACTCAACAGATGCTGCACGAATAGCATTCTTTTTGTCTTGAGATAGATCAGTATATTTAGATAATTCATTAATAGGAATGCCAGTCATGTTTGCATATAAACGACGCAAAATAGTTGGTTGGCGATCTTCTACAAAGATTGCGTGCACGTGTTTTTGCTGTCGAACAGCTTGAACAATTAGGTGGATGGACATCATGCTCTTGCCCCCACCAGAAGTAGAGATAAACAAATTCATAGACTGTTCTTCAAAGCCAGCCATAGTATCAAAATCAGTAATACCAATTTTAAATCGTTTATACCGTTTTTGTGAGTTTTCTTCTAAAAATTTATGGGCAGTCTCCCAATTTACAGTTTCTTCTTCTTCGGTACCAATCGACTTGATTTTGCTAAGTGTTACTTCAAGATCTCGATAAGCGGAATCAAAATCAGTATTTTTAAATTTTTTAGTAACCGATTTGTGTGAATTAATAAAAGTTTGTGCCTTGAGGTATCGCAAGAATTCAGCAAAATAGCCGTCGTTTTGTGCAAACTTATACAAATCTGCATCTAATCGCATTTTTTCGGCCAGCTGCATACTTGCATCGCGCCCATCTCCCGAAGGCTGTAGGTTTAGCCAGCCTAATAGTGCTTCCATAGATACAGGTTCATTCTTAGAGCGATCTAGCAGTACTTTTGCAATACGAAATAATGACTGATTTTCGTCGCCAATATCAAACATTTCCGGATATAAATATTCACGGTATTTGTCAATCATTGCTGGCTGCAACACTAAACGAAGAATTGCCCCTTTGAGAAACCTAGCATCAAAATTAACAATATTATCTTTAATTTCGGAGCTCATACGTTTCTTCGTCCCTTCCCTAATTTATCCAAATCTCGCTCTTGCTCTTCGATACTAGCTTGCTCGGAAACAAATGAGTCTATTGTATCTACATTGTCGTACAGGTATTCCACCATATGTCCAGTTGTAACCGGAACTGTTGCCGCAGAAATTACAGGTTTTAATTCGGCAGCATTACACTCTGGGCAATTAGTAGGTTTTTTGTCTTCCCAACATAATAACGAATGCCTACAAGATTTGCACAATAAACGTATAAGTTTCGGTTCCATATCCACCTCTGCCGATAATGTTACGCATAATTAACAAAAAAGAAAACCCCTAAGAAAAAATCTTAGGGGCGAAATTCCTAGTTCATAGGGGAGGGATAGGATTATGAACGAGGAGCTTTAATACCAATTCTTTCAAGTTCTTTATAGAACTCGCTAGCGTCTTCAACAGACTTGGATAGGTTGGCTTTAGTAACTAGGTCAGAATTAACTTTCTTGTTACCAGCAGCCTGCTCGCTGATGAGCCAGTTCGCCAAAGTTGCACCAGTCATTACTTCTTTTGAAGAATCAGATGATGATTTTTCAAGAACAGTAATTTTTGGATCTGCATATTTTTGAGCAGGAACAACAGAACCTTGCTCGACTTTTTTTGCACTGCTCTTTTTAAGAGCAGCAACTTGTGCAGTTAGGTCATCAATCTTTTTAAGAGCTGCCTTTAAGCTTTTTTCCATTTTCTCAGAAGACTCATCTTCTTCTTTCTTTCTACTAGCAAGCCACTCTTCGTGTTTCTTATTTTGCTCTTCGGAAGGGGCTTTAGGATCGGCCTTAATTTTTGACGGGTCCATAGATTTTTCAGCAGCGTCTCCGCCTCGCTTAGCAAGTTCAGCCTGAACAGCAGACATAAGCGTTTTAATTTCTTCGTCAGAAAGTTCCGCTACTTTGGAATCGAGGTCTCCGTCTTCTGATTTTTCGGCTTCTTCGGATTCAGAATCTTCCTTGTCTTCTTCTTCCTCATCACTCATTTCTTCTTCGGAAGATTCATCTTCGGCCTTTTCCATTTCTGGCTCTTCGGATGGCTCTTCGCCGCCTTCATCGCTACCACGACCTTCAGCTTCTTCGACTAAAGAAGAAATTAATTCATGGAGTTCTTCGTCAGAAAGTTTTTTTGCATATCCAGCAAGGCTTTCTTCGTCTTCTCCATGATCTGCCATATGAACTGCGTCTTCTTGCGCATCACTAGGCTCATCTTCCGCTTTTTCCATTTTAGAATCCCAAGATTTTTTGAGATCTAAAACTTCAGTCATCAGTGTATCGATGTTCTGAAACAGTTCACTTTTTTTCATCTACCACCTCTTCTTACGGTTCAAGAGCTGTAATGCGAGCTTCGTGATCAGCAGCGGTTGATTCTAAAGTGCTGACTTGGCCCTGTAGCGTAGTAACAGCGCCTTGAAGAGCAAGAACTGCTGCTTGAAGAGCTGCAATTGCTGCGGATTGATCTGCCACTTCGCCAGCCGCAGCCGCTTCAATTAGATCACCTAGTTTGATACCAGATTGATCCGCAGGAAGGCCGGGAAGGTTTAGCGCAGGCTGTGATTTTGAAAAATCATTTAGAAGTTTTTTTACTTCAGGGGTTAAAAGAGCCATGCTTATCTACCTCATGTTTTAAAAATAAATGGGCCTTTCGGCCCACTAAATTAGGCCAAAGAACCAGGAGCAGTGCCGCGGCCATAAGGCATAAGCACACCGACTTCAACACCTGCAGCATCCCATGTTGCGGCAGCAGTTGCAAGGGCTCCACTTGGAGCAAGAGCAGGAGCAGTTCCGGCAGCAGTTTGTTTTAACTTAACTGCAGCGCCGTTTTGGCCGCGAAGAACATGAAGTACATCTGGAAGGAACTTATGAAGTCCACCAGCAGCAGGCGTTGCCGCTGGAGATTCAACGATGAGTTCAACTAAAGCAGCACCTTCAGCAAATTGGCCAGCAGCATGGAGTTGAGTTTTCATTGAATCCGGCCATTGAAGACCAGCAACTTCCCAAGCCTTGAAACGGAGGAAGCATTGAAGATCACCAGCCGCTGAACCTGCAGAAGAAAGATTCAACCAAGCAATAACATTGCCATCAGAATCAAGAGAAACAACTTTAGCCTTAGCTTTTGAATAGCCAAGGTTTTTTAGATTGTCTTCGAGCTGTTTAGCAACTTTGGAAAAACGTGGACTAGCCATATTAAAATACCTCTGTAAAGAAAGAGTGTTAAACTACAAAAAATTATACACTAAAATCCTGGGGAAGAAATGCTCTTTTTCACAATATACGGCACACTACTCTTGTTTTGAGCGCCACCGATTGTCACAATTAACTGTACAGAACCCGAAAGAATAGTAGCCGCGTCATCTGCAGATAAAGTTATTTGAAATAACGATTTATCATTAGGTGATACTACGGTTGCAGTTTTTGAAATAGTTTTAGCGGTTTCCCCGCTTTTTGCCGGCCTAGATCGTAAAAACGCAACGTTGACTGTCGTTGAATTGTCTATAATAAATCTTCTATTCCCTAAACCGTCGGTTTTTGTTAAAATGAAGTATAAAGTGGTCGGACTACCACTAGATACTTCCCAACTTTTTATGAAAGTAAAATCATTTATGTTGCTAAAATACTCAATTGGTTGGATTCCAAACATTTCAGTAAATCCTTTTTTTTATTATTTAATGATATCATATTTATGATATTTATATTTTAGTAACATGATAAGAGGCAAAAAATGAGTTTTATTCAAAAATTTGGAGCAAATAAACTTGGAGTTTTTGATTTTAAAGGGACTTGGGACGCCTCATCTAATAATCCAGAGTTAACATCGGGAATTGGGAAAAAAGGAAATTATTACATAGTTTCTCAAGCCGGCTCAACCTCTATAGATAATGAATCAAATTGGGAGGTTGGGGATTGGATTATTTTTAGTGGAACAGAGTGGCAGCGCCTAAATACTGCTGACGGAACAGTTCAAGCAAGTGAAAAGGGAGTTGCAAATGGTGTAGCTACACTGGATTCAACAGGCTTTGTACCCGTAGAACAACTTCCTCCATATCCATCCGCACCAGTAACTTCTGTAAACGGACTGACCGGAGATGTAATAATTGCCACCGGAGATACCGCAATATCAGATAGTATCACTGACGGCGTAACTAATATTGCCCCGTCGCAAAACGCAGTCTTTGACGCTCTAGCTTTAAAAGCTAATGATGTCGATGTAGTAAAAAGTGTAAATAACGTATTGCCGGTAAGTAATAACGTATCTATTAATACAGATAATATTTCAGAAGGCGATACTAATTTGTACTTCTCTGCTACCAGGGCAACCGAAGCGGTTGTTGTGAATTCAACTTCTGGTAACGAAACAGATCAGTCTCCATCTGTTGATGCCATTAAAGCCTATGTAGATAACAAAGTTGGTGGTACTGGATTCGGGCAACGTTATAATTATTTTTTGAATACCGAAATTACTACATCTTCAACATCTTACAGCTCGATCAGCGAATTGACTTCTGCTAGTTTGCCAATAGGTCTGTATAAATTTAAATTCTGGGGATTGATGCAGAGCAGCACAGCAACAAATGGCGTTGGTGTGCGTATTGACGGAACAGATGCGGGTATTTCTACCTGCTTCGCGTTCTGGAATATTTCACAAGCTGCCGACGGAACAAATAGTACATTTTCTTATGACCAAACAGGTTTAACAACAAACGTTGTTTCTCAATCAGCGCCAGCTGCAAACACAAATTTTTTGGTTATAGGCGATGGTGTTTTTAGAATAACATCCGCCGGGACGATTTCGATTCAAATGAGATCGGAAGGGGCGCATCTTATTAAAATGATGCCGGATTCTTGTTTTTCGATTGACTTGATTTCAGCCAGCTAATTTGAAGTGTTTCATAAACAAAAAAACCCCACCAATTTCTTGGTGGGGTTTTTTTTTACTATACCGAATTAGATAACAGATCTGGTCTGGTATTTAATGCGAATTTTATCGCCCTCAGCAAGTGCTTCCTCGCCACCGGGTAGTAAACTTCCATCAAACGCCATTCTCCAATTGTCGCCAAGATTGATCAAAGAAAAATCATCGCCTTCATGGATAGCTAGTCTGTCTATAAACGCTACTAGAGAGCCCTCTGCATATTCTGCGCCAAATCCTAAATCAACATATCCATCAGCAATCATTTGTGCAGTGATTTCAAAGCTTCCTGAAACCCACGTAATATCTGCCAATTGATTCAACGAAGAAACAACTTGGGATTTTAGCTCATCAAGTGCAGACTTAACAGAAGCTTCTCCGCCCGCTGCAACTGTCCAATCGCCAACAGAAGCTGGAACGAATTTAAAGTCGCCTGCAGATGCACCAAGAGCCATTCGCGTACCAGCGGCAACATTTTCTGCAGCGGCTGATCTTGTGACGTTGGTGAACAAATAAGGAGCAGAACCGGTTTTTGTTAATGCACAATAAGCAGCTCCGTTATGTAACATAACGTCTCTTAGGTAGAGAGCACCAGGGCTTGCAGCCGAAGACACCAAACCAGCAACGTTTGTAAATGCAGATTTTGCAATAGAAACAATACCCGCATTATGAACAACAGAGTGGATTCTTTCACAGTTATTAACTACAAGAGTACCGCAGTCTACAAGCTGTTGAGCAAGAGCTTGTTCTTGATTCAACGAAACACTCTGGTCTGCTGCAGGAGTACCTTGCATTTTTAGACCATAGTGGTAGCCATTTGTGAAATCATGCCAACGGCGCCATGCACCAGAAAATTGGACGGTACCAGAAAAACCGCAATTTTCGAAATAGTGGCGACCAGCAGTACCGTTGATAGTTAGCACTGTATTATTAACACCGCCCGGAGCTTCAATGAAGATATTCTTCATTTTAATACGAGTAGTATTTGCACCAGCAATTGTGATTGTACCAACTAGTTTAATTGGAATAATACCGTTAATTAAACCATCTTCGACCATGATTGTACATTTTCCGCCGCCAGCAGCAGAAAGAGCATTCAGGCCAGCCGCAGTACGAATTGCATCTGGGTCAATACTAATACTAAGAGGTCTAGCGTTATTACCAGTTTGCATACTTACGTTTGCACCAGTGCTATCTCCAGCAGCAAGCGCACGAATAACGACTACGAAGTCATGATTTGCATCACTATTTCCGTAAGTCATGTCATCTAGTTGAGTATAGCCATGGTTAATAGCGGCTTGGATGGTATTGAATGGCTTAAAAACAGTACCATCTGGCGTATATGAAAGACTTTCAGATTCTTTATGCCAACCGCCGGGAGCAGTAAGGTCTACATAGAGGAATCTGCGTGAATCAGATGGGTTAAGACGCTCAGAAATTCGTTGCTCAACAGAGTCAGCAACGCTTTCGTCGCCTTCTAGTGTATCTAGTCTGCCATCAAGAGCACTAATTTGGCTTGCGATTGTTGAAGCAAAGTTTTCATCATCGCCAAGAGCTGCTGAAAGTTCTTGCAATGTATTTAGAAGATCAGGAGCTGCACCAACAGTTGCTGCAATCTGTGCATCTGTATAGCTGTTTGCGGAGCTTAACGCACCAGAAACTTCGGTATCAACATAGCCTTTACGAGCTAGATGCTCTGCATCTGAAGGGTCAACGGATGCCTTTGGAAGAACTAGCATACGAAGATCGCCAGAAGCATCTAGCTTCATGAGCTCAACAACGTTATCGCTAGCGTCTAGGGCGCGAACGGATTGATCGTTAAGAAGAAGCAGTTTCGCACCATCAACTGCATTATTCTTAATAAACTTCTTTTTAATCTGCATAACAAAATACTCCTTTGTGTGTGTGAAAAAACACTATAAAAGTATATCACATCTTTTTATTAATTAATCGAGATATTCTTCTAATTCCTGAACATCTACTCCGAATAATTCTATTGAATAGCTATGGCAGGATTTCTTTCCCTGCCCTAATGAAAACGCAAAGTGCCAATCTTCTGGCAGAAACTGTGGAATGTTTGTTTCCTCCGATCCGTTCTTCTCTAAATACCCAACATATTCTCTCAACGCTTCAAGGTACGAGCCTTCAAAATCATCTGGTAACAAAAACTCAATTTTTGCAGAAAATTTCTTTTTCATTATAATACTATACGCCTCTTAAAATTTCTTTAGCCCTTGCCGCCTGCTCCATTTGATCTAAATCTGCTTCAAGGCTATATCCACCTAAATTTGTCACCAACAAACCTAGTTCAAAGGCGTTTGTGATAACTGACCGAATAGTTTCAAAACTATCAGCAACTCCATGGTCTAAAAAGTTTTCGACCTTTTGGATATCATTGTCGGTAATATAATATGTTTGATTTTTATCAAAATGCTTCATAGGCGTTTCGCCAAAATTTGTCATAATCACATTATGAATGCTCGCAAGCGCTGTCTGTACGGATTCAGAAACCTTAGCTTGCTGCCCCGCTCGCATGTACGATGCACCGCAGCCCGGCAGAGCTCCTGAGCGTGAACAAGCTTGCGAAGCTTTAATAGCGTCATCAGCACGGTCGGCTCGTTCTTGTAGATCACTCATTAACGAACCGCCAATAATAAGCTTGACACAACCACCAGTCAGCGATGCATTACGGGAATGAATGATGTCACGATCCATTTGGCTTGGTGCTAGGCGAGCCGATTCTTCATTTTGTTCTGCTCGCTCAATAATCCAATTACGTTCAGATTTGCCTAAGATGAAAGTTTTATGTGGTCCAATCCGAACTGACTGGCAGTCGCCAAAATCTTCTATCACCAAGTGAGTTAAACTGCCCCCATCCATAACTTTTGCCCCAGTATACGAGGCAATATCATTAAGTTGTTGGACCTGCCCATTCAGCTCTGCCGAGGGCGTGGTTCTTACAACAAACACTTTTGCATTAGGGTTTTGTCGATTAAAAAATGCCAAATTTGCAGCCAAATCTTCAGCAATCTGATGACAAATAATCAATAAGTTCCATCCACCGGTTGCATTTCTTGCTAAAGACTCCAGCATTGGCTTAACTTGAGACATCATCATTAGGTCGCCGTTATATGGCAATACATGGCATTTTTTAAGAGTAAACTCGGCATTATTTGCTAAGTTTGGTCGAATGCTTTGCGCAAATGGCAGATAATAGCTGTATCCTGTGCCAGCTTGGTAACCGTATTCCTTATCAATCCTATAAGGATCTTTAGACATAGGGTTCTTTTCTACAATTACAGTTCCATAAGCTGAGCTTTGAGATACTGCATCCATTACAAACTTAGTAAGCTCCTCATCTCCGTTAGCACTAGTAAGCGCCACTTTATAAACTGCTTCATCACTAGCCACAGCTTCGCTTTTAATAGCCTCTATAGCATTTTGAATTTCTTTGCGAAACTTTCGAGCTGCCGCCTGTGGATTATTTCCACTATTGACCAGAGCCTTAGCAAAAGCTGCAGCCATTACAATAGTTGAAGTTGTGCCGTCTCCGGATGACACAACCGAGTTTGCACTAGCCTGTAGGCAAAGTTTATGCACGGCGTCAAATACCGGATCGGTATAACGCAAACTGTTTAATACATTAAACCCGTCTTTAGTATGAGAAACAGAAATTTCATCGGCAGAATTACGACGACTTAAAAGAACAGTTTTACCACCAGGCCCAAGAGTACTGCCAACAATATAGGAAATTTCTTCCAATGCTTGAACGGCTTTATTTCTTGCCTCGTGTCCATATTTTATTTCTTTTGCCATGATTTATCCTGTACCTCGCTTTTACACGCCTTATCATAATCTTTGATAATTTTATTAGCCGTAAACTCATCTGAAGTTATTGCATACATTTGCAAGTTTGAATGTAATGCAAACCTTGCCATTGACAACTCAGGCAGACCCAGTATTAAAAATTTTCTACAAATGAGCGGACTCGCTAAATTTGCTAAAAGATAACCTATCTCCCACGCAAATTTTTTTGATACAGTCTGCCCGCTTCCCTCTTTTGGCTGAAAACTAACATCCCAAACGTTTGTGCAATCGCCAATTTCGGGATTAAACCAGTTGGTTGTTTTAGTATTCGGCTCTTCGTTCTTAGTAAATAAGATGCCGACTTCTCCAAGTGGGGATAAATGATTAGGAGGCTGCCTACACGGCTGCTGCGAAACAATTGTTATATAATCATAAAATTTAAAACCAATTTCATCGCCCAAATAAACATTGCTCATAGCTTTGAGGCGCAGTTTTTTTGGAAGTCTGCTGTATTGAAGGGAAATATGGTTATTTTTTTGAGTTTTATACAGCTGCTGGTACATTTTTTTAGCGTCTTTGGACTCAAGGGGCAATTCAATGATGCTAAAATCGCACTGCGGATAAATGCTTTTATTATAAATATCGTCCGTGATCATTATCACTATTCTGCCGTCTGCACTTGTGATTTGCATCGCTGTTCCTGTAATTGCCTAGATATTTTTCTAGCGAAAAGAGCAAATTCTCTGATCCGCTGTTTTTTATTCTTTGCCTCTGATAACCATAAAGCCTCATTAAATATTTTGCAAGCTTCATGTAAACCGTGATTGATAACTAAGGGTTTAGCATAAACGCGAATGATACTCCACGTGTTACCATTGCCTAATCTTGTTGCTAGATATTGCGGTGTAAAAACAAATCCCGTAGAGCAGAAATTTTCTATCAACTTCCAATCAATCATGAAACCCCGGCGTTTCCAGTGTGCTTTATACTCATTAATATCTTTTGATAGGCTAGGCATAAGCAATTGGCGTAACGCAGTGGCTTTTCTTTCATGTGTATTCCAAAATTGTTTAAAATCTTCTAGACCAATATCAATAAAAAGATTATTTTCGGCCATTTTTAAATGTAAAATAAACGCTAAAAGTTGTTTAAAACCTTTCATTAGCCATTCTTTTTCTACACGCCAGATTTTTTTTAAAGTTTGTTCGTTTTGTTTAGAAATAGAAAGGTTTTTGTAATCATTTTCAAAAACTTTTTTCAGAAAATCTTCAACCAATTCATCATTCAGAATAAAATTATTTTTTTGAGTATGAATTTTTTTCTCAAGTTGTTTTATTTCAAACACAAATTTAATGAATCGCTTAATTGTTTGAGCCTCAACAACAATCTGTTTTTCATCAATAAGTTGAATGTTTTTTTCTAAAATCTGTAGGCATTTTTCTGGATTTTTGATTAATGAAATTTGTAGACAATCAATAAAAAGATTATCTAAGAATTTGATTTCCGATTCAAAATAAAACGCCTTATCTATTTTCCCAGTCCCAAAATATTTGTTTACCGATTTATTAAAATTGATCTCTTTAGATAAGAGTATTAACCGGCTGAAGTCTTCAACGGGTTCAATTTGTTCTTCTGGATTTAGAAAACTATCAAACTCTCTATAATATTGAGTGTATCTAGAAATAGATAGAGCAGCCTTCGATAAAAAATCTGCACTTAGTGGATGGGTTTTTCGAATATTTGAAACATTATGCTTACTAAGCAAAGATCTAATTTGAAAATTTGAAGACTGAGAAATACAACCAATAATATTAATAAATCTACTCGCATATTGGTTTTTTACAGTTTGATTATTAAATGTTGATGCTCGTTCTATAAATTCTATAGTTTTTTTCAGATCATTATCTAATCTATAGAAATCGCGTTTTTCAAATGGGATTAAATTATCTTGCAAAGAATGGATTTCAAAAGAATCAAGCGCAATCTTCGAAGTCCAAAAGTTTCTATTTCTTCCCTGCTCTCGTTTAGTGATATTAATATATCCATTCTCAATCCACTCTGGAAAATACGCAAGATGATAAAAACCTTGTTTTTTAGATAACGATGCGTTGAAATCAATATAATCTTGAATATCGTTAAATAAACTTTGTATTATATCTTTTTGTAACTGTTGATAGTTTTTAGGTTCTATATTTCCGTTCGCTACAAAAATAATATGCCAGCCGACACCACTAGAGCTGTTGACTAACAGACATTTACCGTTTAAAATTGAATTAAGTTTAGAAAAACCATTCACAATTTTTTGCGTGATTTCTGGCAAATGTTCTTTTAAATCGAAATCAATCACAAATGTAGTTTGTGGCAAAAAGTCATTCGTCGGCTGCACAAACGGTATGTATCGATTAGTTTTTATCTGTTTGATTTTTTCAATGTTTTTCTTATTATAAAAAACTAGATATTTTTTATCTTTATCTTTGTTTTGATCAAGAAAAAGATTATTGATTTTAAAGTATGGAATGATTTGTGTATCTTTTTCCCATCGTCTTCTGACAAAGAATGGAAAATATATATTTTGCGCTTTTGCCATAGCGTCTTCTTTTTTGGGTTTGTTTTTAAATAAAACCACAATCGTAGAAATAAGAAAACACCTATCGGATGACAACTGAACTTTTTTGTTTTCAATTTTATTAATTTTGGTACGCTAGCTTTAAAGTGAGGTGCTATGAATTGTTTAGTAGTCGGGGACATCCATCTAACACACCGCAGATTAAAGCGTTCAGAGTTGCTGTTATCTCGGTTAACTGAAACTATATCTTCAGTTAACCCTGAGATGGTAGTTTTACTAGGTGACGTGTTTGACGAGCACGATATTGTTCGTAATGATTGCCTCACTATTTTTTCTGAGTTTTTAAGCGCAAACAGCCATGTAAAGATTGTCCATATTCTTGGCAACCATGAAATGAACGATAGCAAGACTTTCTTACCTAGATTTCATGCTCTTGCGCCATTTAAAAACACTCCAAATTACGTTGTGGTTGATCATCCTATATATGATTGTATTGATGATACACACGTCGGTTTTATTCCTTATTGCCCTCCCGGAGCATTCCATAAAGCCATGGAGATGTTATCAGGAAGAGAAACTTTATTGTTTGCTCATCAAGAATTCAAAGGCTGTTTGATGGAAGCTGGGTTAAAAAGTGAACATGGCGATGAGCTTCCATCGTGCAAGGTGATTAGTGGACACATCCATGGTGAACACACCGTAGGAAATTTAATTTGGTACCCCGGAACTCCATGCCAACATCGATTTAGTGAAGATGAAGAAAAGTTTGTTTTTTTAATTGACATTAAAAATGAAAATTATAAAGTTATTCAGGCTATTGACTTACAAATGCCAAAGTTTGTTACACGTGAAATAAAAATTGAAGACGTCAATAAATTCCAGATTGATCCTGTAAACGAATATCGCATTGTTATCAAGGATACATCGTTTAACATTATTGCGTTTAAGAAAACAAAAGAATATAAAAAATTGGCTAAGCAAGTTAAGTTTAAATTCATTGCGGAAGATCATCAAGAAAAAACACAGCGCAAGTTACAGGCAAATACAAAAAGTTTTACCGAACGTTTTTCTGACTATGTGAAGGAACGTAAACTTGAAAAATCGTATCAATTTATCTTTGACAAACTTCCGTAATCATAACGACGTATCTTTTTCTCTACCCGAAACTGGCATGGTGCGTATTCATGGGCGCAGCGGTGTGGGAAAGTCGTCTGTTTTTAAAGCTATTAGCTACGCTTTTTATGGTAAACAGAATAAGATTACGACATGGAATGAAGAAACTACATCGGTACAATTCGACGGTTTTGATCTCTCAATAACTAGAGGTCGTGGCCCAAACATACTCAAGGTAAACGGGCTTAGTTCATCTACCGCGCAGAATGAAATTGAAAATATTTTGCGTATGAATAAAACCGAATTTGATATTTGTTCATATGTTGCTCAAAATCAAAAGAATAGTTTGATTAATTTGTCTCCTTCAGAGCAAATGGAATTAATTAACGAGCTTGCGTTTAAAGGCTCTGATCCATTTAAACAAAAAGAAGAAATTACCGAAAAAACTAAGGAAGTGGGTAATTTACTTAGCCAATTAGAACACAAAGAACAAAACATCCAAGACAAAATAAAAGAAGCTAAAAACACAATCAGCTCTCTGTCGGAAACTATGTTTGATGTACAAGGTGCGCCAAAAGATTTACAGAAAAAAATTACTGCGACAGAAGGTCACATTTATACGTTAACTCGTAAGATTGATGAACTCAAAAAAGCTCGAGATGAATTTAATGAAAACAAAAATCATCCAGCACGTAACGTATTTCAATCGGCCTCCGATTTTTTATTTAAATATGAAGAAAACCTTCAAGAATTAACAGTAAAACAAGCCGAATATAAAGAAAAGCTGCTTGATTTCAAAGAAGATTATGTTAGCAAACAAATAAACGAATATTTAGAGCAAGCCAAAAAACTGAAGCAAGAATTAAACAAAATGGAATGGCTGCTTTCGCAGATGCAAAACCTAGAAAGATATCAAGAACAAAAACAGTTGTCTTTGGGCAAAATATTTAATCTCACACAGAATATTGAGCTATACGGCGAACCAGAGATTGTAGACAGAATTTTAGATTTAAAAATAATTTGTGAAGAGTTTCTTAGCCATCACGATGCTGTAGAATCAATTTCAGTCACTAATTTTGAATCTGAAATTAATACAAAAATTCTTAAACATAAAAACAATATTCAAAAATTTGAGTTGGCCGCAAGCCAATTGGGTGATCATTTAAAAGAAATGCGAAAGTACAAAGTTTTATCAGATGATGTTGAAAATAACATTTTGGGACTACAGAAAAAGAAACAAAAAGCTGACCAAATTATTAACACAAACGCTAATTTGATTCCAATGGCTGAACTAGAAAGCAAAATTCAATCTGCGTTTATGAAAATAGAAACATATTCAAATGAACTAAGCAAAGAAACTTCTAAGAAGAATGCTTTGCAAGCAAAGCTTGATCAGATTAATAAAAATGCAGAAATTAGCAATAAAATTAATGAGTACGAGCAAAAATTAAATGCGTTAACAGAATCTTTAGTAGAGATTGCAAAACAGAAGCAAGACGCTAAAGAACTATATTCTGGCTGCAGTGAAATTGGCGAAGTTTGGCAGAAGTCAATGTTGGAATCGCTAGAAAGTATTATCGATGAAATTAATTTCCGTGCTACATATTGGCTAGATCTACTGTTAGACGGTCGAGTTAAAGCCGAATTAAAAACTACTAGAAAGCTAAAGTCTAAAGATAAAGAAATTTCCGCAATTAATTTAGAGCTAACATGTGATGGACAAGTATTAGAAACACTCAATGAAGATGATTTATCTGGTGGTCAATTTAGCCGTTTGGTTTTAGCGTTTCAATTAGCTTTATCAGATATGTATAATAGCCCGATTTTGATGCTTGATGAAAGCCTGCAAGGTTGCGATCTTGCTACACAGGAAATCTGCATCAGCGCGATTAAAGAAATTTCAGATCGTAAGCTTGTGCTGATGATTGAGCATCATACGCAAGATTACTACTTTGATGAGGTTGTTTACATTGAGTAAATGGGAAGACTTTTTAGCGAAAGTTAAGGACGTAAAACAGAATTATGAAACCGGCGAAATTAAAATTATGGTTTCGCCAATTATAACTATGATCATGAGTGGTGCATTTGACGACTGCTTTCCAGAACCACTTACAGTAGACCAGAGATTTGCGGCTGTTGAGCAACTTAAAAAGGCGTGTAAGTCTACCGCCGGTTTTCCAAAGATCAAAGACCAACGCATTCCTATGGAAAAAATCACGTCTGACTTTGATCGTCAGCTGTGGTTGGCTGATTTTAATCCAATTTTTTCCATTAACTTTTGTAATGTATATCAATCTGCGCTACAGCAACTGGGCTTTAAACCTACTAAAGAAGAATTTGCCGAAGTGTTTCCATTCGCTCGCCAATTTACTATTGATCAAAATGGCCAGAAAGTAGAAGACCGTGTAGCAATAGCTAAAAACTACAAGGGGACAATATCTGAATTTTCGGTAAAAACTGGCATGTGGCGTAAAGCATTTTTTGGTTATTTTAATGGATATGCCACTAAAAAGTATGATGGTAAAGAATTTATTGAAGTTTCTATCTTTGATGGCAGCGATGATGTTCGAGTGCGTATGTGGCCAAAAGATCGGCTAGTCGATGATCCAGTTTCTGGTATAAAAAAGAAAGTATTTGAATACGATCCTAAAATAAGTAAAAAGCTAGGTTCTTATCGCCATAAACTTTGTTTATTTGTGGGAAAAGTTGGCGTAAGTAGTTTTACGAAAAAACCATATTTTAATCTACAAGATATCATCGACTTTTCAATTTAAATTTATTACCATCAATAGATGGCAAAGAAATCTAAAAAGAAACGTAAGTGGGTATTAAGAGCGTCGTTAATTTCTGCAATTCGGCGTTTATTTTCTATTAGTCCAATCAAAAAACTTGTTTTAGAAAATGCCAAAATTCCATATAAAGCATCTAAAAAAGACGGAACAGAGAGCAAGGCAAAAAGAGTTAAGTATAAGTGTTGCTCCTGTAATAAAATTTTCGATTATAAAGAAATACAGGTAGATCATGAAGATCCAGTAATTGAGATTTCTGGATGGAAAGATTGGAATACATATGTTGATCGAATGTTTGTTGGCATAGATTTTTTTGATGAGGAAAACATAACTGATGAAACCAAACAACACATATTATCAAGACTAACCGTAAAATGTATTCCTTGTCATAAACAAAAAAGTATTGTTGAAAATAAAGCAAGGCGAAAACCAAAGAAACCGTCTAGGAGAAAAAAATGACCGTTATGTACGACCGTTCTTATTCAATTCCAGTAATCATAGATTTATCAGATCTTAAAGAAGATGAAGCTCAAGTTATTATTCAAGGTGTTGAAAAATATTCACCCATCCAACTTGGATACGTTTCTGATTACGCAATTCAAATGGCGGAAGAAATGAAAACAAAAGGATACGCGGCATCTCTAAGTAGAGAGATGCCATTTGAAATTTCTGCAACTGAAGCGAACGTCCTTTTTGCTAATTGCCTTAAATTATTTTCCGGCACGACAGCTCTTCGCAGAACCCCTGATACGAGTCGAGTTTCTAAAAAAATTGAAAGCAATCGTGATTTTATGCGAATCGTAGAAGATCTAACTTTGCAACAAGATAACATTAGCGTTTCTCAAATTTTTAGAACTGGTGAGCTACAATCAAACGTATTTTACACATTTCGACGCACACCACTTAATAGTCGTTTGTCAAGAACCGTAATTGCCGTACCAAAAGGGGGTGGTAAAAAGTCGCAAGAAGAAAAAATTGCAACCGTGATCAAAACAATCGAAGAAGGCATCGAGTTATCAAGAGTAACCGCTGCTGCTAATAATTCAATGAATCCGTCGCTAGCTAAATTTCAATACCGTTAAAAGGAGCCGTAAAATGGAAAATTTTGATTATTCACTTCTTGAAAATGAAGACTTCTCTGTTGGTAAACAAAAAGAACAACGCGAAAAAATCAACTATGTTGGCGGTGCTAAAAACACTACTTGGCCACTTACGTTGCGTGTAGTTGTTAATCAACATGTTGGTAAACCTCGTCCATACGCAGAAAACCATTTCCATGAATACACTTTGAATGGTGAATACATGCGTATTCCATGCCCTCGCTCTGTTGGCAAAACGTGTTCTATCTGCGATGCTCATTGGAAGCACCGCGATGAAGCCGTCAAGCTCGAAGAAATGGGTGCTAAAGCCCCTGGTCATAAGATGCATGAAAAATACTTGAACCACTCTACGCTTGCTAAATCCTTTGAGCAAAAACGTAGATTCTCTGTTCTTGTTGTTCTTCGCGGCGACGACAAGATTTCGGTACTTGATGCTAAAACTTCGTTGATCAAGTCTATCTTTGGTGACGCCGGCAAAAAAATCAGTGGTGTTGTGCATAAATTTAAAGATTATAACGCACAAGTTTACAATCCTTCTGAGCCTACTGGTTGGATGGTATTAAATAAAACTGGAGAAAAGCTCGACACTCGTTATTCCGCAGATCTTTGCGTTGAATCAAAGATGGTTGGTCGCCAAAAAACCGAAATGCTTTATGAGCAAACACTCCCTAATTCTGTTAAAGATCGCCTCAAAGATCCAGAAAAGATGATCGATTTAGTGCAAATGTTTGCTTCTCGCCTTTGGAGTGAAGATGAAATGGCTGCATTTGTTGCGTCTGGTGGCACAGAACTTCCTGAACGTTTACTCCGCAAATCTGCTAACAGTGGAGAAGAAGGTAGTAGTAAGCCGGCTGCAAGTTCTGCATCTGTTGATTTTGACAGCACAGATGATGAGAACTGGAATCCCTTCTAATAGTACTCAATAATTTGTTTTTGACCGACCATGCATTTGGTCGGTTTTTTTATATATTAGGTGGACATATGGCATCAGAAGTTGTTTCTAAGCGCGATCAAATGAACATGATCGCTAATCAACTTGCTCCTTTTATTGCAAAGAGCAAACAATCTGTGCAAGTTAGCGAACACGACGCTCCTGTGTTTTTACAGTCAATGCGTGAAGGACTGCTTGCCATTTCTGAGCTAATGACTAAAGCACAATACTCTTTGTCTAAATCAAAGATTGAAAAGGAACGAATTGAATCGGTATTACGAATTGAAAAATTCCCCGAATGGGCGGCTGAAAAAAATCTACAAAAACCCACAGAAAAAGATAAACAGGCATTTATTTGTATTCAACCAGAATATCAAATGGCACAAGAGGATGAAGCATATTGGGAGAGCGTTTATTCTTATTTATCTTCAGTCCGTTCAGTGCTATCAATTTCCATAGATGATGTTAAGAAAAATATTTATGGCCGTACTAACTTTAACAATATCAGCATCCGTGCATGAGGTAATAAATGTCAAAACTACCAAGTTATTTATCGTCAATGTTAAAAATGGAGCGAGTAGCCGTAGCCAAAGAATTTTCTAATAAACAAAAACAAGTTCGCTCTACCGGTTCGGTTTCATTTGACTGGGCCGTAGGCGGTGGTATTCCGGTCGGTGAACTAGTTATGCTGTGGGGTTCACCCGGCTCGGGTAAAAGTCTTATGGCTCTAAAGCTGCTTGCACAAGAACAGCGGATGAATCCAACTAAATACGGCATATTTATCGACACAGAATATGCGTTTAACCCCGAACGTGCAGCCAGTTTAGGTGTTGATCTCGACCGTCTGGTAGTTATTCAATCAAACACGTTTGAAGGTGCTATTAAGCCTCTAGCTAAGGCAGAAGAGGAAATCAAAAAAAACAAGGATTGTTGCGCAATTGTCCTTGATTCCGTTAAAGCTCTTACTGCACTTGGCGAACAGGGGGCAATGGAAGAAGGCGATGTTAGCGGTGCTGCTAATGGATACGGTGGTATTTCTAAAAGCATCAATCCAGCCTTAAACGTATTAAACCGTATTGCTAACGAGTGCGAAGTGTTGGTCGTGCTTACTAACCATGCTATGGCAAACCTCGATACCCGTATGGCTAAGTACTATCCATGGGTGCTTACTGGCGGTCAACGGCTAAAACACCTATGCTCGACTATTATTTTTTTGGAAAAGGCAACTGGCATGAAGGACAAGCTGGTCTCCGAATCCAAAGACGGCCAAGGCAAGAATATTGCAGTCGGTTCTAAGGTTCGCTGCAAAGTTAATAAAACGCGCCTTACTGTCGAGGGCAAAGCTGCTGAATTCTGGTTAAATATGGAAAGTGGCGAACTAGCTAACCAATACGAAGAACTTGTTGAGCTAGCTCTTAATCTCGGTGTTCTCTATAAAAAAGAAACAGGAAACACAATTTATTTTGGCCCGGAGGAGCTTGGAATCAAGGGGGGAAATATGTCTAAGTTTGTAGATTTGGTCAAAATGGATGAAAACCTATACGCCAAAATCAAGCAAGAAGTATTTACTTCAAAAAACATGGGTATTGCTATGAATGCTGATATTTACGAGGGATGATATGGACAAGAAAGAAAAAATTAAATTACTGAGCGATGTTCAATCGGCTCTCGAGAATGAAGCTCTTAAAGAGGGCATTTTGACCCTTCCTAGCGGAGAATTTCTTTGGGGGCATATTCAAAAAAGCCTAAACATTGTGCTGGAGCAATTACTAGAAAATAACAATCCAGAAACGGCTAAAGCAATATCCGAAGTAGAAGAAAAGGCAGTAAAGCTAGCGGCTCTGTTTAAAGAAATTTCTAGCAATCCTGTAGTGGAAGTATTGCAACGAATTAACCAAAATCTTTCTTCTCCTACACCAAAACAGCAGCAACCTGTGGGAAACGGGACAACGGCGGCGAATCAACGCACGCCGTCGCCAGTACTAACGGCAACACAAGAGGAGTTGCAGAGGGAGTGGGAAGAACAACAACGCCAGAATGCAGTGCCATCGCGGCGCCGCGGAGGCGGAGGAGCATTTGGTCCGTACTAAAATCGGGAATTAAAAAATGTCTACAGTACATATTAAAGGCTTTGGATTGATTGGTTCACTTCTTGCTTGGGAGCTTACTAGTAGAAAAATTATGTTTTCGTGGGAAGACGACGATTCACCCGGTGCATGGAAGGCAAGTACTGGGTGTATTTACCCATCAGGTGAAGAGCTAGATGCAATTAATTATAACCTTTGGCTACAATCGTTCAGCCAAACAGACCGCAGACCAATTATTCTTTTTTCAGAAGCTGTCCCTTACGGATATACCCAAAAAAGCATTCCGCATCATAATAATTCTAAAGAACTCAGGTACGTGCAAACTATAGGTAATATTAAAGTTTTAAACAAACAATCAATGCATGTTAATGTACAAGCGTTTGTGCAGTTTACCCAAGATTTTTTCTTTTCTTCTCGCATAAATAAAACTCCAACAAATCGCCTTATTATTCACGCTAATGGTTTTCATAAATATAAACCTACCGATTATCGTTGGGGATGGTCGGTAGAGTGCAAGCCAAGCGGAGAAGTATTTGATCGTTATCCAAGATTTTGTTTAAATGCAAAAGAAGGTCGTTTTATTAATGCGTATCTATATCCAAAACCCACTACCGATGCCTATTATCTTGGTACTCATTTTATTTATCAAAAAGAACAAAAAGATTTAGAAATTAAAGATAAAATTCAAAAAATTATTGAGCATATTTCTAAAGTAACCAATGGCCAGGTAAGTATTGAAATAACGGGAGAGCCAAAAACAGGCTGGAGGCCAGCTTATATGGAAGACTATTTACATGCGTTTATTCAAGAAGGTAATTGTATGTATGTAACTCCAAAATCTGCAAACGGCTTACGCCATGCTCCAACATACATTAAAGAACTTGCTGACGGCGTTCAAGAGTATTTATATGCAACATCTATTTAACTTTTCTGATTTCGAGAAGGCTAGCTTAGCTTTAATTCGCACACAAGATGTTGACCCTGTTTATCCTTTTCTAAAATCAATTATTAATCACGAAAAATTTGACCCCGAAACCGCAATTTTCATGTACGTATATTACTATTCTATCGAAAGCATGGTTTTATTCATGCGGGGAATTGCTGAAGGTAAAACACCCATTCAGATGTTTGAAAAAATCAGTAAGTTTGGAATGGAACGTGGTCGAACACCACAAGTGCGACGAACTGAAAATTTTGAAAAAGCTTTTGATAGATGGTTAACAGTTGAATCAACGCTTAAAACAGAGCAGTTAGATTTTAACAGCGGAAGAGAGTTATTCAAGACTATTCCATATTTTGGTGATTGGGCCTGCTATAAAACTTGTGAACTCATGGATCAAACGCTTGGATATAAAAGCTTTCGTATTAATGGGTTAGGAATCGAAAGCTCTGATCCTAACAAAAATACTGGACCAGTATTTGGACTTCGTTACCTATATGGTATTAATCAAAAATTTACTAAAGACATAATCCCAGAATGGGAAGCTTTGGGTTGGAATTTATCAAAAATTTGGAACGCGCCGATTGGTCAAGTAGAAAGCTGTTTGTGTAAAGTGCCTAAAATACTGCACAAGGGGAGTTATGTAGTTGGACATGACATTAATGAATTTTTAGTTCTTAAAAAACCAGAATTGTATTCAGATAACGTATTTTGGAATTTAATAGATGAATGTGAATTTGATCATAAGTTTTTACAACACCATTTTTCAGTAAAAGAAAAAACTGCATACATTAAAACGAAACAATTACTTTTTGTGGAGGATGTTAAATGAGAAAGAAGAGTAAGTCAAATAAGTACAGCCATCTGAGTGATATTGAAAAAGCGTTTGTAAAGAATTATTCTTACGATGAATTGCAAATGCTAAAAACTTATAACGTCGATAAACTAAAACAGATCATTGCAGAACAGAATGCGCATGTTTTGAAGGCAAAGAAAGAAATGGAAGCTAATTCGGAATTTAAAGCTGCTCAAGAAGTTCTGCAAACTTTTCGCAGTGCCTTCAATGAAACAAGAAATTTTGCAGATTCTAAACGAGTGTTAGCCCTTTCGTTGTTGCAGAAAGAAGGTATCGTAGACATGGGTGCTGAATTAGAATAAGGGCAGAGTAATGATTGTTAATGAAACTAAAATTACATTAAAAATGTTTTGCAAAACTCTCAATATTCCAGTACCATCCATTGATAATCATGAATCATTCATGCAAAATTATGTTATTCAACATAATTTAAACTGGATTGATTTAACAGAAAAAATAAAAAAGAATAAAGAGCGAACGTCAAATAGACGTAAAGAGCGACACAAACAGCTTATGGAAGAACTACGAAAAGCGGACGAGAAGTTTTTTTCAGAACACGGTTCTGCCATTGCAAAAAATAGAAATTGTTTAAAATGCAACAATGTTTTCTTTTCACCAAACGGAAACAGAATTTGTTTTAAATGCCATAAAACAAATCAAGAGTATATTGAGGGCTTTCATGACTAAAGTAGCAATTTTTCTAATGGGCGCAGGTGCAACCGGCAAAACCACCACCAGAAATACTTTTTGCCAAGGAGATGGCAAAGAAATTTCTAAAATGGGTAAATTTATTAAAAAACGTATGCCCAACAGGGGAGCTACAATTGAGCAGAAATATAGTATTGTTCAATATGATAATTGTGTTTTGGTTGGTAATAAAAATTCTGGCACAGATTCCATAACTACACCATCGCTAGTTAGAACAGGTTTCTTTGATGCTCTCGAGCTGTCAGATACAGTTATTATCGATGGCGTTATGTCTACGTCTCGTTGGGTAGAAATGGTTAATGAATATCGCCATAAAGAAGACATTAAAGTCGTTGTTGTACACTACGATTTTACTGTAGAAAAGATTAGAGAACGTCTTTCTTTGCGAAGAAAAAATGCTGGTATTGTTGAAGAAAGACTTCCTGACTTGACATTCAATAATGTTCAAGTGTTTATGGATAGGGCAAAGATGTGCGTAGGTTATTTCTTGGATTTATGTCGCGCTCCTGTTACTCTCGTAAAAGTAGATTTTGAAGATTCACCCGAACAAGTAGTACAAAAACTACAACAAGGAATTAAAGAATGTTTGTCTACGGCTCCTTCCCTGTAGTTAGTACCGAGATCCTATTTGACGTTCTTAAAAAACGAAGTAGTGATCCTCTAGTTCAGGTAGTCGCAATTGCTGTAGATACATCCACAAATTCTGTTATTGCTTATGGCGTTAACAAGATAATTTCTGCTTTTGAAAAAAATTCAAAAGCTCTTGCCGAGTTAAATATTGATAAAAATCCTGCTAAAAAATTCTTAATTCGCCATGCGGAGACAGATCTTCTGGAAAAGATGATTCAAACAATCAATATCCATAAATACCAATTTATTGTGAGTGTTCAGCCTTGTATGGCTTGTATGTCTAAATTACTGGATAAAAATATCGATAACATTGGTTATATTAAAGAAAATCGCCATCAAGATGAACAAGAACTCATGAAGCCTTTTTTATCTAATATCCAATATGGTAAAATAGAGCATAAAATGGTTTGCGTACCACCTTGGATTGTAACAGAGGCCGAACTTGAACAAACTGTTAGAAATAGTCGAACTGTGCAAGAAAATGACTAAATCCACACCTGCAGAAACTGTACAAGACAGAATGTACAAAATTCTTGACGGTTCTGTATCTTCTACTTCTAAAAAAACTACAGTTAAAACTTCAGAAATAAAAATGCCAGAAGCTCCTAAACTTCCGGGTACATCTATTCCAACAGGTTCTCGTCAAAAGAATAAGATCGGTAATTCCGAAGTTTAAATTAGTTTTGCTTCATCGTTTAGTATTTTTTTAATCGAATCTTCAATAATTTTAGTTACTTCCATAACATCTTCATGCTTTTTAATAAAAGCAGGGTCTTCAATTCGTTTTAAATCAAGGTCTGGCAGGACGGTGTAGAGCGGCCTGCATTTATGTATAAATTGGACATGATTTTTGTACATATAGTTGAAATGTGTAGGGGCCATATATAAAACAATATCTGCCCACTCCATTAATTCCGCCGTCAGATGCTGAGAACGTATTGCGGGCTCAGGATAACCTAATTCAATTAAACAACGACGCATTTTTTTGGCCATTAAATAGTTTTTATGAGCGCCTTCCGCTGTTCCAGCCGATTTAACTTCTAAATGCGGGGCTAGGCATTTCATAATATGTTCCGCAGTTGGACTACGAAACTTGTTACCCGTACAAATAAATAAAACTTTCATGCAATCCTCAATAAAGAGTCTGTTCGTCAACTAGGCCCTGCTCAATTAAACGTTTATAGTTTTCCCGCACTTCGGAACGTTTGTTATGGTAAACATTGGTTTGCCTAAAGATTTTATCTAGTTCGTGATCATACGGATGAAAATTTTGGAATACCAAGTCTGGATTGTTTTCTAAAATCTGCTTCGGTGTGTGCCCCGTGACAAAAATTGCTTCCATAAGAAGCCTAGGCCACTTATATGCCGACAACATCTTATTTAGATCTGGTGACATTGTAAAATGCCGAAACTCAATAGTTTCAGTATCTTCAAATACTTGTTTGAGATTCACACCGGCTCTGACCACAACATGCCACATTGGTTGTCCAAAACGATTTTTAGGGGCGTGAGCCTCGTAGAACTCGCGTGGTGATTTTGCGTTCATCATTAATTTATGAACTTTTTCTGTCACCCGATACCTATGTGACTTATTACGACGACGCCATCTCGAGACTGCGCCGTTGTAAAAGTCAGGATTGGAAAATTTAAGTTGTCGTTCTGGGAATGGATTTGGGTCTATAAGTTCATAAATTTCTTCGTCATATTTACGAAGATACGCAGCAATTTTCTTTAGGGCCTCTAAGTCATCCTTAAGTCCGGGAATACGAATATGAACATGCAAATTAGTGGTAAAGTTAAAGTGTTTTTTAGGCAGAAGGTCGTAGATTTCTTTAGTGGCTCGAAGCAACTCTTCCGGAGAGTTTTCAGGCTTCATTTGAATCTCACCACCATACCGATTAAAAACTTTTTTCGGATCGTTTGCAGTTCCATTGGAATTACAAATAGATCCATCTTTATCACACCATCTATTACCTAGCGGCAGAATAATTTTTGTATCAACATCGCCAAGTTCTAGTTCAGCGCCAAACGTCATTTTGCTTAAATCAATTGCCATAGGCGACTCCAAGTGTATAATTTATACTAGCGATTTGCTAATATAAGACAATGGCATTAATTTCATTAAAAGTCAAGGTTTTTTTGGAGAAAAAAATGAGCGTTCAACATCTTAAAAAAATGCACAAAATGTGCAAAGGATTGTCGGTTGATCAAGCGGTAGAAGAAATTAAAGGCCCTGCTAAAGTTAATGAAGTTATCCCAAAAGTTGATGCTGAAGATCGTGCTCAGGTTTTTAATAAACTACGTATGGAAAAAGCTACAGAATTACAAAAACAGGCTATGCCAGCCGGCGGTTCAATGCCAGGCATGGAACCTAATCCCGCCTTGGTGCAAACGTCATCACAAACTGCAATGGCAAAAACAGAAGATATGGAAAAATCTGCAGAGCAAACAAAAAATCCAGCTTTGCCAAAAAAACCAAAAGAAGGCGCCGTCGCCGGAGAAATTCCAGAGTCTGATGTGATAGGTGATTATTCTGAAAGAATGGGCGAAGAAAAATCTGTAAACGACAAACCAGTTAAAAAACAAGGGTTTGGAAGTGCAGAAGCTCTTAAAAAGGCTCATTCTTTATTAAAGAAGAAATATAAGTAATGTTATTAACACCATTTAATGGTTGCAGGCGGACTGCAATTGCGTTTTATACAATCACAATTTTAGCAATTCTAGGATTTGTTAATGATGTGGATGTTGCAAACTCGATTGCGTCTGTAGCCATTGCATTGGCTGCTGTGAATGGTGTAGAAAAAGCATACAAAGAACCTCGCATGAACCAGAAAGAGGATATTGAGTATGCTGGAAATGGACAAAAGAACAAAAAAACTTCTAGCTGAGTTGATTCCGCCCGCCCAAGAAGTTATGTCTCGAATGCTAGAAACTGCATATGCTAATGGGCTAAACATGCAGTGTCATTCTGGCTATAGAGCGCCTGAAGATCAAGACAAGCTTTATGCACTAGGTCGAACCGAGCCAGGAAAAATTGTTACAAATGCAAAAGGCGGTCAGTCTACGCACAATTATCGTTTAGCCGGCGATTTTCATTTTGTTGACAAAAAGGGGGCGATTATTTGGGATGAAAAGCTTTATCGTAAAGTTTGGAGTCTTGTAAAGCCTATACTTGAATCAAAGGGTCTAAGGTGGGCTGGTAATTGGAAGAAATTTAAAGAAACCGCCCATTTTGAATATAATCCTCAAAATCTAACATGGAAAGATCTACAAAAGAAGAACCCGTATGTTTGAAAAAAAATATATCGTTGCAGCAGTTTTGTGTTTAGTCGGTGGCTATGCAATCGGTTATGGCCGACGACCGGCACCAGATATTCAAATTAAAGAAGTTATAGTTGTTGATAAAGAAAAAACAGAAAAGGTGATTGCGGAAGAGCGCGAACGACTCAAAAAAGAATACGAATCAAAAAAATGGGAAAAGAAAAAAACTAAGAAAGTCACAAAACCAAACGGAGAAGTTGTAGAAATAACAGAAGAAGAATCAAAAACAAAAGAAAAACAAAAAGAAACTACAGACAAAAATAAAAAAGAATCAAAAGAAACCAAAGAAAAAGAAAGCACAAAGAAAGAAACTGAAGTAATTCAAAAACAAAATTTATCTAAATATTCTGCTGGATTAATGGCTGAAAAGCCTATTGATAAATTATTAACAACAAAACCAGCCGAAGAATTAAACCTTCAGTTAAATCTCGGCCTTCGAGTATATGGCCCGCTCTGGCTAGAAACTGGATATGGATTTAAAGATAAAAGTTTAGGGCTGGGTCTAAAATTAGAGTTTTGACATAAAAACATCTAAAATTTGTGACGGAAATTTATTATCCGCTAAGAATTCTAAAAGATCTATCTTTGAATTTGTTTCGAAGATAGATTCTTTTTTTATTTCTTCATACGAAATAATTTGTCCTTTAGAATCTGTTAACATCACCCAAAAAAACCGCGGCAACCCAAGGTTGCCGTGATGTAAATTTTTTTTATTTATTCGGGTTGGCATTTTATACTTTTTGATATTATTCCAACTAGGAAAATTTGAACGCCACCATAAAAAGTATGACTTAGGTTTCCTGCCCTTACCCGAGCGACAACAAATTATCATCCGATTTTTGGTCACTAAGTACTTTTGCACGTTTAGTTGATTCTCTTGAGTTTTTGACCACTTGTGGCTTTTTGGTTAAACCAATCTCCTCTAAACTATTATGCATAAGTTTTTTGACGGCTTTTGCGGCTTCTTCCCCAACTCCTTTTAAAACACACAAAGGTACGCGAATCTTGTCCCCTTCAATGACAAAATCTGTTGTATCGGAATGAAGGACTGAAGGCTGCAAAAGTTTGTCAGAAATAAGTTGAGAATATTCTCTCAATTTGTCTTCGTCTCCATATTCAACACTAAGTTCTGCAGTCCAAAACTCTAGAGGGTAGTTATTTTTTAGCCACGCTGTAGCATAAGAAACAATTCCATAAGATGTACTATGGGCACAATTGAACCCATAACGTGCGGACGCAATAACCATCTCGCGTAATTCGTGCAATTGGTTTTCAGCCCAAGAAGAATCTTTTGTAATAATACGTTTTTCCATATCGTCCAAAATCTCGTTAATCAGTTTTTTATCTTTTTTACCAATACCTCGTCGTAAGTTTTCAGCTTCTTCAAATGAATAACCACCAACTTCTCGAGCTAGTTTTAGAATCTGCTCCTGAAACAGTGGCACACCAAACGTAGAACCAAAAATTGGTTCGAGCGAGGGGTGAATGTAATAAGGTCTCTGATTGCCTGCAGAACATTGCACATAAAATTCCATGGCATTGCCATGGAATCCACTTGGCCGCTCTTCCGATGGCTGCAAATGCATCTGCCAGTCAATTGTCGATGGACGATACAAAGCAATTAAGTTGGAAATATCCACAATATTTTTTGGCTTAGTTCTTACGCACAGAGAACGAATGCCGGAAGTATTTGTTTGAAACGTCGCATCAGTTTTACCGGTATGGTAAATATTTTCAAATACTTGATCATTGTGATCAAACTCACCCCATTTTAAATCAATCCCATGGCGTTGCTTAATTAGTTCAAATGTTTTTTTGATTGTTTGCATTTTTTTAACACCAAGAACATCAAACTTTACTGCTTTGTACCATTCCAAATCTTTTGGGCACCATGCAGTTACAAGCGCACCATTTTTTCCTCCAACGCGGCACACTGGAAGCCAGTATTTACTTTCGGTAGGTGTAACAATAAGCCCACATGGATGTGAAGATTTTTGCCGCATAACTCCGCACATTTGTTCAACCATCATCCAAATTTCTGGATTTTTTGCAGCATATGCTTGCAGTTCTTGAGAAGTTTCAAAATATCCTTGAATATGCTCACCAGTTTCAATGTCTTCATAGCCAAACAGCCATTCAGTTTCATCTTTTCCTTGTGGAACAATTGGCATTGACTTTGTCAAGATTTCTGTTTCTTGCCGCACGGCGCCAAGAATAAATCGTTCAGCATCTTTAATAGCAGATCGTGGTTTAAGGTTTTGGTTTACTGAGATAGGTAATACTCTGTTTGGATACATTTCGTAAATCATAGCTAGAGCTTCGTCTTTAACATCGAAATCCAAATCGCAGTCCGGCAAGGAACCAGATTTAATACGGCCTAGTGTGATGTGCCGCTCAAATTGTAAGTCATATTTAATTGGATCTGTAACAGATGCGCCTACGGCAAAATAAGAAAGACTACCACCAGCCGAACCACGGGTATTAACAAGAATATTTCGTTTTTCTGCCTCGTCGCAAATCTCACTAACTGTTCTTAAATATGCCAAGCCATCAAATACACCATTGTTGCCAAGGACTTTAATTTCATAATTAAGACGGTCTGCGTAATCTTTTTCATCTAGATTAATACGTTTTTCTGATTTAATCTTATTAACAATCCACTTTAAATTTGAATCTTCGTAATTTGGCATAATCCATTCTTTGGAAGGTCCAAATTCGTAACCATTAAACTGTTCTGCATAATCTTCGGTATTATCTAGCAGTTCTTCAATAAATTTATCTTCCAGCCCACCGTATTTTTTAGCCTCGTATGCATATTCTTCAGCCCCGCGCATATGTTGGAAGTTAGACATAATCCAATCCGAACCGTAATTCTTAGAGTCTTGAATTACTTTATCTTTCTTGCGAGCGTAATGAGAATCCAGCGAAACAATCGGCTTAATATTTAATGGGCCTGTAACATGATCACGGCGCACATTGTTTACAGCTTTGCCAATGTTTGGGGTATTCTGCCCATACTGCAGGAGGTGAGGTGAGCACTCGTTAAGCTCAAGCGCTGCTTCTTTGATAATTTTGCCTTCTTCAACTTTAGCGGGCGCGTAATATTTACTAAGGTCATCTACAATCCACTCGTCGTAAATGTTATCTCTTCCAACTAAACTCATAACCCACTCAAGGCGCTCACGTGACTCCTTAACATTACCGTGTTTATAAATGGGGTAGTTAAAGAACGAACCGATGCAGCCCGTTCCTATGACAATCCCAAGGGGAGCTAGTTCTTCAAGATGCTCGGTAGTCATAACGGGTTTAACATCACCCCATTTAACCTCCATGTGCTTCTCGTCATACAGTATGTGCGTTAGCTCGCAGTATTTTTGGAACGCTGCGCTAGTTTTAAATCCTATTGTGATATGGGTAGATTTTTCATCTTTAGGATGTCGGATATAAGCTTCCACCGAATGAAATAGCTTTATTTTATTCCCTTTTTTGTTTATTTTTTCAGCCTCGCGGTATAACGCTACTGCGCTGTTGACGTTTCCATGTTCGGAAAGTGTAAAATGCGTGTATTCTAGTTCTACTGCCCGTTCAACCATAGTTTGGACAGTCGAACCCCCATCTAGAGAAAAATGAGAGTGGCAATGAAGGTTTGCGCAAATTTTTTTATTTTTCCAACGGTTACTCCACGGACGTTTTTCTTCTGGATGCTGATCAATAAAATCAAACAACTTAAAATGTGACATTTTATACTTCTTTTGTTAGTTCATTTAACAGTGCGTTTTTATACGGCTCATTGTTTGTATCCCAAGAAATAACATAGTCGGCCAGCTGGTCCATTGTTTCAAACTTTTCAACTAGACGTTGAAACTTGACTTTTGTAGAAAGAGAGATAGATGGCATAACAGATTCTGGTTCATAAACGGGTGCATTTATAATAAAAAATGGATGGCCGTGATCTTCTAATGATATGTCTCGATACATCGGATTGATCAATTCGTATAAGTAAATCATTCTTCGTATTCCTCTAGTTCTTCGTCCATTTCATCTTCAGAGTTATGAAATAACGGTAGTTTTCTAGTTACTACAACTTTGTATTGCTGATTATTGAACAAAAAATCTGTGTTATAAAAATTCCGCCTTGGTTGAGTGTTTTCCATTAGCTTTATTGATCGGTAGTTTTTGGCTAAGAGCTGGTGGCTTATTTCCATCAGGTCTTCCTCCTCCGTGACTGCTTGAAGAAAGGCTATCAGCTCTCCGTTGAGATTTTTCATGGCAGGTTCTCCAATCTTATAAAAGTTACCATTAAACTTTTCCCCTGAGTTAGGTATTTTATTTGGATGTATTTCTTCCCCTTATTTTAAGCAGTTGGCTTTATGTAAATATGGGGTAATATTATTAGAACGAGGAAGAATCATGGGGACGAAACAGTATACAGACCGCTTTTCTATACAAACAGACTTAATGCTTTACGTGCAGAGTAAGGCAGGAGGAAAGCTGGGATTAAATCTATTCGCAAAATTAACAGCAGACAGATGGACATGGTTTGTTAAAAACAAGTCTAGGGTAATACCTCAATTCGAAAAATACGCGAATGGGGACGAGTTTTTAACTCAGCAGATTCTCAGGTTACACGATTATATTGAATCTTATGAAAACGGAGCGAATGTTAACCCATTCTTAGACTTGAATACTTTCGCTGAGATGTCCGAACTGTTGAGTTTGATTGATATAGCTACTATCGATTTAACAGATCCAGAATCTCAGTTTGTCAAAGAAGAAATTCAAAGGGTGACTCAATTTGATGTTGAAGATTTCAAAGGAATGTTGAGTTTTTTAAAAGCTCAAAGAGAAATTGCTTTTGATTTTATTGGTTTGGGTAACTCATTTTACGATCAGATTAAACAACGGAAAAGTTCACCAAAACAAAGAGACTATTTCATTTCTGATTTAGTTTTATTAAATTCTACAATTGAATTAGAAAAATATATTGAAGGCATAATTATAGAATTTAAATATCGAAGAAATATCAGCCCAAACTTATTAAAGTTCGCAAATGAAAAATTAGTCGAGGGAAAATCGACAGTACGAGTGAGTGACGTTTATAAAAGTTATACGGTTGTACCGTTTGAGAAAAGTTTGCATCAAATGGCACAAGATTATTTAGGTAGCGCGGCAAAATGGTATGAACTTGTAACCGTTAATAATTTAAAAGCACCATATGTAGATTTGTATGGCGAGAAAATTGTTTTACTAGAAAGTGGCAGTGCATCTACAATACGAGTACCAATTTCTCAACAAGAAAAATTTCGAATTAACGCAGCAGTAAAAATTGGTAGTCGGTTAGTACCCGAAGAAATCAGAAAAGTTGAGCAGGTCAATGATAACAGGGATGGCTCAGCCACTATTTATCTAAGCGGAAAACAAGATCTAGCTAAATTATTAATTAATCATGTTCCATACATTAGAGTATACAAGCCAGAAACCTTAAATGACTTTTCTTTAGTTAAAATACCAACACCAATGATAGCCCCAAATCAAAATGTCCCGGAGCCCTCCGAAGGAGAGTTAAAGAAAATTGATAAAGCTTTGTTATCATTTGGAGTAGATGTTGCTACTGATGATGTTACTGGTGATCTTTTAATCGGAACCGATGGTGATTTAAAGTATCAATTTGGAATAAATAATCTTAGACAGACTATTTTAACAACTCTCAAAACAGAACAAGGTCAACTCCCCCTTCATAGACAGTATGGAATCTCTAATAATTTAGGTTTTGCCTTGCAAGGAGCTACAACTTCCACGAAAATAGCAACGGTTGTAGAAGAAAGTTTAAAGCGAGATTCTCGTTTTACTTCTGTTACACTAAAGGATATACAGATATCGGCAGATGGTAAAATCGGAATGACTGTATTAGTTACAATAGCGGGATCTAATCAGCTAATACCATTAGCCTTTGTTATATAATGGAGAACGATAATGGCAATTACAGTTAAAAGCGTTCAATCGATTTTAGCTGATATGATCCGGAAATTGACTGCCAATACTGATATTACAGATGTCAGTGAAGGAAGTATTACTTCTACAATTTTAGAAGCAGCCGCTCTTCAAGATTATCAAAATCAAATCGGCGTCCTCAAAGTACTAGAAAGCTCTAATCTTCAAACTTTAGTTGGTAGTGAGCTGGATGAAAAAGCTATTGAGGCCCAAATACCGAATGGTGTTGGTGGGTTCGGTCGTTTTCCGGCTAAAAGAGCTAGTGGACAAGTTTTAATTTCGTCGCCCTTTACTAAAAAGGCTACATCGGTATATATCGGTAAACCGACACCCTACGCCGGCAGTATTAAAGTTTATCTTCAAGATTGCTCTGGGTGGCCTTCTGCTGGTGCGTTTTATTTAGGAAGAAATACCGCAAATGAAGAAGGGCCAATTCAATATACAAGTATTGAAAATAACAACACTTTTTGGACTTTAAATTTAAACTCATCTACCCCGTTGGTTAACAACCATTCTTATGGCGAAACAGCTATTTTGTCGCAGGGAGGTACAAGACAAATTTCTGCAGGAGCTATTGTAATTGCACCTGGCTCTAGCGGAAATGTTCCCGTTCAGTATACCGTAGATGGATCATTTACTCTTGCTGACGGCGAAGACACTATCAGGGTATCTGTCACTTGCAGTTCTTTTGGAGAAACCGGAAATGTTTCAGTTGGTGCAATTAAACAATTTTTAACACCACCGTTCACAGGAGCGATTGTTTCTAATCCATCTACAATCACAAACGGAGCTAGTGCTGAAGGCGACGAAGCGTTGAGACTCCGCATTGCAAATTACATTGCATCACTCAGTCGTGGAACCAAACAATCTATTTCTAGTTCTTTACAAGGATTGCGAGATCCGGTTAGTGGAAAAACAATTACATCTTTGAATATTGTTGAGCCAACAAACAGAACTGATTCAACAAAAATATACATAGATGATGGTTCAGGGTTAGAGCCATCGTACCGTGGTCAAGATTTTGAACAATTGTTAGTAAATTCTAGTGGTCAAGAAATTTTCTTAAAAACTTCAAACAAACCAATTTCTCCTTGTATTGCTGTAGGAGTTGAGCCTGCGCCTTACGCTTTGCAAGACGGAATGTATTTAGACATTATTATTGATGGTATACCTACACGATTTGAAATCAATCAATCCGAATATACAAATCTTTCTTCAGTTTCTCCATCAGAAATTGTCAGAGCATTCAACGGTGTAATTCTTAGCGGATCTTCAGCATTAGGTTTTAGAACTGCTAACGATGGAACTACATTTTCTGTATTCGATATTTCTGGACAAGCAGAAACTTTGCAAATTTTACCAAGCGAATTGCAAGCTATTTTAGGTCTCCCTGTTCATGAGATCAGACCTATTTATGTATATAAAAACAATAAAATTTTATCTTTTAAGGGTTTATCTGCAGTAGTTTACTCTTCAGATTTTCCATGGTTATCATTAACCGACTTAGACTTACAAAACGTTAGAATGACCGTTGATGGTGTAACACAAACTTTTACAATCGACAATAATGACATGTTGGCTCTCGGTCGTACAATCGCCTCTGCACAATTATCCGACTGGATTACTGTTTTTAAGAAAAAAGTTGCGGGTGTAAATGTTTATCAAGTAGGTTCAAAACTAGCTTTTGCTTCATGGCAGTCTTTGAGTCCTACCGGTTCGGTTAAAATTGAACCTACAACTTCAACAGGCGCTCCAGCAACATGGATTGGTGTTAATAAGTTATTTAAATCTTCGGCTGTATTAGAAAGTAAAGGTGCAACGCCAGATTTTGAGATAAATAGAATTAGCGGCGAAATTAAACTTTTAAATGAACCTCAACTTAATGACAATGTGACGGTTTCGTCGAAATTTACCCGCGCAGAAATTCAATCAAAACCAGCGCCAAGTGGTTTATTTTCTGCCGGTAGTACAAACCTTGGTACTCCAAAAATTATTGTTGGTGTTGATGGAGAGTTTGAATTAAGAACTCTTGGTCTTACTGGCGCAAGCTCTCTCACCCCAGAAATTTTGTCGCCTAACTCTACAGTAGTTAGATTACACAGTTCTGATATTGCGTTATATTCTAGTATTCAACTAGGTGATTACATCTATTTAAATAGTAACTCTTCAGTCGCAAACAGACTACCTGGACGCACTAATAGTGTAATGAAAGTCCTTAAAAAAGGTCTTTGCACAAGAACTGTAGATCAAAATTTTAATCTAGTTCCAACCGAATATTCAACAACCGATGTAAATGGCTATGTAACATTTACTGTTACAACAACAGAGGATCATAGATTTGTTGTTGGGCAATCATTTGAAATCACAGCGGCTAGTTTAGCAGCCGGTACAAGTTTTTTAAGTTCGGAAATTGTTGGCACACACATAGTATCTGCGGTAGATAGCAGCACTGTTTTTAAATTTAAAAAACAAATTGCAGGCGTTGCCACAGTTTTTACACCAAATACTATTAATTTTTCTGTTTCTAAAGATACATTTATTGACATTGAAACTTCAAAAATCGAGCGCGAAGCATTTTTTGGTGTTTTTTCAAATACATTGATTGAATCAAATCTTGGCTCTCCCACTATTAAAGTCATGTTGCCTAACCACGGGTTTTTACAGCTTGATTCATTTCAAATCACAAATGCAAGTGCATTAACACAATCTATTTTCCCTGGATTATCATTTCCGGTTACGGCTGTTGTTAAAGCATCGCCCGCTCCGACTATGGATACTTTCTATATCGACCTACCCGTATCTGCGGTAGCGTCTTCCGTTTCTGGCGAAACAACAATTGATGGTTTAAGTCCTTTAACTCCGACTTCTTTCGATTTGACTTCTGGGATGCTTTCTGCATTTAAAATTGACAACGCTGTGCCTCAAATTATAAGTATTCCCGCATCCGATTATCAAACTGCAGATATTCTTGTAACTGAAATTAATAAACAGTTAATTGGGGCTTCTGCGTATAAATTATCCCCGCGACAAATTGCTATCAGATCAAATAATTTTGATCAAAATAAATCAACAGTAGCTATTTTAGCTTCTATTTCTTCCGCTAATAATCTATTTAGTCAAATGATTGCAGATAGTATTCAGCCACACACCGCCGCCAAAAAAAGTGGTTTTATTGCAAGCGGTGCACCATATATCGCCAACACTGGCGACCCTACGCTCCCAAAAGATTTTTACAACACTCGGGGCTATTTAGGATTTTCAACAACCGAAACTGAAGTTTTAAATGATGCCGAAAACCCAGCAATTGCTGCATCCGCTAATATTATTGATTATCCAAAAGGATTGCAAGAAGCTTTTATAACTGGTCGTAATGAAAATATTATTTCTCGTATTTATAATAACGATTCAACCGCTCCATTTGGAGGGTTTGTTCGCGGGGTAGATACTATTCCGCCTCTTTCACAAACTGTTTACGGCTCAAATGAAACACGATCAAACTTATCTTTAAGATTAAATGATATTCCTCTGACTCCAGTTGATCGCTTAGTTGTACAAATGGATTTAGATTCAACTAATAAAACAACTAATATACCGATGTATAAAAAAGCACTTACAGAAGTAGTGCAGCCATTTGGAGCAGGTCCTGGTAATCAATTTATTTTTACTTTAAAAGACCCAGAAGACAAATTAATAACAAATGAACCGCGTCCATTCTTTGAACCTAATAGCCCATTCCGTTCATTTGATTTTACTGATTTTAATATTTTATTTAAACCAACTATCATTCATACCGTGTATCCAAGTTTGCCGTTTGGCGGAAATCCATCAGATGCATTAGTTATTAGATCCACTCAGTATGGCTCAGCACACGATTTTAGATTTAATTTTTCTTTTCCCCTACAACCAAATTCATCACAAATTCAATTTACTCATGAATCTTTTCAAGAAGAAGATCGCACTGTTTTGGTTGTAAACTGCACTCTTTGTTCAGGCGCAGCAGTCTTAGGTACCCAATATACCGGTGCCTATACAATTACACCATCTAATTACACCAGCCCAACTGGCGCAGAAATTGTTAAACTAACAATTAGCGCCCTTTCAATTAATCTTTCCGGCGCTTTTTTAATTGATGATATTTTAAATATTGGCGGTTCTCAGCCATATTCTGGTTCATTTTTAATTATTGAAACCCCAGATCCAGACACAATTGTTGTTTCTGCACCTGGGATTCGCCAAACTGTTTATACACCGGTTAGCTATATTTCAGATTATGCGCCCATTCAGTCATTTACTCTTTTGCAAAAGACTATCCAAGATGTAATCACTAAAGCTGGCGAATATTATACAAATAATCCAGTATTTACCATTGAAGCGACTCCAACGACTAATACAAGCTCCGTCATTAAATTTCCTTCATACCACACTCATGGAAATATAATTGCAAGAACTAATTTAACAACTCTTACTGAAAGTAACTATTACCATTCTGCACGTGCCCCATTTGGATGCATTGCACATATTCATACCTATTCTCCAATTGATAATGAGATCGTTGCGCTTGTGCAGTCAGATGATTCGGTATTACCAGAGTCTTCTAAGATTTTGAATACAGGTTTTAGTGCAGTTTATTCAGATCAAGAATGCGTTTTAATTCCGGCTTCGGCAAAAGCTTTGGAAAAATGGTTAAAATTTACAGCAATTAGTCCGCTTAATATCCAGGCTGAAATTTCTCGTATTACTGATGAAAAAAATATTCAGCTGAATTCATTAAACTTGGGAGCTGCCGGAGCTGTTAAAATCACTGGAGTTACTGCAAATACAGTAACTGCAAAAGCAAAAAATGCCGCTTCTAAACAAGGGACATCTGTCAAGATACGAACGGATTTTCCTCTTGCTCAGTCGTTTGCTCGTGGATCTTTTGTAGAAATAAATAATTCAATAACTGCCCCTATTTATAGAGCATATCGTACACAACCAAGCGCCCTGCCTGTTGATTCAAAAATTACTGCTACAAACTCACCCGATATTGAAACTTGGTTTAAAATTTCAACGGTTGTTTCATACACACGTCCATCCCCAAATAAAGGCAGATTTGTATTCAGAAAATCTCTTAGCGGTTTAGTAGGTGACGAAACTATTGAAATCACAAAACCCACAAATTCAATTGCAAAAATTGCAATAACTTCTGGAACCGGTACTTTTAATACGAAAGTTGGTGATATGTTGATCCTCAGAGGATCAAAAAATATTTCTTCGCCATATCCGGTTGATTATACTTCATTATTTGACGCTAATAATCAATGTGTCACTCCAACCGAAGATTTGACAGATCAATATATTGGTTATCCAGTTGTTCATATTGAAGATGAAAAGATTATCTATGTAATTGGTCCAAATATTGTTCCCGAAATAGTTTCCGCTAGAAAAACAACAGATTCTAATACAATGTCTGCTATCTATCAAACATCTGGCTCTTTTACAGGTTTTGTCAAAATCGGTCCATTAATTAATATTTCTGATTTTTTTGTTGGTGATACTGTTTCTGTTTCCGGTTTTTTAAACGATTCAAACAACGCAAGATCTAGAATAATTGGAAAAGATGCATCAAACATTTATGTAACAACCGCTAGACTAAACTCGACAAATGATGAGACAAATAAAGACGGTATTGGTGTTATTCGTGAAACAACTGAATTCATGTTTGTCCCGATGTTGAAAAATGAAAAAAATATTAAAACAAATTACAAAGCTGGAGCCCCAAAAGATTTTTCTTCTTGGAAATTATCTTCAAATGAATCGGTGTACTACCGAATCAAACCTTTAGGAAATGGGTTTGTTTATGTAGATTTTGCATTTGATTCACACGATGATATGCAATTACACGATCTATCTGTAAGTTCTGACGATTTAATTTCGTTTTCAGATGCATTTGCAGTTGCAAATCGCGGTCGATTCAAAATTATTGCCCACAATGGCAAGAACGCTTTTATCATTAAAAACGATGAAGCTGTTGAAGAAATTCTTTCTTTAAAAGAAGACATTATTAATTCTGATAACACAAGAGGAAACGTTAATTGGCAAGTTGGACCAATCGGTGATACAAACACAATAAACACTCAAGATAAACGCCATGTAAGAATATGGGATATTGATTCTGTATTTGAAAATGATAATTTGATTGTTAAAACCCCAAACGTGGGAACAACCTCTTGGTTTGATACATCTTTAATTGGAAAATGGCCTATTACCAAAATTGGTATTAATAATGAATTTGATGTTTTTGTTGAGGCGGGTATTATTAATGCAACAAGTATTTCTAAACAAGTTGTTTTGGCAAATTCAAAAAATGCAATAGCTTTTGAAGAAGCCGTCCCTTATAAGGGTTACAGATGGGTTTCAGGTTATGCACACCATAATACAATTCAAACGGATGCAGAATTGTATCTAATGCCTCAGATTGCTGCCTATAAATTAAGTCCAGCATTTAACACACAAATTAAATGTCTGCATAAACTTAATTTTGATTCTTCAACAACAGTTGGCGTTGATGCATATAATTATTATTCTGAATTAATTGCCGAAGCTCACAAAGTACTCGATGGTTTGCCTTCTAATACGATTGCATATCCAGGAGTCAGAGCCGCTGGTACTTCGATTGAAATCTTAGCTCCATTAATCAAGAGTATTCAAATTGGTATTTCTGTTGAATCAAGCGATGGTATTTCTTTAAATACAATTAAAAATCCAATTAAATCAGCAATCACGACATATATCAATTCATTGGGTGTTGGTAAAGAAGTTGTAATTAGCCAAGTTATAAAGCATATTCAAGAAGTACCTGGTGTTAAAAGCGTTCAAATCACATACACGTTGCCGTTAGCAAACGAAGGCGTTATTAAAGTCGGAAGCTTTGAAGTACCTCGTATTTCTAAACCAGAGGATATCTTACTGTGAGTTCTCTTTTTGATTTTTTGCCAGATTCTTTTCTTAAAGAAGAGCAAATAGTTTTAAAAGGCTTGCTACAAGCTATTGCTACTGGTGATACTTTTGTTATTGAATTATTATCTCAGGCTAGAAGGCAGTTATTTTTAACCACTGCGGAGAGTAGTTTTCTAACCAATTTAGCCAACAGATATAATTTTTCTGTCCCCCCTAATTCAGGTCTGGATCAGAATTCTTTTCGTCAATTAGCCCTTCCGGCTATTTTTGCTCCTAAACAGTCGATTCCGACATTTAATAAAATCATCGAAGTGTTTTATGGCACAGCAGTTTTACATCCAGTTGTATCAAGCACAGTGTCCGAGCCATTTAATCTTCAAGATCGTGACACATTAATAATTGAAACTGAATCCGGGATTTTTAGCGTTCTGTTTTTAGCTGAACGTTTTCCGGATATAACGAATCTTTCGGCATCTCAAATTGCCAGCACGATTAACGCTCAAGTTCCCGAGCTGTATGCAGACATTGTCACCGATAAAAATACACGACGTAGTAGTGTGCGTGTTGTAAGCAGGGAGTTTGGAATTGCCGCAAAGATTAGAGTAGTTGGCGGTGCAGTACAAAATAAACTTAAATTTCAAGGTTATAAAAATTCTTGCAATTTAGTAGGGACAGAATGGAATATATCTCATTTTTCTAACGCCACTTATTCTAAAACTATTAGATTCACTTGGATTGGCGGCGCAAATCCTAATTTAGCAGCCGTTGACGTCGGCGATTTTATATCTCTATACAACTTGCAAGACACTTCGACGGTTTTGTTTTCAAAATTAAATGGAACATTTGAAATTATAAATTGCGGTTACGATTATTTTGAAATCAATTCTTTCGAGTTTCCTTATACCGATGTTTTTTGGTCACAACAATCAAGTAATAATTTTGCAGTTACTGGCCAAGACTTTAAAACGATATTTACTAATGATCAGTATGCATATACCACAGAAGCCACTACTGGTACGGTAGATATTAGTATTCCAGTAATTCCGCCAATTATTAGAAAAAACCAAGAAGGCGTTTCGCGGTTTAGAAGTCAATCAACTCAATTACTTGACATTGAGTCTAATAAACTTATCATCCCATATCCAAATGCATTTCCAGAATCTGGAGTGGTTGCATTTGAATCAGCAAAATTTTTGAATGGATTCATTGAAAAATATTATTATTATTCAAACAAAGAACAGCCATCAGGTAGTACGCAAGCATTATCTATTAATAGTTCGATACAAAACAGCACGCCGTTTTTGTCTCCGGTTGAATGTCAAATTGCGTTTGAAGCTGCAGAAATGACTAATCCAATCGGTGGGTTGGTCGATAATTCTGAGTTATCCATTCATACGCCTGGCTTGCGCCACAATTTAGAAAATATTGAAGAAGTTGTTTTTCAAGATGTAAATCTTGATCAACCAATTTTTAAACATAAAACTATAAAAAATATTAGGATTCCGCCAGATTTAGATGAAGTTTCTTTTGAAAATGGAATGGATACACAACTTCTTTATATGCAATTCGCAGACGAAAACACTAACGAAAAATATTATTTTAATTACGAACCAGATCCCGAAGATGCCGATAATAGTACTATTTTAAAATGTATTCCCATGCCCGATGAAAGATTCGTTCGTGCAATTATGTGCTCTATGAATCCCGCTGTTACTCCCGGTGAAGTTACGTTATCAATTGGACCTAATTCGTTTCCTAATACAGACGTACAAACTACTTATACACATAATTTCAACACGCAATATACATCTTTCATGATGTCAGACGCAGACACTAATTCTAATCTGCATGGTGTGAGAATTGTTGATGATGTAAATAACGTTAAGTTTATTTCTGCACCGCATCAATCTTTAACAAATGTTAACACATATGTTTTAGATTATCAACACGTATTTCCAAACTTTACAAGAGCCGTTGCTATTAATGTGCTTTTGCCGGCGTCTCCTGCCGGTGAAAACAGTATTACTGTTATCCACAATTTATTCTCAACAAACATTATTACTGAGATTCGAATTAGGCCGACGCCAGCAAATACTATGGGTCTTCTTCCAAATTCTATTTTTGAAGGACCTCGTATATTTTTCACAGATATTGGTGGCATTCAAAGTGATACCCAATTTCAATTAAAATATATGAATACCACTGAAGATTTGCGTGTAGATATTTTTTTAATGGCTAGTTATTTTAATCCAGTTGAATCTGTTAATGGAAAACTTTTAAGGGCAGATATTGACAAGGCTCATAAAATTAAACGAGTAGTTAATGAAGAAAGGTTCATTTTTGAAATCTTAGGAACTGGACCCGCACCCTATGGTTCTGGAACAATTACTACGATTGGCAAGAATGTAACAGGGGTTGGTACTCAGTTTTTAACACAGGTACAGCCTGGAGATTTGTTAGTTTTAGCAACAGGGCAAAATCGTGAGGTAGCCTCTGTTGTTTCTAATACAAAACTTCGTCTTAAAAGCGGATTTTATCCGAGTATTTCTACGCCAAAAGTTTACAAAGTAGCAACACCTTCAGCAAACGATGCACCTCTTGGTGCGCCTGTTAAATATGATGGTGCGTGGATTTACGGATTTAACGTAATTTTCAGACCAGATTCAACGCGCAGAACTGATATTGCCATGGAATTTCCAGATCGAATTTCTCGTGGATATGCAAATTTTCAAGAAGGTTCAACTGTTAAATTACTAGATTTTGGTTTTATACCAATATCTCGATATGGTATTGCAACGTATTTAAAAACAATTTATTTGCAAGTTCACAGCCAAGAAGGTAAATACGTCTATTTTAGATCTAATATTGGTATTCCGTTAGATTACAACCCTCTTGATCCCAACACATGGCTTATTATCCGTGATGGTAAATGTAAACGGTCTGGAGAATTTGGCGGAAAAGAATTTAAATATTATATGCAGAAACCTCTTTCTGAATGGAATAGAGAAACATTTTTCAAAAATTCAAAACTGTATTTAGTTTCTGCAAATGTTCCGGAAAATCAATATATTGTCGGATCATATTTGTATGATCCAGTTGGCACATATTCTTCATATGTGATTTCAGATAAATTTTGTCGGCTTGAACAGCCTATTGTTGCGTTTGAATCTCCAGGAATTGTGCTCATAGACGAAATAGACAACCTCCCCCCTTCTGGTTTTGTAATGATTAATTATGGAAACTCAAGGCAAGAAGGTCCAATTAAATATGATTTAGCTATTGATGGAAATCCCGCTCAATTAAAAATTGACCCCGCATATGTTTTTAAACAATCACATGAAAATCATTCAGTTATTCGCGTTATTAGTCAACCAACACCCCCCGCTATTGGAATTGCAGGGAAAGAATATCCAGTATATATTACAGGTGCAACTCAAGTGCGTGTGACTCTTCAAAAGACTCTAGAGCAGCTTGTAAGTGTTGGGGTAAAATTAAATATACAGGTTCAATTGCCAGATCTAAAATATGATGATCCAGGAATTGCGCCGTTTCAAGCATAGGTGATAAATAATGGCAATTTTAAGTAGAGTAAATTATCTTTCTCAACAAAGATTAGATTTGCAACATGTTATTGCCACAGACTCATTCAATGCGTTTGATTTACGTGCCTTTTCGTACATCTTAAATGGCCTTGAAAAAAACTATGTTGTTCGTGGGTTAGAAATTACTGCTTTGAACGGGTTCACCGTAACTGTAAAAGTTGCTAATTCTATTATTCTTTTTCCTCTAGATAACGAAGCTTCTTTTTACTATGGCCTAGCAGATGCTTCTGATGAAATTATTAATGTGCCCCCAAGCACCGAAAAGGTTTTCTTGGAGGCGTTTCTAGAAAGAGTTACAGAAACTCCTGTAACCGCCGCTTTTTTCGACCCTAGTAACACAAATGACCAAAACCCAGCCGGCCAAGAGTTTAACGCATCAGTTGATTTTCAGTCTATTGTAAAATTGCAACTTAGATATAATACCGAAGGATTTTCAGTAGATGCAATTCCTCTTGCTATTTTAAGAACCGGCAGTGCGGGCGTTGTTGATATTTCAGATGCTCGCGATTTGTTTTTTAGATTAGGTTCTGGCGGAGCACTTCCCAGTCCATACAAAAAGTATGCATGGTCATCTAATCGAGTAGAAAACGCTCTTCCTGCTCAATCCATTTACTTGAATCAGTTTACGCCACAAAATCCATATTATACGCAAGATGCAAACGGTATTATTAACGATAAGGCTCTAACTAATCTTAAAGATTGGATGGATGCCACAATGACTATTATTTCAGAAATGAAAGGTTCTGCAAGTTGGTATACACCGATTGCCGGAAAAACCATTCCAAATCTTTTGTTCTTGAATCCTAACGCAACATCTTTTGTGCCGTCAATTGATGGCCGCACTTTATCATGGACTGGCACTCAATTAAAAAGTAGTTCTCTAAGCGGTTCATCAGACCCGCTTAGCCTTGCTATGAACTATGGTCCAGTAAAATGGGAAATCGGTGGAGCATTTGTAAATGCCTTTACTAATCGCGCATTTACTAATACAGATTTTACTGCCTCTATTCCAGATAATGCCGCCTTCTTTTTAAAACTAGATCGTGAAAAAATTCCGGTAGATTCAAGTGGAAATAGTGTTAAATGGGGCGTAGAAACTCTTCTTATTCCCACACCACCACTCCAAGAGTATACTGTCTCTGGCCAAGAAGGCGATTTCACTGGTGTCGCTATTGGCGATTATATCCGTAAGCTTGGCGAAGATTATTATCAATATAATCGAGTTGTTGGTTTAGTTGAAGGTGGAATTGTTTACAGTACTACTGGTCGTGTAGCTACAGCAATCACCACTGCGCTAATTGTAGAATACCCAATTGATACACCGACTACGGAACCGTTTAGATGGTTTAGGGCTAGATACCAACTGTCTGATCTATTCGTTACGTCTGATGCTCAGGGTTTAAAAGTACAAAGCGTAGATACCTCCCCACTTATCCTTCCTGTTGATGACATCAACTTGTACTTTCTTGGTCGTCGAAAAGGTGATTTATTTCAATTGCGAAATTATGGTGTAATGCAACCAGGAGAAGAAGTTCCATTGATGGAAGATGCGGATTCTTCTCCAATTCGTAGTATCCCTAATTTATTTCTTAAATTGGATTACGGTATCCAAATAGATGGATCTGGAGTATTGTCTTCATTGAATACTGACGTCCTAACTATTCAAAAAAGACGCACTTCGAACTTAGTAGAAGTTGGTTTAAATAACGCGGACGCTTGGCAGACATTTAATATTTCGTCCACTTCTTTATCATTCTCTAATGATGGCGATGGATTATGGGTACGATTAGATGATACGACTACATCTACTCCAGCGACCCTTACGTCTGGTATAGTAGATTATTACAATCTTGGAGCCGCTGATAATACTTATCAAATTTTACCGGCATCGCAAAACCCACGACGAGATCTTCGCAATAAAAACGTTATGTTGATTGCCAGAAGAGCAACAATCAACGGAGTCGTTAGCCTCCAGTTTTTTGATGGCTCCGTAGTCCAAATTGAAGGACTTGCTTTGCAGCGTGATTTAACTAAAATTATTACAGGAGTGACGACAAGCACTTCTGCGACAACCGTTGTAAATCATGGATTTTTAAGGTCGACTACTGATTTTATGTGGAATGCGCGAATTACATCAACGGGACAAAATGTGTGGATTGGTGGAACACAATCCAACACTGGTGTGACTTTAGACTCAACCCCAGATGCTGCTCAGCCATTAACTATAATGTTTACAAGACATTTAAGGTGAAAACATGAGAATTGTAAGCAGAGTAGGCGTAGGAAAAAACCCGACCAGTCATCATTTAGATGTAACTGGTTCATCTAATTTTGATTCACAAGTATTTTTTCAAAGTACAGCATTTTTTAATGCCGGTGTAGAACTAGGCGATACGACGGCAGATTTAATTTCTGTAAATGGCCGAATCGATACAAATGTCGAACCATCTGTAACTCTTTCTAATAATTTTGGTTCTTCCGGATTATTTTGGAACAATACTTATTCCAAAAATTTAATTATAAAAAATGACGGTTCTGTTGAATCGGATGGCAATATTCTTAATCTTGGATCTGTTTCCGCCTCTACAATCAATATTGGAACATCCGCAGCTTCTACTGTTAATCTTGGTTCTACATCTGGTACTTTTACCGTAAATAACGCAAACGTAGTTTTTATTGGTGACTTAGAGATAAGAGGTGGAGATTTAACCACTAATCAAACTACATTTAATCTCCTAAACACAACCGCTACTACAGTTAATTTTGCAGGGGCAGCTTCTACTGTTAATCTTGGTTCTACATCTACTGTCATAAAAGTTACTGGTCACGCAGAAATTCAAGCTCTAACGCTTGGTCATCGATCTGTCTCATCGGCCACCACAATTACATCTTCTGATCAGATTGTTTCCGCCACAGGAAGTACTAGTTATACGATTACTCTGCCAACTGCTGTTGGCGTAACTGGAAGACAATATACAATTAAATGTGATTTATCAATTGGTTATTATTTAACGGTAGCTACTACTAGTAGTCAATTAATTGATAGTGCCACAACAAAAGTGTTAACTTTTGGAGAAACTCTTACCGTAGTAAGCAATGGCTCAAAGTGGTTAAATATCAATTCTCCGTTACATGAAGGTAGAGGTGTTGTGCCATTAGGTGCGGTAATTGCAATCGGTCACAATTCTGCATGGGCGCCTCCTGCATCAAATAGCATTAAAGATGGATTTGCTCTATGTGATGGCGGTGCATATCCATCTGGATCAAATGCTTCATTTTCAGGAAATAGACCTAATTTATCCGATTCTAGATTTTTGCAGGGGGCGTCTTCTATAGGTGGGACGGGAGGTGCAAACAGTAAAACTTTGTCTACATCAGAACTACCCAGCCACTCACACGGTATGGATCATTCCCATCGTTTTCAGCATGCTCATTACGGGTTTACGTGGTCTAATGGCGGCCACACACACTCAATCGGTATGCCTAATTCAAGTGGCATAGGCCAATATAAAATGGTTTGGAACACTGCAACTGGCAATGGTAATTCAACAATTGGTCCATATTGGTGGTTTGATGCAGGATGGATCGCCGGAAATTGGGATGATAAAGATTACGTAAGAATCCAAGCGGGCTATCAAAATGACCACTATCACAATACCTATGATAAGGGGCCATACGACTCAGGAAATAATATATACAATTACGAAAATAATTCGTATAATAATTGGAATACTGGTGGAACAAGAACATCAACAGATGGTGCCGGCTCAACTACGGCGTTTGATATTAGACCACAGTTTTTTAATGTTATTTATGTTATGAGGGTAGTATGAATAACGAATATTTTATTAAATATAAACATATAAATTCTTGGTTTTGGAAAAAAATAAAAGTATCTGGCCATTCTTATAATAAAGAACTTGACAAAATTGTGTTATTTCATTCAGATGGATCGATGAATGAAATACCACAATGGTCAAAATGTTTTGTTGTTCTTGGTTTAGATTTTTTAAATGCTCAAAAAAAACAAATGGAAAAAGAAACTGGCGCAAACATAAATCTTAATGTCTAGACATATATAATATATTTATATATTGTTAAGGGTATCAAAAAATGCATATTGTGTCAAGAGTTGGTATAGGAAAAATTCCACCGTCCAGCCCCCTTTACCTAGATGTTCTAGGCGCTGTCAATTTTGATAATACGTTATCAGTTGTTGGGCAAACTACTGTAAATTCTCTAATTTCTTCCCAATTATCAGCAAACTCATTAGTTTATGAAAGTAGAATTCAAGGAGAAGATAATGTTTTATTTTCTATTAATCGCGATGGAAAATTAGAATGGGGTTCAGGTGGAGTTCTTTCCCCTGATATAAATCTATATCGCACAGCGGCTAATGCTTTACAGACAAATGGATCTTTGATAATCGACCAATCTTTATATGTAGGTAATTCTACTAGTGATACGGCTACATTTACTGCAAGAATTTCTAGTAATTTAGATCCATCGGCAACCGATACATACAGTTTAGGACAAGACTCTCTTAGATGGCAAAATCTATGGTTGAGCGTCAAACTAACTTCGGTCGATGGTCTGTTTACCGGAGATTTAAAAGTTGACGGCAATGCCATTCTTGGAGACAACACTTCTGATACAGTAACTTTTAACGCCAGAATCTCATCTTCATTAATTCCATCTACAGATAATTCTTATGATTTAGGATCTTTGGGATTAAGATGGGGATCTTTATGGCTTGGTTCTAATCTACAAGTTGATGGTAATACTATTCTTGGAGATAACGCCGCCAATACATTAGCTCTAAATGCCAGAGTTTCAACCTCCGTAGTACCAGTTCTTACAAATTCTTATGATTTAGGATCTTCTGGATTAAAATGGGGATCTTTATGGCTTGGTTCTAATCTACAAGTTGATGGTAATACCGCTCTAGGTGATTCTTCTGCTGATTTAATTTATTTTACGGCAAGAGCTGCATCTTCATTAATTCCATCTACAGATAATTCTTATGATTTAGGATCTTTGGGATTAAGATGGGGATCTTTATGGCTTGGTTCTAATCTACAAGTTGATGGTAATACTATTCTTGGAGATTCTTCGTCAGATATCGTAACTGTTAATGCTGGTTTTGCATCGCCGCTAAACCCATTTGTTGATAATTTTTATGACTTGGGCACGTTTGACTATAGATGGAAACAAATTCATTTAGGGCCAAACGGAATTGTTGTCAGAAACGACAACATAAATTCTGATAAAGTATCATTGTGTTTTAATGCTGGTGTAGCAACTTTACAATCGTCAGTAGCAATTCCATTAAAACTAACGACTGGCTCAAACAACGGGATTACAATCGATATATCTGGTAATATTGGAATTAATTCTAATAACGTATTAACCCATAATTTTAGTGTTTTTGGAAATAGTATACTTACAGATACTGCGTGGTTCAGTAAAGCTACTGGATCTAGCTTAATTGTCGAATCTATTGTAGGCGTCAAAGGATCTATCGAGTCTGCCAATGATTCAAAAATATTAAATTTGGGCGTTTCTTCTGATACAGAGTTTGTCAATATTGGTTCTAACTCAGAAACTAAAACAATTAATATTGGTACCGGTTCGGGCAAAACAACAATTAATATCGGTGGCCCTTTAGATATTATTAATATGAGCGGCACTGTTTCGGTCGCTTCTACGATTGAATCAACAGTAAAAGATAAATCGTTTACTTTAAATGTTGGTGGGGCTAATAATACCGCACAAAATAGTGGTCTTTTTGTTCAAGAGTCAGATGCAGTATTATTACAAGTTACAGATCCTACATGGCAAATTCAGAATATTGTAAGATATTCGACAATAAATACCGGTAATATTATTGCAGGTTCTTTAGTTACAATTTCTGGATTTGTCAACGCATTAAACAATGGACAATTCGTAGTCACAAACGTTAGTACAAATTCTTATATTGAAGTAAACAATCTAAATGTTTTTAATAACAGTGTTGATGAAATTGGATTAGGAGTTTGTACAAATCCTCTCGAAGTCGCATCTATTTCTTTAGATTCTGACAGAATTTCTTGGAAATTAACAAGTCCGAATTATTATTCGAATTATTTCAAAATATCAAATAACGGCGCAAATGTTGAATTATTGGCCTCTTCTTCTGGTTTGTTCGTAAATGCAAACGCATTATTACCTAATACTCCATTTGTGTCGTTAGGTTCGAGCGCCTATCCATGGAACGCGTACATTAATGATTTGGTTGTATACGAAAATTCAACACTAGGAAATCCGTTAACTTTAACATCATTATTAAACATTTATTCTTTAACATCATTTAATAATTATGTCACAAGTAACATTATTCCAGATACCGACCATGATTTAGGATCTATTTCATATCAATGGAATAATCTTTATTCTAAAAATGTATTCTCTTATAATTCGTTATTTGCAGATGGTTCAATTTATTTAGGCTCTACAGTAACAACTACTATTTCTGCCGGCGGTTCTTTTGTATCTGATTTAATTCCTCAAGCATCAGTTTATTCTTTAGGATCTGTTTCTAAGCCATGGGAAGCTGTTTACGCGAATAAATATATTTTTCCAAGCCTTAATGCAGGGTCTGTCGTATTTGTTAACAATGACAAAACTTTGACAGATAATAATATAAAATTCTTTTGGAATAACGAACATTTAAGATTATTTTTAGGGCAAAATGTTGGAAATTATGTTTTAGATATTAGTAAATCTGGAACAGATTCTATTAAAATCGGCAACAGCGAAAACAGTTCTGCAATTTCTTTGAGAACAAAAGAAACCCTATTTTCTAGTACGGGATTAATAACTAATGGGCCACAAGCGCTAGAGACAACTAACTTGCCTTTTTCTGCTACAGTGGGTTCTATTGCACAAACTTTTGTTCTTTCAGCTTCTAAAAAAATCAAAAAAATTGGTTTGCAACTAGCAACAACCGCCCCTCTATTGGCGCCATCATTTTTTGGAACGATGAAAATTTTTCTCCACTCTGTAACTGGTGGAGTAATAAGTCCAATGCCAATTGCCTCTTCTTTGCCCCTTATTTTAGATACATTTCCGTATGGATTTCAGTCAAATTTCACAGATTTTGTTTTTCCAGAAATCCAAATTTTAGCCCCCGGTACGTATGCAATTTCTGTTAAAATATTTGAAACTTATGGTATACCAGGGGCATATGAAGGTCATTTAATAGGACCCTCAACTGTTCCCACAGAGGCATGTATTAGGTTAATCACTAATGATGATAGTTCATACACAGATGGTACTGCATATGTCTATGATTCTATTTTAGGATGGCAATTACCACCATCTAGTCAAGATTTATGTTTCAAAATATACGAAGAAGTTGCAACCGGTTCTTCTGTTTCAAATAAGTTTGAGTTTACAGATGTATTACAATTTGGTAGTGACACCTATTCTAATGTTGGAAATGGCGCATCTACAGCAATTTTAGAATTGTCTTCGACAGCCATTAAGTTATTAGGAGCTGTTTCTGTTAATTCTGCTGCTATTTCTTCAACAACTTATACGGTGCAACCAACAGATGTCATTATGAATATAGATACTTCAGTTTCTGGCTGTACAATCACTCTACCATCCGCCGCAACAAAAAGGCTTCTAGTTATCAAAGACATTGGAAATAATGCGTCGGTTGCCGGCAGATCTATTCAAATCTCTCCAGCTTCTAATCAATATGTAGAATTTAATGCAATTAATACACCATATGTATTAGACAGAGATGGAGAATCGATCACTCTTCAAAGCGACGGTGTAAATCGTTGGTATATTATTTAATCGGAGATAAATAAAATGGCATATTCAGGAACAGAACGCGGTAAGAAAAAAGCACTATCTTCGATTCGCCTTGTACATCAAGGGGCTGGATCTGCCCAGCTATATAAAGACCTAGATTCTCCTACAGCTGTTACTGTAAGCACTTCTACATGGCTTGAATTATTTAGTTCTTCTGCTGCAAAAGTAACTATGGTAGAAATTTTCAGTTCAAGCGGTGAAGTAGAAATTTTAGGAACAGGCTCTGCTGGTGTAGAAATAGTTCTTTTTAGAATTATTCCCGGCGGCGGTGGGTATGGATTGATTAACATTGACTCTGCCACCCGTATTTGCTATCGTCCAGAATCTGTCGTTCCGGGCACTAACAGTGAGTTAATTATTAACTTCTTTAATTAAAGCAAAAGGTTATTATAAATGATTGTCATAAATAATAATTTATCAAAATTAACGCCAGAATCTGAAACAACAACAACAACAACAACAACAACAGATTCTAAAATAAATTCATTGTCGTTTATAGAACCTGCCCCCCAAATTGATTATTTCATGAATAATAGCAAATTAAAAATGCCATTTTTAGCAAAAATTTCCGGCTTCGAAAACAAAAAAACTGTTGAAATGATCTATGAAATTAACAATAGTTTAATTTCAATCTATTCATTAAACCCCTGGTACGACGCTGTACCAGATGGTACTGAAATTATAATTTCTGATATTCCAAACGATGTATTTCTGCCTCAAAAAAATATTTTTTTTACAGAAGCTGTCAGCGCCGAATTGGAAGACTGTCAAATAAAATTTTTATTTTTGATGATAGATGATCGAAAAATAAAAATTTTTAAAAATCAAGAAAAAAACAATCTTACCCCTAATGTTAAAATATTTTTTTCACCAATAAGAATTGATTTTTTTGATCAAATTTCATAATAAACGTTTTTGAATGCTTGTGTGTTAGAATTTAATTGCGGTCACTGGCAAAAGCCACATACAGATTTTCTGGCCAGCAATTAGTGCTTTAGCGTAATTCCTAGCCAGAAATTAACAAAGGTATTACGTATGAGCAGCGCTATTATTTTTAATGGCGATTATTTAAAAGCCCTCAAACCTAAGCTAAAACTCAGTGATGCCGCGTACATAGAAACCGGATCTGCAGATCCTACTACGCTTTCGTTAACATCTCCGACCGGCTCGCTTTATCTTAGATCTAACGGCACTCTTTATATTAAATATGATTCAGCTGCATCCGCATGGGCTCCAGCTTTAACGACTGGCACCGGCGGTACTTTAACTAGCACTGAGCTACAAGACAGTAGTGTTTATTTTGTTGATGAAATCGACCCCACTAAAAAATTGTATTTTCAGCTATCTGGGATTGATAACAATACATCAATAACTCTAACAATTCCAAATACTAGCGGTACTATTCCGCTCGGAACTAGCACAACTGGATATGTAACATATTGGAGTGCCACTAATACATTAACTGGCGAAGCTCAATTATCCTCTACAAGAGGTGGTACAGGGGTCAATAACACCGGAACATTAACATATGGCACTAATAATATTACATTTACTACATCTGGAATAACAACTCTTACTCTCCCAACTACTGGAACGCTAGCAACTCTTGCGGGCGTAGAAAATTTAAGCAATAAAACTATTAATGATTCATCTATTGGTTCAACAACCGCAAGCTCTGGCGCATTCACCTTTTTAACAGTAAAAGGCACGGGATCAGCTGGAACTTCTTATGTTGATTTATTAAACGAATCATCTGCACCGACATCTCCGGCAACTGGATACACAAGGCTCTATGCTACTGCAGATGTTTTAAATTTAAAAAATGCATCAGATGAAGTGTTTGCAGTTGATTATTCTGCAATAACAGCATCTAGGACACTATCCGCGCCAGATATATCTTCAACTATTGCAACTTTAGATGGAAACCAAACCTTTACTGGTGTGCTTTCATTAAGCACAGCAAATATTGTTGCACTAGCAATTACTGGCGGCCTTAAAGTTGGCAATATCACATCTTCTGCTGTTGCAGCAGGCAGTGGTGCTATTAAATACACCAGTGGATTTTTATACTATTCCGATGGTACAAACTGGAATACTATCGCGCAATATGCCAACTCACTCTATCAAAGCTCATCATTTACGGCTTCTAATAATGTAAATTATTTTGTTGATACTACATCTGGAGCGGTTACAGCCACATTACCATCAGGCGCTGCTAACGCTAGAATTAAATTTTTAGACGTAAAAGAAAAATGGGGATTAAATAATTTTACTGTTACTCCAGCGTCGGGTCAAAAAATTGACAATCTAGCGACAGATGAATCATTAATTATGGATATAAATGGTTCATGGATTGAACTCGCATGGGATTCGACATCTTCTTCTTGGGTTATAACTGGTTCATTATCATACGGAACCACCCCCTATGGATTTGTTACTCATACCGGAAATAGCTTAGCGAGTGATTTATTAATTGGTACTAATGATAATTATGCTCTAGCATTTGAAACAAATGGATTAGAGCGTATGAGAATTTCTAATACAGGATTTGTTGGAATTAATACACTGTCTCCACAAGCACCGTTAGATCTTAGTGGCGGTTTTAAAGGTTCCTATGACTCTTATGCCGTTAATGCTAATTTAAATAAATATCACCATTTTGTCATTGCAACTGCCGCAATCACTTTGAATTTGCCGACTTTAACATCTAATGACGCCGGATTTACTCTTTATATAAAGAGGGTTACAGCGGCTGGAATTGTCACTATTAATCCCGGTGCGGGTGTAACAATTGACGGTGCTAGCACTTGGCCGTTAACATCTAATTATGAATCAGTTAAATTAGTTTGGCGCGGTTCTTCTGATTGGAGTATTTTCTAATATGGCATATTTACCATTTCCATCAGGAACATTATTAACATTTGCTGGCCCGACAGCGCCGGATGGTTGGTTATTATGTGATGGTTCGGCAATCAGCCGTACAGCTTACGCTCGTTTATTTGCTGCAATTTCTACAACATACGGCAATGGTGACGGAGCTTCTACTTTTAATTTGCCAGATTTTCGTGGTGTCTATCCACGGGGCGCTGGCACAAACGGAACTGCAAACTATGGTGGAGTTACTGGCCACACTCCAGCAGCAGGTGTTTTAGCCACTAAAGGCGGGCAAAAGACTGCTAAGAATGGATTAACGGCAAGTGCTGGGACAGTGTCAACTTCAGTGAGCGGTGCAAAAAATCAAATGAACGGTACTTCCGGAGGCCAGAGCGCTGATCACGCACACGGTGACAATGGGCATGCGCATGCAACCGGCCAAGATTTAGCGTTTTCTAGAGGAAATAGTATACCAGGTAGCAGCAGTGGTACTGGTGGCTACGCTCATCACGGACTACATAATGGTACAAATACCGGATATGCAATTTTAGGTGGTGTGAATGCTAACCACTCCCATTCTTGGGATTTTGGCGGAACAACTTTTTCTGCATCAGGGACAACTCCAGCGCAAACTGTGACAATAAATACTGGCGATTCCGAAACAACACCCGCCTTTTTGGCGATTAATTACATTATCAAACTATGAAAACACTAGTATCTTTAATTAACAATTTAATAAGAAAGATCTTTATGATTGTTACTAAAGATACATCTGTTGATTTTCCATTTTTTATCATTAAAGATTTTTTACCAAATCCAGAAGTTTATCGTAAAATGGTTTTGGAAGCAGAATATGATCAATCGTCAGGATATTGGGTGGGGGATAATATTATTTCTCATCCGTTTTATGCAAATAAAACATTAGAATATATTGCCAGTACAGCATCTGGTATTTTGCAAGATTACATTTGGTATATTGACTCATCTTTTATTAATTTTAGAAGATTAACGCAGCCAAAACATTCAGAATTACACGCCCATATTGACAGATTTAGCCGATACGATTTTGATGAACATGGCAGACCCATATATGTAAATCATCCAATGTGGTCATTTATATTTGATTTTACCCCTCAAGAACAATCTGCAAGGCTGTGTTTTTGTGAAGACTTAAACGGCCAGCGTTTTGCTACATCCAAAACGCCAGTAGACATTCCAAAACAAAAAGACTCTTCTCAATGGAAGATTTATAAAGATTTTTATTATTCATATAATACGGCAGTAATGTTTCCATCAAACTGTTGGCATACAGCAATTGATTTTGCCTGCTCGAAAGAAATGCCTAGAACGATGGGTGTAGCTTGGATTTATTCTGGATTTAATGCAAAATATAATAAATGCGGAATACCGCTAGTCGATAAATAAAGGGTTTAAAATGGCTCTATGGTCGCAAAAAACAGTACAAGTCCCGGGATTGGCGTCAGTTTACGCATCGTCTGGGCCTATTACTGCTGAGAGCAGGCGCCATTATATTCTTAATACAACATCTAATACTATTACTGTTAATCTTCCAATCGGAATTGACGGAACAACAATTCGTATCACAGATGCCAAGGGCACGTTTTTAACAAATAACGTTACGGTAACACCCGCATCTGGTGAAAAAATTAATAATCTTGCAACAAATGAATCCTTATTACTAGATGCAAACGAAATGTGGATTGAATTCACATGGAACGCATTGGCGGGATCTTGGATTGTTAATGCACCAGGAATATTAGGATTAATTGCAAGCACATATACCGATTATCCATATATTACTTCACCATCATCTCCGGCAACCAGCACACTCAGGCTTTATGCAAAATCAGATGGCAAGCTATATGTAAAAGATTCAGCCGGTACAGAGAAAAAAGTTGGTGGTGGATTAGACCATCCAACAACCGGATCAACTTTTGAAGTTGATAGTTATAACGCGTCAATGACTGGGCAGTACAATACAGGTATTGGCTATCTTGCCGGTGTTTCGATAACTTCTGGTTCAGAAAATACAGTATTAGGGTTAAGCGCTGGCCAACAAATAACGACTGGTGGATCAAACACATTAATTGGATCTGGCGCTGGTATATATATATCTTCAAATGGTTCGAACACAGCAGTTGGAAGAAACACTTTTCGTTCGTATGGAACAATTAATAATTCAGTGGCCATTGGTTCTGGAGCAGGATATTATGCGCAAGGCGGTGGCCACACATTAATTGGACCAAATGCAGATTCTTATACCGATGCCGGTTCATATAACAACACAGCAATTGGTAAAGAGACTGGTATCCAAACAAGTTCAACCGGTGTATCAGGAACTGTGTGTATCGGAATTGATAGTTCTGGAAATGCCGCCGTTGCAACCTCTAGCAATCAATTTGTATTAGGCGCAATAAATCATAAATATAGATTTCCGGGTATTGCAGAAACAGCTTTGGTTCTTGGCCCAACAGGAACTTCCACCGGAAACACCGGTGAATTAAGATTCAGAGAACTGGCGGCAAATGGAACTAATTATATTGCGCTTAAAGCTCCAGATGCAATTACATCTAATATTGCATGGGTTTTGCCATCTACAGATGGAACGAATGGGCAAGCGCTGATTACTAATGGTTCTGGTACGTTAAGTTGGGCCGCTGCTGGTAATACTATTATTTCTATTACTCAAGCATCACACGGATTTTTAGCAGCAGATATTGGTAGGCCATTATATCTAAATGGATCTACATATACATACGCAAAAGCTGATTTAGATGCCACCGCGGAAGTTGCCGGCCTTATTTATAGCATTATTGATACAAACACATTTCAGATTTGCGTTGGTGGAGAAGTCGGTTCGGTTGGTGCAAACTTAGTAGAAGGCGGTGGCTCATTAACAGCGGGCACAGTCTACTTTTTGTCAGCAACAACAGCTGGTAAAATCACGACTACACCTTCTGCTGTAATCGGCCATATCACAAAACCGATTGGTGTAGCGCGTTCAACAGCCGCATTTGATTTCTTTAATATGCGTGGTTCTGTTGTTGGTGGAACAAACGCACAATCGCAAGTTTCATTAACAAATAACGCAGTCACAACAGTTCAAAACGTTGGTTCGTATGACGCTGGAGAATTAACTGGCTGGATTTATATTGATGCAACTACCGATTATCGATTTTATATCGAAGCAAAATTTGTAAAGACTGCCGCAGGTACATACGAATTAGCATTTAATACTGTTGGTGATGTTCCTCCGAGTGGGTTTAATTTTTCCGTTACATCTGCAGGTTTAATTCAAGCAACGCTTCCGAGTGTTGCCGGATTTATTGCCGCAAAAATTAATTTTTCATTAAATGCACCCGCAATCGGCGCGACATTTCCTCTACAAATTGATAGTACGAATGTTAGTTTCAATACTATTCAGGCAAAAGATGCTTCTGGAATTGTGTTTAAAAATTCATCAGGTACAACGATAGCATCTTTTAATAACACAGGTGTTGATGTTACCAGCGCTAGTTTTAGTACTATACAAGCTAAAGACAGTAACGGAATTGTATTTAAAAATTCATCAGGTACAACGATAGCGTCTTTTAATAACGCCGGTATTTTAACACGCCCATTCACCCCCGAATTCTTTGCAACAGCCCCTTCTTCAGTTGCGGCAACAAATGTTGTTTTATTTTCAAGCATTGAATCCAATACTGGTAGTTTTTACAATTCAACTACTGGAAGATTTACAGCGCAAATAGCTGGTGTGTACTACGTTACATGTACTGGCGGCAATAGCGTTGATTATTATTTTGATATAAGAAAAAATGGAGCCGCTATAGGTAGAGCCGAAGCGCGGGGTCTTGGTGGCACAAATTTTTATTGGCAAACAGTTTCTAGAAATGTTTATTTAAACGTAGGCGATTATTTAGATGTACAGGTTGCATTTGGAACGGTGAATTTTAACACACCCTATGGTGGATTTGGTGCATTTTTTATAGGATAAAAAACATGATGGATGCATTTCTTTTTGATATTAATCTATCATTTTATGGAGTAATTTGATCTATGTCAGCTATTAATTGGGCAAAACAAACATTTGCTGACAGCATTGTTTTAAACCCAACAACAACACCAGGATCTGCACCCGCTACTGGTGTGCAAGTTTATGCAAAGGCTGACGGAAAATTATATACACTAAGCGCGGCTACGGGCACCGAAACATCAGTGGGTTCTGGTGGTTCTGTGGTCCAAGTTACTCAAGCATCACATGGATTTGTGGCTGCAGATGTAGGTAGACCCCTTTATCTAAACAGTTCAACTTATACATTAGCAAAAGCAGATTTGGAAGCCACGGCTGAAGTTGCAGGCTTAATTAGTAAAATTATTGATACAAATATATTTGAAGTATGTTTAAGTGGCGAAATTGCCGCAGTCGGCGCAAACACACTTGAGGGCGGCGGTTCTTTAGTCCCTGGTACAGTTTACTTTTTATCTGCCACCTCTGCTGGAAAAATTAGTGCCGCTGCGCCGTCTATAGTTGGTCAAATTTCTAAACCGCTTGGAATTGCAAGAACAACCGCAGCGTTAGATTTTTTTAATATGCGAGGATCTGCAATTGGTGGATCTAATGTTTATACACAGATTTCATTAGCAAATAATACGACGACCACAATTCAAAACGCTGTAGCCTATGACAGCGTTGAACTTGCTGGCTGGATGTATATCAACGCAACGGCTAAATACCGCTTTCATTTTAAAGCGCAAGTAACTAAAAAAGGCGATGCTACAGACTACCTGATTAGCTATCAAACATCTGGTGATACACCACCAACCGGATTTAATATTTCTGTAACAACTGGCGGACTAGTTCAAGTAACATTGCCATCCATGTCTGGATTTACCAGTGCAATTGCGCAATTTAGTTTGAACGGTCCTGCAGTTGGAGTAAGCCTTCCACTTCAAATCGAAAGCACAAATGTTAGCTTTAGCACGGTTCAGGCTAAAGATACCAGCGGAATTGCAGTTAAATCATCAACTGGAACAAATTTAATAACCGCCACAGGTACACAAATTGAAACACTTCCGGGTCTTAAATTAACTGGTGGTATGTCAGATGCATATTCCGTAGAACTTAGTGGAACTTATAACGCAAATACTTATTATCCTATTGCAAATAGCAGTAATATGCCAGCTGGTGTTTATATGCTATTTATCTATCAATCGACATATAATAGCTCGCCGGTGTATCAATTTACATGGAGTTATGGTCCAGCATATATGTTTGGATATGCAACAAATTCATCAGAATCGGTCGCAATTACATTTATTTCAGGCTCGGGACATGCGCGTAACGGGGTTAATGCGCCGTTAGCTCAAATTCGAGGTACGCCTAATGCAGACGGTAAACAGTATGTTGATATTTCGTTTCCAGCAACTTTACCATCGCTGAATGGGGCTGATGGAAGTCGTGTGCGTGTTTATTTTAAACGGATCGCGTAAAGGGAGTAACTACCAATGGCTAACGTACCCTTGATAATTAATCAAGCGTCGATTGATAATTTGGTTACAGAGGGCACAGTAAAACGTGTAGCGTCTCCAGATACGCGTAATGTAAATACCAACCCGCAAGATTATATTCCGGGCGTTACATATGATTTTAAATTAGGTACAACAATTGGTATTTCAGGCGCTCCTGGAACTGGTTATGTTGGATTAATGACTTTTAGGCCATACGGCACAACAACAGATTTCACGGGGGGGCCCGTGTGGCAATTAGCATTTTTAAATGATAATCAATTTCAAAAAAGAGTTAGTACATCAGGAACCACTTGGGGCAGTTGGTCTGCAGTATAGGAAATAAAATATGCCATCATCAATAGTTAGCCAACAATCTCTAGGATTAGCCACCGATTCTCAAAGCGGGCTAGTTAGTACTACGACGCAAATGTTTGCCGGTAATAAAACATTTAATGGACAAATATTAACGCCGAATAGAATTGTATTTAATGTTTCTTCTTCTTTAAGTGCATCAAATAACACTCAACAACAATATGATTCTATATATCTAAATATAGGGTCAGCATTTTCTCTTGCTACCAGCAGATTTACTGCTCCAATTACAGGAGCATATTATTTTGAGTGGGCGGCTATTAAAATTGGAAATATTTTAGATTCTGTTCACAGACAGAGTATCAGAGTAAATGGCACACAAGCACTTGACAGTAGGCATTTGCGTTTAGATGAAAAATCTACGTATGGGTCTGGTTCTTGCGCTGCTATTTTATTTTTAAACGCAAATGATTACGTTGATATTTATGTGTATGACTCGACGTGCGCTTCATACAATAATCGTTCATATGAATGGTTTCACGGCTATTTAATTGGTTAAGGAGATAAATATGCCAACAATAATTATTGAAATTACAGAAACTGAACAAAAAGCTCTACAGACCGTTTGCGCATCTCCGCAAGAATGGGCAGATAATGCAGTTAAAAACAGGGCACGAATTGCGATTGATGAAATTGTGCAAATTTGTGTTGCAAAATGCTTAGAACAATCAATTCAAATTCCTCAATCAAAAGAAGAAATGGTCGATCTAGCGATTGCAAACGGATGGGTATTAACTAACAACGAACAGGTAGCGCCTAATGCCTAATTCAACCTATCAGCCATCTCAGTATACTGTTGCAACAGAAACACAACGTGGTGTCGTCAATGGAGCCGATATACGAGAACTTTCGTTCGGCGGCGGTTCTGTTGTACAAGTCACTCAAGTTGCACACGGCTTTGTTGCTGCTGATGTTGGTAGGCCATTATATTTAAGCGGATCTGCATATGCATTTGCAAAAGCCGATTTAGAGGCTACTGCCGAAGTTGCAGGTTTAATTAATAAAATTGTTGATGCAGATACATTTCAAATTTGTTTGGGTGGCGAAATACCAGCAATTGGTGCAAATTTAATTGAAGGCGGATCAGCAACTCTCACCGCCGGAGAAGCTTACTTTTTGTCCGCCACAACTGCGGGTAAAATTACAACAACATCACCAACTGTTGTTGGGAATATATCAAAACCAATTGGAATTGCAAGAACAACAACCGCGTTAGATTTCTTTAATATGCGCGGCAGCACGGTTGGTGGCTCAAATACTTATACGCAAATTGTTCTTACAAATAACAATACAACCACAATTCAAAATGCTGCAGCCTACGACAGCGTAGAACTTGCTGGTTGGATTTACATTAATGCGACCGATAAATATCGTTTTCACTTTAAAGCGCAGATAACTAAAAAGGGCGACGGAACAGACTATTGGGTTAGTTATCAAACTTCTGGCGACACACGTCCAACTGGATTTAATATTTCTGTTACATCTGGCGGATTAGTTCAGGTTACGTTGCCATCAATTGCTGGTTTCAGCAGTGCGATTGCTCAGTTTAGTTTAAATGGGCCAGCAGTTGGCGCATCGTTACCTTTACAAATTCAGTCAAGCTTACTAACACTAAATGCTGGAATTCAATTTCCAGCAACAATGATTGTTAGTTCAGATCCAAATAATTTGGATGATTATGAAGAGGGCGTTTTTGCACCATCTTTTTATGGGGCATCTACTGCCGGAACATGGACCCCAAATGCAACGCAAACCGGTGGATATTACATTAAAATCGGTAAACTTGTTTATTTATTTATTAATCTTAATGGCACAATGTCCGGAGCAGCCGGAGAATTGCGAATTGGTAATCTGCCATACCCAAGAGCCGCATCAAATGCAGGTAATGCATGGAACGCAACATATTCAGCATTTACTATGTCATATGGAAATGGTTTAACTTGGTCTGCAGGCCATTATTGCTCAGGCTGGCTCATTAATCCCTCTAATTTTTTGTATGGACATACAATGCCGACCGGTGGTGGAACCGCAGGTGTGATTAACGCAACCAACGGCACCTTGAATGTTCACATTGCTGGTGCATATTATACAGATTAATCGAAAGGGTAAATTATGGCAAACACACCTCTTTTAGCGCAAACTGGACAAGTGTTGCAAACTGTGCAAAACAGTGTGAGTATTTCAGATTCTACAACATCAGGAGCTACGTATATAATATCTGGCCTGACTTGTCAAATTACACCAATAATAACTAACTCTAAATTTCTTGTGAGCGGCACTGCACTAATAAATTCACGAGCAGCGACTTATGGTTTTACTGCTAAAATAATGGTTAGAAATCTAACTACCGCAAGCGCTTGGAGCGATTTTGCTATGGGCCCCTCCTGTGATTCTCATGGAATAGGATCTTATGCGGATATAGATACTGATCAGTGGACCTCATCTGGTTTTACTTTGTTTGGATCATCGCCGGTTTCTTATTCAGCCGGACAAATTTTACAATTTGCTGTTTGGATCAGAGCAAGCGGAATAGGAACCCCGGGTTCAACAACGTGTCGTTTTGGACATCCCAACCGTACATCCAACATGGTTATAACAGAAATTTTAGGATAAAAAATGTCATCAACAAATTTAACTCAACAAAAAATAAGCACAGCGACAAACACTCAGCCAGGTTTAGTATCAACTACTCAACAAACTTTTGCTGGTAACAAATCATTTAATGATGGTTTAAAAACTAACGAAATACAGGCAAACACATCTGCGCAAATAGCCATAAAAAATTCATCTGGAACTACAACTGCAACAATTTCAGAAACTGGTAACTTGTCAGTTTTGAATAATATTCAACAAAATGGCAATAATATTATTTCTTGGGTAGAAATTACCCCCTATTATTTAGAGTGGTCTTTTTCAGGCAGTGTGACATCTCAGTCAATAAATTTGACCACAGCTATTCCTGCGAACACAAGATACATTCTTGCAGATGTTTTTGCGACTTCTACTGTAGTTCCAGGACAAACTTACGGTGATCACCAAAATTTTGTTTTGTCTAGAACTGCTCTTACAAATCAATATTCATGGGTTAATTCAAGAGGCCAGCAGCCGTCCACTACTTTTGGTAGCGGTTTAGCGCGACAGGCCGTACTATTAACTTATTCTGGGGAATCAGATGGATATAGCCCGTATTATGGAATATGGTATCCATCGCAAAATATACCAGTTGACGGCAGAACTATGTATTTTGGAAATTATGGTAATAGCGGAAGCAGCGGATGGCTTTATATAATTATCAAAGCTTATTCAATCTGAGGAATCTATGTCCAGTACGGTTATTGATAATGAATCAAAAGGAATATCAACGACAGATCGCCCAGGCTTAGTATCAATTACTCAACAAACTTTTGCTGGCAACAAATCATTTAATGATGGTTTAAAAACTAACGAAATACAGGCAAACACAGCATCAGCTATAAATATTAAAAATTCATCTGGAACCACAACAACATCAATTTCAGAAACTGGTAACTTGTCAGTTTTGAATAATATTCAACAAAATGGTAATAATATTATTTCTTGGGTAGAAGTTACACCAGCATACACCGAATGGTCTTTTACTGGGCCCGTTAGTAGCTCAGTTACAATAAATCCTTCATCTGTGCCAAACAACGCCAGATATATTCTGGCGGATGTTTTTTTAACTGCAAGTTTAACGGATCATTTTAATCTTTCTTTTAGCAGATCTGCAATAAGCAGTCTAACAAGCTGGGTCGCTCCACGAGGCACACAACCCAGTACCTATTTTAGTGCTGGAATCGGTACTCGTAATGTAGTCTGTATGACTCATCATGGAGATGGTGATACGTTCACCCCATATCAAGGACAATGGTGGTCTAGCGTAATAGCTCCATGCAACGGTCGCACTTTGTATTACGATTTAGCAGGAGTTAACAGTGCTTCAACAACTGGATGGATATATATAATAGTTAAAGCATATTCGTTATAAATACATCTTGTGTTACAATTTAATAGCAATTACTGGCGAAAGCCACTTTAAAAATAACTAAGGGCAACTACTATGAGCGGCGCTGTTATATTTAATGGCGATTATGTCAAGGCATTAAAATCTAAGCTAAAACTTGGCGAAGCCGCATACATTGAAACAGGGTCAGCGGACCCAACTACGCTTTCTCTTGGCGTCCCGACCGGGTCTTTATACCTTCGATCTAACGGCACTCTTTATATTAAATATGCATCCAGTGTTTCTGCATGGGCTCCGGCTTTAACAACTGGTACTGGTGGAACATTAACATCTACCGCACTAGAAGACAGCTCCGTATATTTTGTTGATGAAACAGACCCCACTAAAAAACTATATTTCCAACTATCTGGAATTAGTAATAATACTTCAAGAACTTTAACAATCCCCAATTTAGATGGCTCGATTGCTCTTGGAACCGGAACAGCAAATTACGTTGCATATTGGAGTGCTACTAATTCATTAGCTGGTGAGGCACAATTATCGCCAATAAGAGGCGGTACTGGAATTAATAATACCGGTTTATTTAGTTACGGTTCTAATAATATTACGTTAACTACAACTGCATCAACAAGTGTTACATTACCAACATCCGGTACTCTTGCGACACTTGCCGGCGCAGAAGCTTTAACTAATAAAACTATTAACTCTTCTTCTATTGGTGCAACTACTGCTAGTTCCGGAGCATTTACTTTTCTCACATTGAAAGGCACAGGCACTGCTGGAACTGCTTATTTTGATTTGCTCAACGAAACAACACCATCTTCACCAAACGCCGGATATACAAGGCTTTATTTTAAACCAGACGGTGCTCTTTATGCACAAAATTCCGCCGCCGAAGAAACTAAAATTGGTGTAGCAAATACTATTGCACAGGTAACTCAAGCATTACATGGATTTACATCTGCCGACATTGGAAGACCGGTATATCTAAATGGTTCTACATACGCATATGCTAAAGCCGATGCAACAAATACAGCAGAAGTAGCAGGTCTTATTTACGAAATTATTGACGTAAATACATTTTATATATGTTTAGGAGGCGAAGTTGCATCAGTAGGAGCAAATCTTATTGAAGGTGGTGGGGCTCTTATTTCTGGTGAAGCATATTTTTTATCGCCAACAACTGCCGGTAAAATAACTACGACCGCTCCTTCCGTTATTGGGCAAGTTTCAAAGCCCGTAGGAGTTGCTCGCACAACGACCGCTATAGATTTTTATAACATGCGTGGCTCTGTTGTTGGCGGCGCAAACGCTAGAACACAAATTTCGTTATCTAATAATGCAATAACAACAATTCAAACAGTATCTACTTATGATGCCGGCGAATTAGTTGGTTGGGTTCATTTAGATGCTGGAACAGATTATCGTTTTTATGTTCAGGCCCAGTTTGCTAAAAACGGCATGGGCACTGATTATATAATTGGCTATCAAACAATGGGCGATGTTCCGCCTCTTGGATTTAATATAACTATCACTACTTTGGGTTTGATCCAAATCACACTGCCAAATATTGCAGGATTTACTAATGCAAGTGTTAATTTTGCATTAAATGCTCCAGCCGTTGGCGCAACATTTCCGTTAACTGTTGGCGGAAATAATATAGTAGCAAATTATAGAGCAGTTACAGGAACATACACAATCACACCTTCTGATTATTATGTGTCAGCTTCGGGCGCAGCTGGTTACACAATCAATTTGCCTGTGGCATCGACTGTATCCGGTAAAATTTTTATTGTAAAAAGTAGGCTAAATGCTGGCCAAGTTTTGACAATTGATGCCGATGGTTCGGAAACTATCGATGGTGCTTTAACAATTAGCCTATTTCAAAACGAATCTTGCTATTTAGTAAGTAACGGTACATCTTGGGAGATGTTCTAATGGCATTTTTAGGGATTGCACCAACCGGAACAGTATTACCATTTGCCGGCTCGACTGCGCCAGAAGGCTGGGCATTGTGTGATGGGTCTGCTATTAGTCGCACAATATATTCAAAACTTTTTGGCGTTATTGCTACTACATACGGTGTTGGCGATAACTCATCAACATTTAATGTTCCTGATATGCGTGGTATTTATCCACGAGGCACCGGAACGAACGGGACAGCAAATTATGGTGGAGTGACGGGGCATACACCAGCTGGTGGGGTCTTGGCGGCAAAAGGCGGACAAAAAACTGCTAAAAACGGACTGTCTAATTCTACCTCTACAACATCTTCCTCTGGTAACAGAAATCAATTTGATAGAACTAGCGGAACAGTTAGCTCGGATCACTACCACTCGGGCCAAAGTGGGGGCATTAGTGCAAACCACACTCACTCCACAAACACTGGATTTCAAGTATATAGCGGTTTTGGTGGGCAGGGTATATCTTTTGGAGGATCATATTCTGGGCCAAATCAATATAATCCAAACACTGGGGGTGTAAGCACTGACCACTCACACTGGCTTTCAACCGGAGGCATTTCAGCAAATCACACCCATACAACTACATATGACAGTACATTTTCTGTTTCGGGAACTACCCCAGCTCAAACAATTTCTGGTGATATCGAAACAACACCAGCATTTTTAGCTCTTAATTACATTATTAAGTTATAAGAGGATCTAATGGCAAACGCAGCATTATTAGGAACAATAGGAGACCAAACTTCGTCGCAAGCTGCAGGCGCTATTGCTCAATTAATGCCATCTGGTGTTATATTGCCATTTGGTGGTGGAACTGCGCCAACTGGTTGGCTGTTATGCGATGGTTCGGCAATTAGTCGTACAACCTACGCAAATTTGTTTGCGGCAATTGGCACTGCTCATGGCTATGGCGATAACTCTACAACTTTTAATTTACCTGATTTTCGTGGGCGATTTATGCGTGGCGTAGACGGAACAGCAGGCAGAGATCCAGATAAAACAGCAAGAACTGCCGCTGCAACTGGTGGTAATACTGGCAATAATGTTGGTAGTATACAGACTAACGCTACTGCTAAAAATGGTTTGACAGCAACAGCTGGATCTTCATCTGTTTCCGGTACAACAAATATTGGTCATAGTCACGGTGCAAGTTCTGTGTCTGGATCAACAGATTCTAGCGGAAACCACGGTCATACTGGCGGAACTATTGTTATGAATGGATTGATTTTAGGGTTTGGCAATAATCCCGTGAACGATGGTGGCGGCAATGGTGTTTATTCTCCGCCAGTAAGTTATGGGTCAAGCCAGCTCGGTAATCGTGTCGATACATACGGTTCATCAAATCACTCACATGGATCTTCATATACAGCTGGCGGCCAATCATTAGGGACATCAAACATTTCATTAGCATCTGGCTCTGCAACTGCTCAAAGTGTTACAGTGGGTAATGGTGATAATGAAACAAGACCTTTAAATATAAATGTTCACTATATTATTAAGGTGTAGAAAATGTCTAACAGTGCAATTTCTGGACTTACAATTATAGACTTTCCAGCAGGAATGATTATGCCATATGCCGGTACATCAACGCCGGCAGGTTGGTTGGAATGCAATGGTGCAGAAGTTGATGTCTCTGCATATCCAACTTTATCAGCGGCTCTTGGAACCACTTGGAATAATGCTAAAAATCCTCTAAC